GGGTTCTTGCGCCCGGTGACCGGGTTGGTCTTGGTGAGGTTCACGTGAGGCTCCTGTCTTGGGCGGCGGGTCGCTCTCCCACCGATGCAAGCATCGTACACCCGCTTAGCGTCCTTGAGTCAACCTCCCCGAAGATTCCGGCGCCAGTGCGGGTAGCCGATGCACGTCGTCAGGAATCGACGAGAACGACCGGCCCGGCGACCTCGATCCGGGCGGTGATCGCAGGGAAGCGCTCGCGGGCGGCAGCGAGCGCAGCGTCGAAGTCGAGGTCCGCGTCGAAGATGAAGTTGGCGTTGGAGTTGCCACGCTTGTCCTGGCTGTAGTCGTGCATCGCAAGCGCCGTCCAGCCGTCGCGGTGGTGCAGCAGGGCAGCCGACTGCGCGGTTGTGGACTTCGGGGGCAACTGTCCGTCGATGCGCTCGAACGGCCCCGCCCGGTTGTAGCCGAAGGTGCCCGAGTCGTCCCGGTAGTCGGGCTGCTTGCCGTTGGGCAGCCACAGGAAGTGGCCGAGGTGGGCGTCCCAGCACCCGAAGAACACGGCGATCATGTTGCGCCCCCCGGGCGCGGGTGATCGACTACCCACGCGACGCGCGCCATCTCGGCTCGGACGTGCGGCTCCGTGCACGCCTCCGGGCACTTGTCGCCGCCGTACTCGCCCTGACAACGGCAGCCGCACCCGTGGCACGAGCCGTGGTCGTCGGCCCGGCAGCGGAAGCAGCCGATGCAGCCGTAGAGCCCCGGCAGGCCCTCGTCCATCGCGACCAGCGCCGTCGTGTAGTCGTAGTCGGCGACGACATGCTCGCCTTCCCAGCGCCACTGCGGCGGCTGGATCTGCGGCTTGCCGTCGGCGTCGCGGTGGGTATCGTGCTCGACCTCGTTCCGCGCCCGGATGCGGCTCTCCTCCCGGCCGACGCGGTCGGCGAGCGCGGCGAGATCGGCGTCGGCGTCGCGGTCTTCGTCGACCGTCTCCCACAGCCTGCCGGTCTGGATCTTGATGAGCACGTCGAGGAACGCCGCGAGCAGGTGCACCGGGCAGTAATCCCATGTCTCGGTCGGCTCGGGGCCACCCTGCACGTGTAGGCGCCACGGCGCGGAGGCCCGACAGTGCTCGGCGGTTTCGCACGTCGTCGGCTCGACGATGGCCTCGACCATGACGGTGATGTCGTCGAAATGGTCCGAGATCAGGTGCACGCGCGGATCGTCGGGGTCGTTGAGGTCTGATGCCGACGGGCACGCCGCCGCATGCTGTTCGTCGAGCGACGTGCCCGTCGGCGGGGTCACGGCTGCTTCGCGGACGTCGGCGGGTGCACCTTGCCGACCTCGGTGTAGCCGAGCGGTTGCACGTTGTTGAACGCTGGGCCCGGCTCGGAGTAGATGAGCATCTGCTGGCCTTGGCCGGTCGTCCATTCGAGGTACTTGCCGGTGTTCGCGTCCTGGGCGTAGTAACGCTGGCAGTCACCGCCGGAGTAGAACGCCGCATCGACCGACGGGTCCTGGATGAGCAGGTTGCCATCACTGTCGTCGCGCACGTGCTGTGTAGGCGTGAGCGAGACGCAGTACGACACGGGCAGGCCGCGCGTCACGTAGTAGCCGACCGGATCCCCATTGACGTTGCGCAGGTAGCTCTTGCGGCTCATCGGATGCCGTCCTCTCGTACCTTGCTCTCGGCATTCTCGACCATCACATCTCCCGGTGACGCTGGCCGCGAAGGTACTGCGCGATGACCTCGCCAGTGCTCTCGTTGACGACGCGCTGAACCTGCCGAGAGGTGTGCGACATCGCCATGCCTCTACGTCGGGCGGCGTTCTTGCTCAGCCCACGCGGAGCCAAGTCGTCGTTGCGGAAACCGCCCCACGTCGGGTCGTAGCGCTCGACGCGAAACGTGTCAGCCACGGCCGGGGCTCAACTCGCGGATACGAGCGACCCCGTGCGTGCCGCCCGGCCCGAGCCGGGCATGGTTGGCGCGCAACTTCGCCGTGCACGGGGTACACGCACGTAGGGTGATCCACTCGTGGGTACCGGCCTGATAGATGACTACCTCGTAGACCTGCTGCCGTTCGCAGCCGACAAAGATCCGAGAGTGGCAGTCGCCCTCGCGGCCCTCATCACGAACTGGGCGCGGGCTCTCCGGCGTAGTGTGCGGCGGCAGTTGGTAGTCGTGGTCGAACAAGCCCGGGCCGCACGAGCCGGTGCCTTGCTGTTCGAGAACGTCTCTCATCGCCCCACGACCATGCGTGCGGACTCTGGGTGCGTCTCGTACGGGGGCCACGGCAGCCGCGCCACCGCGTCGAGGCGGAGCGACGGTGACATCACCTCGCCGTAGACCTCCACCTCCATCCGGGCGGACCGGAGCAGGCAGCGCACCCAGTCCTGGGTCGTCCGCCTCATGACTGCTCGGTCTCAGCGGGCGGTGGCTGTCCGGTGCGCTCCTGTTTGGTGACGAGGCGCCGAACCGCGCGCCCGAGGATCTCGTCGTCGACGTTGAGCGGCTCGCCGTCACTGCGGGCTTTGGTTCGGGCTTCGGCTTCACGCAGATGGTCGTAATCGTTCATGACGAACGGCCCGTCGGCGTAGCCGAGCGCGGCGAGCAGTGGTCGCAAGGCCCGCCACCCACCGACCGGCACGTGCTGCATCCGACAGAAGTCGTGGACGCCGAACATCCGATCGAGTGGAAGCACGCAGTGCCCGAGGTTCGGGAAGATCAGCCACCGGCGCCCCCGGTGCTCGGCGATGACAGTCACGTAGCGGGTGCCGTCCCCGGGTGCGTAGACGACTTCGCGGTTGCCCTCGCGCAGTCCGTACGCGGCGAGTACCGGGTCGGCGACCTCATGCGCCCAGTCGGTCAGCCACGCACGTTCGGCAAGAGAGCCTGGCGGGAACGGCGTCGGAGTCATGCGGGCGGTCCTTGCTCGCCGCCTGGCACGGAGCGCACACCAGACGCCTTCCGGGCGGGCTCAGAAGGCTCCGTTGACTGCCCGGCGAGTTCTTCGGCCACGGTCGCCGCGCCGATCGGCACGACACCGTCCGGGGTGATCTCGTGGCTGGCGCGGTCCTCGACCGGCAGGCCGAGGGAGAGTCTCTGCATGGCGGCTTCGGCGTCGAACATGAGCGCCCGCAGGACGCTCGCTTCCTCGGCGGTGGTGAACGACGCGTCGACGGTCACCCGGTGGCGGCTTGCCGTGACGGCGGCGGCGCGGTTCTTCGCGGCACGCTCGCTCGTGTACCAGCGCACGACGGTGCCGTCGGAGATGGTCGGGGTGACAGTGACGATCATCCTTTGATGACCTCCCAGCCTCCGCAGCGATTGCCGTTGACGTCCATGAGCACCGCGCGGGTGCCGACGACCGCGCCAGCGGCGTCGACCTGCTCGGCGGCTTCGCGGAGCAGGCGCGCGGTTTCGGCGGCCGGGTCGTCGAACGCGGCACCGGACATCTTGAGAGACAGGACGAACTGCATGATGGCTCCGAAGCGTAGGGCCGGTCAGCGACCGCTTGGCGCGTCAGCCGTCGACGAGTCGCGGATCTCTAGCAGGCGGTGCAGGGCGACAATCGGCGCCGTGTCCAGTGGCAGGTCGATCGCGTGCATGGTGAACCCGTCCTCGCCGGGCTCCCAGGAGATCTCGTGCCCGCACGGGGCGAACCGGGCGGTGGTGCGGACCGGCTCCTGCTTGGCGATCGTGCCGGGCACTTCGAGGATCGGGCCGCCCGGCCAGGCAGGCGCGGTCTCGACGACGTCGCGGTACTCGGTGTCGATCTGCCAGGACTCGACGAGTCGCTCGCAGTCGTCGGCCGGGCACAGCGCGTAGGTACGGGTGAGGCCAAGCGCCCTGCTCGCGCGCTCAACCGCTGCCTTCGCGGCCGGGTCCTCGGCAATGACGCGGTCGGCGATCCGGTTGACGCCGTGCCAGACCGACGTGTGGTGCATCCCGAACACACGGCCCAACGCGGGCAGTGACAGGTTCGTGCGGACTCGGCACAGGTACATCGCGACGTGCCGAGCCCATACGAGGCCAGCCATCCGTCGGTCGCCGGTGATGTCGGCCGGGGTGAAGCCGAAGGTCTCGGCGGTCACTTGGATGATGCGCTCGGCCTGGATCTCCCCGGCGGTGGCCTCGGGCTCGGCGGGTGTGCAGCAGCCGTCGCCGGTGTGCTCATGCACCGGATTGCTCGCGTTCCTGCCACTCACGCATCCTGCCTTCCGGTCCGAGTTCGTAGAGCCGCTTGCACTCGGGACAGACCGGGAACTGCTTGGGATCACGGGTCGGCACCCACACTTTGCCGCAGAGCGCGACGACGGGCTCGCCGGTCAGCGCGGACTCGGTGGCTTTGCTCTTGTCGACGTAGTGCGCGAACCGTTCGTGGTCGCCGTCGTCGAGTCGGTAGTCGGGCTTGCCGGTGGTGGTCGTGCCGTGCTCGGTCAGGGTCTCCGTTGTCATGGGCGCATCACGTCCAGTGCCATGAGGCGGGCCGTAAGGCCCTCCCACTCGTCGAGGGTGGCGGCCAGCAGTCCCAGTCCGCCGGACACGTGCTGGAACCCGGCCTCGTGCAACTTCGCGCGCACAGTCTCCCATCGTTGCTCCCGCGCCGCCTGCTCATCGCGCTTCTCCTGCGCGGCTACACATGCCTGCGCATAGGTCGCCGGGGTGTAGAGCCGCGACGGGCTCCCGACCCTGACGATCTCGCCATCGGTGACGAGCCGCTGGATCGCGCGGGTCACCCGACCTTGGAAGGTGCGGCCGGGATGGTAGGGGCCGGTGTATCCCAGTTGCGCCATGACGCGGCGTTCGACGTCGGCCGAGTGGACATGACCGCGCTCGGCGATCGTGTCGGTCAGGCACAGCCGGGCAGCGTCGAGCACGTTCTCCCACGGCTCGTCATAGAGCGGGTGCGTCACGACTCGTCCATCCCTCGCACCCAGCCGATCACGTCGGGCCAGCGCTTCGACGGGATCGCGTTGTCGATCCCTGCGATGCGACCAGCCTCGTGCATGTTGTGCCGCTTGGCACTGAGGTTGCGCTGGGCAGCCCGAAGCGCCTCGATGGCCTCGGCGACACCTGCCTCGGCCTCACGGAAGTCACGCACGGCGGTGACGAGCGGGCCCGTCGTGGCGACCGTCGGTTTGTCACCAACCGTCCAGCCCTTCGGGTAGGTCGCCCCGCAGTTGTTGACCGCGCAGTAGCGCTCGGGGATCGAGCCGTCGGCGATCGGCGCGTCGAACCACCGGTGAATGTGCCGGTCCGTGGTGGCGGTCATGTCGTTGCTCCTGCTCGCTCCTGCTCCCGCCGAGTGGCGAGGTCGTCGTAGAAGTCGGCGCGGTTGTGCTCTTGCGCCGCTATCTCCTCGTGCCGCCGTGCATCCTCGCGCGCACTCTTCGCCATCTTGCGCAGGACAGCGGGCGGAGCCGGGTGCGGGAATCTCGCCTCGGCGCGAAAGTAGGGCGGTGCCGGGTCGTACGTCACAGCCACATCACAGCCAATAGTTGGTCGACCTCGGCTCCGAGCCGGTGGACGATGCCCATGACGTCCTCGCCGGTGCGAGCGGCAAGCCAGATCGCCATGCCGTACGCGACGTCGAAGCCGGCGCGCTCGACGCGGGTCGTTGCGTGCTTGCGGTCGGTGACGAGTTGGCGCATGAGCCGCGCCTCGACGTCGGGCACTTGCAGGGCGTGGCTCACTTCGGTTCCCCCGTCGTCCAGTCGCGGCCGGTACGGGCCTCGTAGCGCTCCTCAACCTCGTCGAGTACCTGCCAGGCGATCCAGGCGAGCACGGACCCGGCGGTCAGGATGCCCAGCGCGGCGATCATGTCTCCTCACAGTCATGGCCGTAGGCCCACTCGTTCGGGTCGTCGTCGGTCGTCCATTCGCGCTTGCACTCCGGGCAGCGGTAAGCAACGGTCGTCATGCGGGACTCCTGTCCCTGACTGGGTCAGCGCGGTGACCACAGTCCTCCGCCGGACCGTTGCAGGTTGCGCAGGTCGACTGTCGCAGGTAGACCCCGTTGACCTCGATGAGTTCCACCCAGCGTTCGGTCGCCAGTCCCGCGTCATGCACCATCGGCCAGCGATCGCTGTCCAGCGTCACCGAGCCGGGCAGGTGGCCGCTGGCGAAGATCGCCGGGATCTCCCCGGCGCGCAGCAAGTGCAGCGGCTCGCTGATCGTCGTGTAGGACGTCCAGCGACGACTGCCGCGACGGCGGACCTCGAAGGGGCGGCGCGTGCTCATCGCCCCATCGCCTCCGTCACGGTCTTCGCCGTCCAGAAACAGTCGCGTTCGACGACCCACTGCAATGTTCCGGTGCCGACGAGGCCCTGGGTGTTACCGGTCGGCGTGTACGAGCCGGACGGCCGGACCTCCTCCAACTCGGGCAGGAAGATCGAGCCCCACTCGCCGTCCGGGCACATCGGCGAGCGGACGATACCGAACGCCATGCCGGTCTCCCAGTCGGCTTCGGTGATCCACCAGTCGAAGCCGCCGACGAAGTAGTGCACGTGCACCGCCTGGCCGAATGGATCGTCGCTGTCGGCGGTCGAGTGCAGCGCTGGCACCTTCGTGCGGACGTCTTTCGGCGGGTAGAAGTTGTGGCCGCGCGTGCGGCGCTGGGTCTCGGCTGGCAGCGTCATGACGCGCGCTCCACCTTGGCGCGTAGCGTGCTGCCGTCGGTGCCGTGCCACACGCGGGTGTAGACGTCGCCTTCGCGATGTGGCTGGGCGCCGTGGAAGATGATGCCAGCGGTGCGGGCGGCTTCGCGGACGACGGCTTCGCTCGCTCGGATACCGGCGTTGAACACGCGCCGGGTCTCCTCGTGGACGGGCATGGGCTCATCATCGGCGGTGACGGTGACAAGAATGCTCATGGTCAGTGCTCCTGTCTGCGCGGGTCGCTCTCCCGCGTCCGGCTCATCGTACACCCGCTTAGCATGGTCCCGTCAAGGAAGCGCCCAAACAGCCGGGCCGCGCGTCGCGACCAGCCAGACGCCCCGCTTGTAGATCCGGTCATAGACCCGCCACTCGTAGTAACGGCAGCCGTCTAGTGGCCCCCAGGGGCGCTGGCGGTGGATCTTGTGACCTTCGCCCAGGCTGACCTGCCATAGATCCCAGGCGGGCACGTCCGGGTGCAGTGCGCCGGACAACTGCCACGCCCAGTGCGGGTTCTCCGCCAGGCAAACGTAGGGCGCCCGCCAGCCAGGCGAGGAGACCGTCGGCGCCCGGCCGGGGACGAGCCCGAGGCGCTCGATCGAGGCGCGACGCGACGTCGGCGACCAGTGGTAGAGCGGCGGGTGTGGTCTCACCGAGGCGCCGCCAGGCAGACGAGGACCCGACCGGTGCCCTTGCACGGCGTGCACTGCCGCCGCTTGAGCGCCACGAGAGCGTCGGCGGGCCAGCGCCACCACGGCGCGCGCATCCGGCGCAGGTGGCGCACTCCGACGATCTGGAACCAGCCTTTGCCCTGGCAGTCCTCGCATGACAACGTCCAGTAGCCGTCGACGACCTTCACCGCAGCAGTGTCAGCACGACGGCCGTCGCGGCGGTCAGCGCGAGAACCTGCACCGATTGCCGGTTGTCCCGGGTGACCCACGCGACGCGGGCGAGCACGAGCAGGAGGATCGTGCACGCGAGCCATGCCCTCACGACGTCATCGCCTGGTCACGTTGCTCAGCCGCCGCCTTCCCGGCACAGTTTCAGCACGGCGAGGACCTGCTCGCGGCGGACACGCACGTGGCAGGTCCGCCACCGACCGGACGCCGGGTCGACGATCTCGCCCTCGATCCAGACCTCGCCGCGCATCCCAACGTCGAACATGAGGGTCTCGCGCACCTCGTCGGGGACGCGGCCGGTGCCGAAGATCGCCTTGATCCACTCCGGCGCGGTCTCGCGCTCGGCCTGGTCGACCTCGATCCGGGTGATCGAGCGGCCCATGCTCGTGCGGGGCTCGACGATCATCGGGTGCCCGCCTCCCCGGCTGCGAACCGGCCGATCGCAGCGCGCTGGCTGTAGCGCGGGTCGGCCTCGGCGATCGCGCAGCGCTTCGCGTGCTCGGCGAGCGAGCGGCGGTCCCACGGGCCGTAGGAGTCGTTGCGGGCGGCCACCTCGAACGCGATGTCGGAGCGGTAGCGCTTGAACGTCTCAGCGGCGTAGAGCCGCTCGAACTCGCGCCGCTCCCAGGCCTGGCGGATGACCGGGTCGCAGCAGATGACGCCGTCACTGCCCTCGATCTCGACCCACGCGTGCGGGTTGACCGGCGGCAGCGGGAGCCCGTGCATCTCCGGCCAGTGGCGCATGCCCTCGGCCCGATCCGGGTGCAACAGGCCGTGCACGAGGAACATGCGGCGGCCGAACCGGTCGAGGTTGTACAGCACGAACTCCATCGCGAGGGTGTAGCACTGCCCGGCGCGCTCGGCGAGATCCTCCGAGCCCGGCCACATCGCGAGCACCGTCGGCGGCGTCACAGTGGGACCAACTCGGAGACGACGACGGTTGTTGTGATGCGGTGATCGAGCAATGGAGCGTAGACGGCGACGTCCTCGCTGACGGCGAACGTGCGCGCCTTGTCTTCGACAGTGAACCGGCGCGAGCGCTCGGGCGCGTCCGGCGGGAACCACACAACGACCCATTCCTCGACGGTCGTCACGGCCTCGTCGGGGGTCATTGCGCTACCTCGACAAGCACTGGTGTCTCACAGGCGCCATCGGTGCCGACCTTGACGGTGAAGGCGCGCAGCGCTGCCCACCCGAGCGGCTCGTGGCGGGTCAGTCGCTTGTGCATGCGAAGCGCGCAGTTCGCGGCGGTCGCCTGACTGCGATGCGTATGTCCGCAGATCTCGCCGGGGAGCGCAACGACGGTCGTCGGGGTCACGGCGGCGGCAAAGTAGGCGCGACCCATGCCGGTGACGGTCGGCTTCTCGATCATGACGACGGCCACCCCTTCCAGCCGTCGGCGGCGCCCTTATCTAGCGCTTCCTGGGGCGTGAGGCCCTGCCGCGTGAGCCAGCCACCTTCGCCTTTGCTGCGCATGACGATGGCCCTCACGCCGACAGCGCGCGCAACGCGGACGGCCTCGATGGTGACGTCGTCGCTGGTCGTGATGTCCGGCGTCGGGATGACAAGCCCGGGGATCGCTGTCTCGGTAGCGTGACTCAGCAGGATCGCGTACTCGTAGCGGGTGGTCATCGGCGTGCCTTCCGCCACAGCCAGCGCAGCAGGGTGAACAGCCCGGGGACTTCGGGCTTCGTCGGTATCGGCTCCCAGTCGGATGCCCTCTCGTTGCGCATCTCCCACCGCGACTTGTCGCAGGTCCGCTGCCGACTCTTTACGTGCTCTGCGGCAACGAGTAGCGCGGCACGGACCTTGTTGTCCGGCGTACCCACGGAGGCGCAGGTGAGCCAGCCGTGCATCTCGTGGAAGGCGTCAGCGTTGCCGTCCATGTACGCCTCACCAAGTGAGAGGTAGAACGGCTTGTCGTCAAGTTCGGCTGTCATCATGTGCGGGCTCCAAATCGGTCGCGCAGGAACGTGACCACGAGCGTCCACGTCTCCTCGCTGGCGGTGACGCGCTTACCACGGCGGCGGGACAGTTCGGCGAGGGCGCAGCGGCGCACCTCGTCACAGACGGCGCCGTCTCGCAGGGTGACGTGGTGGTTTCCCGCGTTGACGATGATCTGCTCAAGGTCGGTCGCCTTCGCCTCGCGGGCGGCCTGGTCGGCCCAGCGGTTAGCCATTCGACGGTCCCACATTGAACTCGAACGAGAACGGCGCAGCCATGTCGCCAGGGAGTGGCTTCATGCGTGATCCGGGCGGCGCGCCGACGTCGCCCGTGTGGCTGTGGCCGACTGCGCGTGCGCCCTGCCGGTCCCGGCACTCGTCGCAGTAGCCGTCTTCCTGTGTGGCTCGGTTCGAGCAGGCGATGTGGCAGCGGCACAGCAGCCGCTCGTCGACGATCACGGTGTGCTCGCGTCGCGGGCTGCGTCGTATGCGCGACCTCTTGTGCCGAGGGCACGTTCGACCGCCGACCGTGCTTGGTCGTAGGAGAACTCGATCTCCTGCCACGCGGCGCGCTGTTTGATCGCCGCTTCGAGGGCGTCGAGTCGTCGCAGGATGACTGCGGTCTGACCGTCCACGTCAGTCACCCACCGAATAGGCGCGGACCTCGTAGACCTCGCGCTGCGTCTCATCCTCGACGCGCTCGTTCTCGACGGACACGACCGTCAGGTCGTCGAATGAGATCTCGTCTTCCTGCAAGGCTTCCCGGGCCTCGTCCATGAACTCGGCAGCGCCGAGGGTGTCGAGCGCATCCTCGGCGGTCAGCACTTCGCCATGCTCGGCGTGCAGAACGCCGCTTGCGCAGCGCATTGCCCACGCCTTCCGTGGCTGCCAATCCGGGTCCACGTTGTCAAACGTCGACCCCCAGGCTCCGTCCGGCATGTTGCTCATCGGCGGCTCATGCAGCGCATATCGGCTGCCATTTCGGCCAGCGTGATTCGCTCGACGGCCACACTGCTCTGGGCATCTCCGGTTGCCGTCATGACTCCCTCCCGTGGGCCTGCTCGTGCAGTCGGTCCAGGTCCCACGGTCCAGTCTGGCGACCGTCGACGGTGACCCAGGTGAAGCCGTACTTGCGGACGACCTCGGCGTGAATGTCATGGTGGGCTATCAGGTGCCAGGCGAGGCGGGGTGTGAACCGGTCGAACGCCTGCCGCGTGGCGCGGGCGTTGTTGGTGATGCGCTGGTCTGAGCCGAGCGCACGGAGGACCGACTTGCGCAGCCGCTCGATCTCGCGCTCGGCGAACTTCACGCGCACGTCGGCGCCGGGCATGTCGGGGATCTCGCGGGCGGTCTGCTCGCGGAACCATGCCGTGTCCTTGCCCCGTGTCGGACCGGAGCGGCGGGCGCGGGCGGTTCTCACTCCGCACCGCCGATCAGCAGGGCCCGGATAGCGGCCTCGCCGCGCGCGGACAGGCCGTCATCGGCAGTTCTGCCCGTACCGACGAGGTCTCCGATACGGGAGCCGTCCTGGTTGACGACGATCGACGCGAACACGGCGCGCGGGGCATTCGCAGACAGTCTCCCCGCTTGGCCTTCGACGATGACCTCGTATCGGCCGCGCCAGCCGGACTTCCAGGCGCGGTAGCCAGCGGCGCGCAGGTCGGCGATCAGTTGTCCGACGGGCGTGAGTGCGGTGGTCATCCTGTCCTCCTGTGGTGGCCGGTCGCTCTCCGGTCCCACGTAGCGTATACCCGCTTAGCGTCGGCGTGCAAGCCGAACGCCCGGGTTGCCGATATCCGCGCCCCGGCGGGTCCGCAATCAGCAGATCTGAACGCGCGGGTAGGTCACCGGTTCTGCTGCCGCGACTTGCGCGCCGCCTTGTTCGCGGCGCGGCGCTTCTCGATGCTGCGCATCTGCTGGACGGTTCGTGACAGCGCCTCGATCGTCTCCCGATCACCGATGACCTCGACGACGTCGGAGGGCTTCTCGTGCGGCTTGAGGTCTGCCAGGGCTTCCGCCATCGTCGGGTAGACCTGACCGGTGTTGATGTTCATCACTTCTCCGTCTCTTTGTAGCCGCGCCACTCGCGGACCTCGTTGGGCTTCATCGGTTGGCCGGGCTTCATCGCGACGGCCAACTCGTCGGGCAGCACGCCTTCGGCGTACAACTGCCGAGTGATCGCGCCCTCGTCGGAGCCGGTGATGATGTAGACGACGGTGCCCGCGAGCGCCGGGTCGAGGTCGCCGAGATCCACCCGGATCGGGTCGCCCGCGCGCATCCGCTCGATGTTGTGGTCGGTGATGCCGAGCAAGATGCCGGTCTTGCCGGACTTCATCGTCATCCGCGCCTTGATCATGGCACCACGTACTCGGCTGGCAGAAGATCGTCGATGCGGCCGACGATCTCGGCGGCTTCGGCGACGAGCCCGGCGACCGCCGACGGGACCTCGTGCGGCTCATCCGATACATCAGCGAGTTCGGGTCGCTGTAGCCGGACGCTCTCGTACAGGACGAAGTGGCGGCGCTGGGTGACGAGCAGGGCACCGCGCGACTGCGGCAACGGCGCATAGCGTGCCTCGCATTCGCCGGGCTCGTCGACGTTCTCGGCGGCGCAGCAGTTCGGGCGCTGGCAGTGCCGCCACCGCGACGTCGTGCCGTTGTCGTGCCGGTCCGACGTGCCGCCGCACATGCACGTGCGCCACTCGCCCCAGTCGTGCCCCTGGGCCGTGCAGAACCGCGTGGCGGTGCATGTCTTGCACAGCAGGATCTCGGCGCCGTCGGGTTCGGTGAGGGTCCAGCCCCAGTTGTCTTCGTTCGCGTCCTCATCGGTGTCGCCGTCGCCGGTCGGCGGCAGCCCGATCAGGTACATCAGCGCTTCGGTGCGGTCCTTGAAGTGCGGCATGCCGTCGAAATCGCCGTCCTGCCAGCCGTCGCCGCAGTCGTCGCACTTCGCGGTACAGCAGGCCACCTCGGTGATTGGCACTACTCGGCCCTCCTTGACTGTCTGGTCTTCATCGGTGACCCCCGATCACGATGCGCGGCTTGAGTGGCGGCCGGATGGCGTCGCGGATCTGTCCGCGCAATGTTGGCGGGACGTCGAGCATGCCCAGTCGGATGAGACTGCTGCTCGCGTCGAAGGCCATCCACTGACCGGTCAGCGGCATGTAGTCGATACGGGTGACGACCCGCTGGCACCACACGAAGAACTCGCTCGGTTCGAGCACCGCGACGACGCGCGCCTGAACCTTCACGAGTCGTCGCGGTGATGGCTCACGACCTCGGCGATCGAGGAACAGAGGACGAACCCGAAGCCGGTGCCGACAATCACGGCGCCGCCGAGTGTGTGGCCGACGAGCATCCCGACGGACATGACGCCGATGCCGAGCAGTATTCCGATCGTGGTCATCGGCGGTCCCAGGGCAGCGGTCGGAAGCGGTGCAGGGCGGCGCGCTCGTTGAGTCGAGTGACCGCCTCGTCGCATTCGCGCGCGGCTTTCGCAACAACAGGGTCCTCTTCCTCCAACCGGCGCAGCGACTCGGTGAGCGTCACCCACTCGCCGGTCACGGGAACCTCGCGACGAGGTCGGACATGAGCGGGGAACGGAACACGTGCCAGGCGCCGTCGCCGCCCGCACAGACGGCCGAGCCGGCGAACACCCAGCCGGACGGGCCGTTGATCGGCTGGCCGGTGCCGAACAGACGCAGGCGCATCTTCTCCCCGGGCACCGGCATGCGGTGCTCGATCCAGACGGTCGGCGCCACGTCGTCCGGCCGCTGCGCGGCGACGAGGCGCACCGTGCCGACCGCACGTCGATCTCGGCTTCCACGCCGAACGCGTACTTGTAGATGATCGTCGTCATCGTCACAGCCCGAACAGGTTGCGGATGAAGTCGCCGTCGTCGGGCGGGACGAACAAGAACGCGCTCGGGTCGTGCGCCCACGTGCTCTTGCGGCGCTCGCCGGAGTAGTCGACGAGGTTCGCGGTCAGGTTCTCCGGGTCGTGATCCGGGCAGGGCGACTCGTCGACGTGATGCGGGCACAGGTCAAGCCACACGCCGTCGCTGTCGCGTAGCACCGTCATCGGCGCGCTGCACAGCACGACGTGCTCCTCGGCCTTGACGAGCGCGGTCACGACTGCGTCACCGGCCCCATGATGACGACCGGGAACTTGAGGTGCTCCATATCGTCGGGCTCCATTCCACTGCACTCATCGCAGCGGTACGGTCCGTCTCTGGCGACCTCGCCTTGCCACGGACTGTCGAAGAACACGTCCTCGTGCTCGGCGTACGGACCGGTCAGGGTGATGAGGAACGGTTGGCCGCCGTTATCGACGCCGACCGCGACCGGGTGTACGCCGGACTCGTTGAGCCCGTCAAGATGTGCGCGCAACGCATCCTCGTCTTCGAGGATCATCCGGTGCGGCAGGACGACGTCAGGCATCCCAGCCCCACGACGTGCTGCCGTCGAACTTGTCCGGCCCGGCCTGCTGGTCGATGTAGACCATGTGCGTCGCGAACCGCGCGAACGCGATGCCGAGCAACGCACCGACGATGCCGAAGAACACCCGCTGCCATACCGCGTAGGTGTGGTCGGCGTAGACCGCGATGCCGACATGGACGAGCGCGAGCCCGGCGAGTAACAGCGCGGTAAGCGCGTCGATCATCATGCCCCAGTGCGAGTAGCGCGGCGAGCGGAAACGCGGGCGCTGCAAGGCGGTGATCCACTCGACGCGGTTGCCCTGCTCGTCGTAGCCGAGGTGCATGTGGTCGTCGACGAGTTTGCCGAACTCGTCGCGCTGGATCCCGTGCAGGCAGCGCACACCTTCGAGGGTGCGCGGGCAATCGTAGGCACCCTTCGATGCGCCGACCGGTTCGAGCAGCGCACGCAGCCGTTTCGGCACGGTCGACGAGGCGGGCGGGAGCGGCGGGGTGTCCTCGACGGGCATGGGTCCAGTGTCCGCGTAGTCGGCCTGTTCGTGGAGCATCACGGCCAGTTCGCGCGCCGCGTCCGGGGAAAGCACCACGGCGCCGGGTCGGTTGCCGGTGAGGGTGAGCGACACGCACGCGTTGCCGTGGGCAACGCTGGCCCGGCCGCCGAACAGCGCGTCGACGTCTAGCACGCCGCCCGCTCGGCCTCGGTGAGCGACGCCCAGCACTTGCCCTTGACACCGCCGACCGGCGTGCCGGGTTCGAGCGGCGCGGCCATCCGGCGCACGTGCAGCGCCTTCGCGCGCTTGACGGCTCCGTCGGCGGTGAGCGCCCGGCGCGCGTTGCACGAGCAGCCGGGCACTGCCATCTCCGCCTGCCACGGCCGGTGCGGGCGACGGATAAGCCTTACGCGGCGCCATAAGGCTTGCCGGTAAGCCTTACGGGACGAGCGGACCGTGACCGGATGGATCGTGTCGACGGTCACTCGGCCGGTAAGCGCCCGCCACAGCAGTTCCCGCGTCGGCCACCACTTGTGGGTCCACCACCCGATCCGGTAGGCGGTGGTCGGCGGGTTCAGTGAGCCCCGTTCGACGCCGAGCACCACGAGGCCGTCGTCGCGTCGGCGTTGCAGGGTGTTCTCGATCGCGACGCGCTGGCCGAGGTTCCTCGGCTCCATCTCCTCGACGTAGCGCTGAATGTCCGGGTCGATCCGGCCGTGCGTCGGGTCCCTCAATCGACGGCCCTCCCACCCTGGCCGGGCCTGCCGCGCGCCACGCCGGAGCCGGAAGCCGCCGCCCGCTCGCGGGCCCGACGTCTTGCGTCCTGCCAGTCGGTGTAGCCGTCGTAGAGCCGTTCCTTCTCCCACGCCCGGCGCCGGTAGTCGGCGTTGCGCAGCGGTGCGAGCAGGCACACCCACAGCGCGCCGTTCGCGCCGCACAGCAGACCGGCGATCGCGGCGGCGGTCATGCCGTCTGCTCGCGGGCCTTCGCCGTAACCTCGTCGTCGTGCCACGGGTCCAGGCAGAGGTTGACCTCGCCGCCGTCGGCTTGCATGGCCGGATGCAGGTTCGGCGCCTTCGAGTCGCAGCGTGGACAGCGCGGCGGTTTCGACAGGAGCCCGGCGAGCGGCACGTCCGGTAGGGAGCCGACCCGGTAGATCGTCGCGGGCATGTCGGTCGACTCGTTGCCGTAGTGGTCGACGGCGACGACGCGGCACGAGTCGGAGGCACGCAGCACGTCAGCGTCGTCTTCCTCCATCCGCAGGAGCACGGTGACCTCAGCCATCGGAGCGCTCCCCGACACCGAGCCCGTGCGTGTCGACGAGTTCGACCTTGACCTCGCCGTGCTCGATCTCAGGATGCTCGGCGTTGAGGTGTTCGTGCAGGGCGGCGCCGAGTTCCCGGCTGGCCGGAGCGGCGATGCGCCGCTCCGGGTGGTGGCCGACCTCGACAACGAACGACTCGCCGCAGGTCGGGCAGGAAGTGACGACCGCGAGATCGAGCGGACCGTCGGCGAACTCGACCGGCTCGACCGGTGGTGGCGGCGGGACGCGCTGCCAGCCCGCTTCGCGCATCTCTTGCTCGTCGAGGGTCTCGATCGTGATGCCCAGGTTGTCGGGCAGCGCGAGCATCAGCGCCGCACCGGCTTCGGCGCGCAGCAGGTTGCCGAGACCGTCGAACTCCGAGGCGTCGACGGCGGCGGCTTCGCTGATGTGCAGCACGACGACCCGGCCCTGCATGTCGAGGGAACCGAGGACCTGGCGCGCGGTCTCGGTCATCAGCGCCCGCCAGTTGTCCGGCAGAGCCTCCCACAACGTCTGCGTCTCTTCCGGCACGCGCAGGTCGAAATCGGGCGCGAGGCGCTGGTAGGTGTCGTGGAACAGCCGCGCGACGGTAACGGCGGCGCGGTCCACCCGGGTCGGCTCGACGATGCGCAGCCCGTCGTCGAGGATGGCGTCGACCGCGAGGCGCGCGACGTGGGCGGCATACGTCGCGCACTTGCCGACGTGCCCGCACTCATCCGGAGCCGGGTGCCCGCCGACGACAGGCCCGAGCGCGGTCGCGACGGTCTTCCAGGCGATCCAGCGCGGCTGCTGCGACTGGCGCGGGTCGGCGGGCACCCATTCGCGCTCCGGCTCGCCTTCGGTTTGCTCGCGGATGATCGCGGGCTCACGGAACGCGGCGGTCGCATGGTCGGTGTCGATGAGGTACTCGACGGCGACGATCTGTTCGCGGACCTGCGGCGGCCAGGTCTGCGGTGGCTCACCTTCGGCGATGGCGAAGCCGTGCGAGTTCGCCCACGTGCGCGGGTCGACCCACTTGCCGTCGGCGGCCTTGATCGCGAGCGCGTTGAGCGCCCGCACGCCAGGGGTGACGTCGAAGGTGGTGCCGTCGAGCGGGCCGCCTTCGCACGTGACCGTGACAGTGTCCGTCGTCTCCGTCATGGCGAGCAGACTAGAGCCCACGGAGCCGCTAGTGGCGCGTCACTCCGCGACGTCGGTTGATCGTCGGCTGCGGGCTCGACGGGTCGATTCCCCGCTGCTTGCACTCCTGCTCCCAGGTGCGCAACAAGGCCGCGTACCGGCGTGCGTGGACGAACACGCGGGTCATCGGTGGACGGCGCCCGTTCTCGATCTTGCTCAGTGCGGTGTGGCCGATGCCGAGATGCTGCTCGACAGCGGTGGTGGTGATGCGCAGGGCTCGGCGCATGTTCTTCGCCTTACCGGAGGAGACCATCTCGGCGACGTAGCAGCGGTCATCCTCGGTCTCGCGACGGTACTGCTCGGCCTTCTCTCGCATCGCAGCGCGGGCGGCACGGCGTGCGACTATCGCCCGGCCGGTGTCACTCGCCAGGTAGCGGGCTCGGCGCCGCGCCGACTGGTCGGCGCGGCGCTGCGTGCAGCCGGGGCAGTCGGGGTCTGTCGTCACCCCGGGATGCAGGCGGTGTCGGTAGCGCCACAGACGGTTGTGCCCGGGCCACCAGTCCTCGTGGCCGTAGAGGCGGCGCAACGTCGACGGTGACGTGGTGAGCCTCCGCGCGGCCTCGACGACGCCGTACTCGCGGACGAGGCGGCGAACTTCGGTCCTGCTGATCTGGACACCGCCGCCGGTGCACCATGTGGTGCTGTGCGGGCGGTGGTGCGGGCGGAGCGCGCCGGTCGCGAAGGTGCCGACCTCGCGGTGACAAGTCGGACACGAACGCATGCCGAGACGTTACGCCGTGACGCGCCTTCGGTGCCGCGTCATGTGGGACGGTGACGTCATGTGCACAGCAACAACCACCGTCAGCCCATACACCGGGCACGGCCATCTCGTCTCCGGGCTCAGCGACAAAGGCTGGGACAAGCCGGACGCCGTCGCCCGGTGCGGCGGGGTCGGGATCTGCCCCTCGTGCTCGACGGATGCCGCGCGCATCAAGATGGCGACCCGGGAGAGCCCCGAGCCGGGCCAGCCGCATTCGATCGACTCGGACCCGGAGTTCTACTCCGGGCTCACCATGTGGGGGACAGCGGTCTCTGCGCAGGTCAGCGACACGACGGTCGTCCTGCATCCGACGAACAGCCTCCTCGACGTCGAGATGCCACACACCGACGCCCGACGCTTGCGCGACCTGCTCAACGTCGCGACCGCACGCGGGTACCTGTAGCCGTGGAGGTCCCCTACACCGGCACCCGGATCGACCCGCAGGACGGCGGCTTGGTCCACGTCTACGCCGATCCGGAGACAGGTGTGGTCGTGCTGGACGTGAACGACGCCTCCGGCGACGCCACGACGGTCCGGCTCGCGCCGGAAGAGGCGGCGATCCTCGCGGTGAACCTGCTGCGTGACCGCTCGATGCTCGTAAACGGTTCGGGATGAAGCAGCGCGTAGTGCTCGCGGCGACCGTTGCGATTGGCGGCGTCGCGATTGGTGTCGGTGTCGCCGCCTCGCAAGGTGGACCGGCGGTACGCACGACGGTTGCGGCCAGCGCCCCGCCGTCGAGCCTGCCGTCGAGCCTCGTGCTGCCACCGCGCTGGACCGCGACGCTGGACTACGTGATCGACGGTGATACGCAGCGGGTGATCGTCGACCTCGGTGGCGTCACCGGCTACAACGACCGGGCGTTGTGGAGTCATCTCGACGTCGTCGGCCACCGGTTGCTCGTCGACGTCGACGTCCGTGACGAAGGGATCAATGCCGCCGAGCACGACACCGCTGCCGGGAAGGCGGCGATCTCCTGGTCCAAGGCGTGGTTCCTGGTCAACCCTGGCCCGTACACGCTGACGACGACCGAGACCGATGCCGGGGCGTTCGACAAGTACGGCCGGTTCCTCGGCGTCATCACCGCGAAAGACGGCCGGACCTACAACGTCGACGCGGTGCATGCGGGCTACGCGTCCCCGTACGCCGGTACCGGGACGAAGCCGGTGCCGGGATATCCGCCGACACTGGCGCCAAATGTCAGCCCGGCATACGGCTGAGGTTGAGACATCAAGCAGATGGAGGGGCAGTGGCACTGACCTGGAACATGAAGTTCACCCGCGACAGCCAGGGCCGGGCGACGAAGGTCGTCGGCACCACGAAGGTGAACAGCCGACCGGCAAGCATGGAGATCACCCGCAAGCGGGTGCGCCTCTCGATCGAGGGCACGATCAGCGCTGCGACACCGGAGCGCCTCGCCGAGTTCGCGCAGGTCGCCGCCAACATGCAGAACGACATGGAGGCGCAGTTCGCCCGGGGCGGCGCCCCGCTGCCCGGGTGAGTCACGCCACCCTGTACGTGCGCTTCGCTGACGGCGCGGTCCGCTACGGCTGGTACGACGGCTCGAACGACGTCGTGCTCGCGCCGTTGTTCGACACGCCACAGGAGGTGTGGGCTCGCCGCCCGCAGACCGGCGCTCACGGTCACGGCGGCGAGCCGGTGCGGTTGGCAACCGACTACGGCGGTGGGTCGTCCTGGGACGGCCGGGCGACCCACGAGCACGTCATCGACGGCGGCGCGCAGGACTGGCCGGGCTACGAGGCGGGGCTGCCGACCTGGGCGCGTTACCCGGACAGCCGGTGAGGTGGTACTGGAAGTACCGCCGCTGGTTGCACCGCGATTGGAACTGGGGGAAGCGCCGCCCGCTCACGGGCTCCCATGACGTCGGCCGCTGGTCGGCGAGCGTCGACGTGACCGGATTGAACGTCCCGCAGGTCAAGGTCTACGGCGAAGGCGAGGACTACGCCTACGTCATGATCGGCTACGGCTCGCCGGGCAGCGATCCGGTGCTGCGCCTCGAAGTCGACCTTGAAGGCACCGCGCTCGGGCGGGCGATCGCATGGACGTGGTGGCGGGCCCGGCAGGCCCGGCACTGGGACTGGCGTCGTGAAGCGCCGCAGACTACTGCGGCGGCGGCAGAATCGACGGGTGAAGACGAGCCTGACGAACGAGGAACTCCGGTCGCTGAGTAAGCGACTGGAAGACACGTACGGCGACGACTCGATCCCGACGATCGAGACGCACTACCTGCGCGGCGAGCACGACGAGCCCGGCGCCCCGTTCCTGTGCGCGTACTCACGACCGTTGACGATGGGCCAGCATGACTGCCGGTACCGACGCCGGGACCCGGTCGTGATGTGGCTGCACGTGCACTTCACCGGCCACGGCTTGTCATTCGTCGGCGGCACGACCCCGGAGCGGGTGCTCGCCATGCTCGATGCCGGGACGTTGGAGCGCACGCCGGTGGGGGCGCGCTGATGAGCATCAGCCCCAAGCAGCGCGACGTGCTCGATCAACTGACGATCGCCGGTGCGTTGACTCTCGACGAGTTGAAGGCGCGGCTCGGCGCCGGTCACGGTGTGACCCAGGCGCTCGTTGCGCTCGTCCGCCGCCGGATGGTCGCAGTGACCGACGACGGCAAGTACCGGCGCACCCTGTGAGGTGTCCTGAAGTCCTCGGGCTCCCGTTCGACTCGGGTCCACTGCCGGAGCCGCGCTGCCCGGTGTGCGGCGGCTGGATCGTCCGGCCGGTGCCGCCGCCGGACAAGCGGATCACCTACGTGGTGAAGCGTGAGCGCTGGGTGAAGATCGGCATGACCGGCAACCCACCTGCCACGCCAGCGGCGGAGTCGCTCGCGGACGTGCTGCGCGACGTGCGCGCGTGGGCGCGGCAGGGCCCGTCGGCGGTCAACTGGTCGAACCCGGGTGGCGCGCCGCCGTGGGGCACGCTCGTCGAGTCCGGCAACCCGATCTGCCGTGGCTGCGGCGTGCGACTGCTCACTCTCGGCTTCAACTGGGTGGACGAGGTAACCGGTAGCCGGATCTGCGGCGGCGACCCGGGCACTGTGGATCAGTCCCACCAGTCCGGACCACCGCCGCCGTCCGCGCTGTCAGCGATCGACGCGACGCCTTAGTCGTCGAGCACGGCGTCGTCTACGGGCAGGCCGGTGAGACTGCGCAGCGTGCATGCGACGGCCTGCACGATCTCGCGCTTCGCATGGGCGCTCAGGTCGACACGGGTAGCGCTCGGCGCGGGCATGTAGTGCATCACGTCCCACTGACCCGGCATGTCCGGCACCGGGACGCCGTCGACGGTGAGACCGCCGTCCTTCCAGCGGACGAAGAACTTGCCGCGCGGGTGCACCGGCCGGAGGTAGCCCTGCCGGATGAGATGGCCGATCGTTGTTGACAGTGGTGCCTTCGTCACCTCATGGAGCGCAGCGACGGCGTCGTAGTACGCCTCCGCGCCGGAGCGCTGTGCGCCGGTCACGACCGCTTCGCCTTTGCCTTGTTCGGCGAGCCACGTGACGCCTTGGTGGATCGGCACCTCGCTCTTGTCGGCGTCGGGCCAGCCCAGTTGACGCAGCGTCTCGCGGGCGGACACGCACTCGTTCCAGAACCATGAGCGTTCGCGCAGCGCCCACTGTAGGTAGTCCTCGCCGGGCTCTGGTTTGATCTCGTCGCCGCCGGTGCCGACCTCGTAGTCCTCGGGGAACGGCGTCGAGGTGTCGTCGATCGTGAAGATCGTGCCGCCGTCGTCGAAGCCGATGCCAGGTGCGACGACCGCGCCGGACTCCTCGCGGCGCAGCCACATCGACGCGGGGCGGCCCTGAGCATCGGTCCACAGGGCCCACGTCCGATCGGCGTCCTCGACCATGACGCCCTGCCCACCGGCGACGCGTTCGAGCCGCAGTGCGTCCAGTTCGACGTGGCTGGGCGCCGAGCCGATGACCATCGAGCCGATCGTGAGATCAAGGCGGCCGATCGCGTCGAGCGCGGCCGGGTCTTCGGTGCCGTGCGAGGTGTGGACGTGGCCGGTCTTGCTGTCGTGCCCGGGGATCGCCACGTGCTCGTGAATGACGGTGACGACCCAGTCTCGGCCGCCCATGTAGTGAGCGTCGACCTTGCCGACGACCCGGCTCGGGTCGCGCACGCCGTCGAGCATCTCGGGGCCGGTGTCGACCCACTCGTCCATGCAGGCGGCGAGGTTCTTGGTCTCGGTGCGGATAACATGGCTGTGCATAGGGGCCTCCCTGGCTCCTCCGGCCTCGAAGTCACTTATCGAGGGCTCCGGTGAAGGTGCCAGCGTCGCACAGGTGTCCCCGGATCTCGGGCAGACTGTCCGGCTTTTGCGGACAGATCCGGCCGGTGCGGCGAGGCCCAGCGGGAGCAGAGTGTCGTCGCCACGCGGGCTCGCTCTGGCGGCACAGCCGCCTCGTCATCCGTCGCCGGGCCTCGCCGGACAGAATGTCACGGTCAGGCGTCTTAGGTGGGTGTGGACACACACGACGCCATCACCAGACTCGCCACCCTGCTCGCCGAGATCACCGCTTGCTCGCATGACACGCTCGGGACCAGTCGAGCCCAGCGGATCAACGCCTGCTGCTTCGAGATCGTGAGGGCGATGGACTTTCACCCGGACCCGCCACCGCGACAAGGGGGCATGACGACCGAACCTTGTCCACATGTGGACAACCTCTGTGGAGATCTCTGTCCAACCGACACGACCGAGCGGTGTGTCCGGCCTACCGAACACTCAGGGCCGTGGCACGAAGGCGAGCGGCTGCGCTGGCGGCGCGCCTGACGCCGTCGCTCAGGTACACGTGCCAGCGGGCCCGTGGACGAACGCCTCCGGGTTGGCGGGCCACGGGTTGGCGTCTTTGGCGGGCACGATGTGCGCCGGGCTCGTGCACCGGATGTGCTCCCCGGCGAGGTGGGCACTGCCGGTGCAGGCGAAGCCCTCGGTGACGCGCGGCAGGCCGGTGAGGGCGCGCAGGTCGTTGAGCCTGTCGAGGTAGGTGAGCACCCGGTCGGTGGGCTCGGCGCTGACCATGCCGCCGTCGTCGCAGAGTCGCTGCTCGCTCGTGTACGGGTCCGGCCGGAAACGGCCGTCGACAGGCCCGGCATCCTCGATCTTGTCGGGCCCCGGGGCGGTCCGGGCGAGGCGGCGCATGTCGTTCTCGAACCACGTGAGCACCCCGCCCCGGCGCCAGACGCCGACCTCGACGATGTTCTGTCCGAGCAGGCCGAAGAACACCGGCCGGGTGTTGAGCACGATCCAGCGCGACGTCGCCCGGCCGTCTGTGATCGCCTGGCGGGCCACGTCCGGCATCGTGTCCGGGTCGCGCACCCAGGTGGCAGTGAGGAACGAGCCGAGCGGCGGCGGGAGCAGCAGGTCGACCATCGGCTGCTTGCCGAAGTTCACGGCGATCTCGACCGGGCCGACCGCAAGCCGGTGCTGCCCGCTCTTGCGCCGGGCCCGCTCGAAGCGGATGAAGCCGTCCGGCATGAGCGCGAGCCCGGTCAGGACGACGGTGCCAACGAGACGCTTCACGCGCTCCTCCGGGTGTAGTCCGCCGAGCCGTGCCGCTCGGACGCTAAGCGGGTAATCTCTGCGGGCCGTGGCCGGGTCCACCGATGACTGACCACGAAGCCGACGACGACCGCGCCGACCCCGGCGAGCAGGGCCGTCGCGCCGGTGACGACGGCCAGCGTCGCCGTCAGGGCACCGGCTCCCGTCAGGGCGACCCCGGCGGCGCGCCGGGCTGGATGAATGGTCCGTTCGAGGCGGCGGGGCGCCGTGGCGGTCACGAGGACTCACTATCGCTCTCGACGATCTCTGTGTCCACCGGGGCCGCGTCGCCTTCGCCTGCCGGTAGCGCGGCCTGCTCGCGCTGCCACGCGAAGGACTCGGCGAGTCGGTCCGCGAGCGACGCCAGCGCCGTCCGGTCCGTCACCTCGATCGGGCCGCCACCCGGACCCGACACCTCAAGGTGATGTTGCTGCACCTGACGGCCGAACTGGCTCGGGAACGCCCGCTCGATCCACCACTGCGCCGCCTTCCAGTCCGGCCCGGCGTACGTCCGCGTCTCGACGAAGCCACCCTCGGCCGTGTGACTTCGCGTATGGGACAGCAACGTCCCGCCACGCGCCACCTTGTCGACGATCTCAAGCATCTCGCCCAGCCGCTTCGCCCGCACACGCGAGACGGCGTCCAGTAAGTCCACATAGGGCCACTGTTCGGGCCTGGGTGTGGGGTTGGGGTTCTCGGGGGTCGCGAGCGCGGAGAGCCGGTCGAGTTCGGTGGCGGCTCGGTTGGCCCAGTTGTAGAACGTGGACCGGGAGATCCCTGCCGCGTCGCAGGCTGTCTCGACGGAGTACCCGGCGGCGAAGGCTTTGATGAGCCGGTCGCGGACGCCTTTCTCGACGAGGCGTGAGGGCCGCGCCTGGGGTTGGCGTGCCGAGTGGCCGGACCGCTCGGAGTGACGGCGGGCCTTGGTCGCGCGGGACACGGGCGGGATCTCCTCGGTGGGGCTGTGGCGGCGTGCTCGGACGAGTCTGCCCCGAATGATGCCCGGTGGGGCGCGTCACCGCACCTTCTACGGCTTGGACGCGCAGGGCCCGACGTGCCACGGGATCCGTGGTGCTGCCGGGGGAGGTCCGGCCGTCCCGTTCTAACTCAACGGGCGCCGGATGGTGAGAGCGAGGTGCTCGTCGGGCCGGAAGTCGGTGACGTCGAACGGGCCGGGCTCGTCGCGCTCCCACTCGACGGTGCGGACGCCGAGAGCCGGGTCGGCGCCGACCATCACGAACGGGCACGAGGTGCAGTGGACGACGGTGAGCACGGTGCCGCCAGTGGTCGGCGGTTCGGACGGGGAGCAGGTCATCGGGGCCGAGCAGTGCGGGCAGGTCACCTGCGCACCTCCGATCCGATAGAGCGGCCCGGACGCGCTGGTCATAGGGGTGTCGTCACCGGTATGAGCGGCGGCGTCTTCCTGGCCGATGCGGCGCGCCGGGCCGAGAGCATCGTAACCCGCCGGGTGGCAGGTGTGGCGCTTCACGACGAAGCCGCGTCGACCCAGCGGCCGGAGCGGACATGACCGTGGCAGCCGGGCAGCGGTGAGCAGCGGGAGCCGTTGGCGTGCAGGGGCAACGAGGTGTCGGACTGGTCGCGGGCCCGGTGCCACAGACTCGGGGAGATCGTGAGGTGCTCGACGTCATCCGGACCGCCGGAGACGAGAACGTGCCGGGCGACGATCGGCGGCGAGGCGTCCGGCACGCTCACCCAGGCGACGTAGCCACCACCGGCACAGACCTCGAAATCCTCCGGGTGCTCATGGCGCTCGATCAGCCCGACGATCGCGCCGTTGTGGGAGAACCACATGCCTACGTGGCCGCCGCCGAGGTCGATCACGACTTGTCGCGGTTGACAACGGCGGTCAGCAGGGTGTTGGCGGCGCCGAGGATCAGCGCCAGCCAGGACAACCCGAGAATCCCTTGGGGCTCGTGCTTGAAGACCGTGAGCGAGGTCAGCGGCCAGCCGACGAGCGACACGGCGAGAGTCACCCAGGCGAGCCAGACGATCCAGGCGTTGCGACGGTCCTGCTTGCCGGGCATACAGACAGTGTCCGGGCGGCGACCGCTAGTGGCGAGTCGAGGCGCTGGCAACCTTTCTTGACGTAGTCTCGGCCGGAACGGCGGTGGCATCCGGGTCCGGTTCGTGGCCGGTCATCAGGTGGCCGCGCTCCAGGACACAGGTACGCCAGACCAGCCCGTCGACGTCCTCGTCGACGCGGGGGGCCTCACGCCAGCGGAAGCCGCAGCGTTTGCCGTGCTCGTGCATGATGTGCTCCTGTTCGCCTGGGCACGCTCGTCCCAGGTCAAGCGGAGCGTACACCCGCTTAGCGTGTAGTGGCAAGCCCGCGCGCGGCGTCGGAGGCGATCAGGGCCCGGGCGGCACGAGCGAGGCACTCGTCGCAGTCGGCGCGGCCGTGCGAGCAGGCAGCGGACAGCCCGGCGCGGCGGGCTGCCTCGCGGATGGCGATGTCGAGCGGGTCCGGCCGGAACGACTCCGGCAGGTCGGCCGTGGTCCACGTGCGCGCAGGGGCCATCGTGGGGGCCTCCTGTCTATCGGGCGAGCCCGGGGTGAGGTTCGCTGACACACAGGATGGTGCCCATCCGCTTAGCAGTCAATGCGTTACGGATTACGGATTACGGGTTCGACCGAAAGGTCGAGGATCAGTTGGTCAGGCGGATGCCCGGCCATGCCGGTCCGGTGTGCCGGTGCTGGCGTAGCAACAGCGCTCGGGCCTTGGCGTCGACCTCGGGCGGCGGAATGACGGGCCGGAGCCGTTTGAGCGCCGCGACCACCTCGCGGACCAGCCGGGCGAACACCTGAGCCATTCGGCGCCCGGCATCGGCGATCGCAGCCATGAGAGCACGCACGCGTTCGCGCTCCTCGTCGGTCATCCAAGGCCTCCTCGTGGGTGGGGCGGGGAGCCCGGTGCCACCAGTGCGAGCGAAGCGACCCGCTCACAGCCCGGCCCGGCGAGCCGGACGACCTTACCAACCCCTCCGGGGCGCCTGATCTTGCAAGCCGGGTTCCCCGCCGACGGCACCGGCCCCTGGCCTGGGCCCGGCTCGCCGTCTGGCCGTCACCGTGTGCACCGGCGACGGCCCGCCTTGAATCTAGGGCCGAGTGTCCTCGACGTGGCGCATCAACGAAGCACGAGCCAGGACTTGCGCGGGATTAACGCGCGAATTTTCGGCCGACTGTCGGCACCCTTTGTAAGTAAGCAACCGGTTGCTTACTTACAAAAGCGCCCCGGCCGGGGGTTGCTTGTGGCAAGCAACTTACTTACGTGGCACGTCGGGCGTCGGGCGTGGTTTCGACAGGGTGAACCGCACGAGTGACACGCTCACGCCCAATCGGCGGGCGATCTCCGGCGGGCGCAGCGAAGCGTCCTCGACGCGCATGTCGTGGATGGCGGCATCGCGGCGGGCTCGGGCACAGGCGGCAGCCGACTCGTGGCGCTGCTCGTCGGCGATTGCCTGCTTCGCGCGAACCTCCGGGGTGGCGCTCACGGGGTGATCACGGGCAGTGGGCCCAGGTGATAGGGGTCGCCGGGTGCGGGCAGGTACGCGCCGACGCACGGCAACAACAGGACCCGGCGCCCACCGTAGAGCACGACCGGCACGTCGTCGGGTTCGAGGTTGTTCTCCCGGTCGATCAGCCAGCCGAGCGCGCGGGCGGTGTTGCGGTTGCTCTCGATCCATCCGTGCACGCCGGTGGTGCCGTCGCCGGTGACCGCGAGCAGGTTCGCCAGCGAGTTCGTGTTCGGCCGGTCGGTGCCGCCCATCCCGCGCGCTCGCCGGTGGTGCGCGCTCCATCGCCCGGCCCGCAGTGGCGCACCGGTGACCTCGCACCGGCCGCCGCAGCGCAGGATCAGCATGTTGCGCACAGCCGACCATTCGGCCCGGTCGAGGTGCGCCTTCGGGAACGGCGCCGAGTTGCCCCAGTCCAGCCCGCATGAGCAGACGTAGGACAGGTCACCGTCGGCGTCCCAGGGCAGGGCTCCACCGCAGTGTGGGCAGCGCGACTCGGTGACGATCGGCCGATTGCCGGTGTCACGGAACGCCGGTGATTTCACCCGACCCATCGGACCCGGCCTCGCAGGTCGACGTGCTGGCGCGCGCCGCAGCGTTGGCAGACGACGTGACTGGCGTCGACGTGCACGGCCGCGCCGGTACCGCCGGTGACGAACGCCACCGAGTCGACCGTCGCCTTGTCGATGATCTTGAGCGGCCGGTGGTGCGCGATGCGGCAGGCGGTGCGGCGGATGGCTTGCTTGATGTCCTGCCACAGTGGCCCCGGGTTCACCACGTCATCTCACCGCCGTCGATGCGCTCGCCGGACACCTTGAGCACGGTGCAGTCGTCGAGGAGGCGTTGAACGATCGGGTCGCCGTAGCGCTCGACAAGCCCGTCGTAGCCGAGGTTGGTCGTCGATGCGGTCCGTAGCCCCTCCCGGTTGCGATGGTCGAGGACCCGCTGCAACTGCTCCAACGTCCACGCGGACACCTGCTCCCGGCCGATGTCGTCGAGCACGAGTAGTCCGACACCGGTCGCCCGGTGGTAGGCGGTGTCATCACCATCGGGACGCAGTGCCGCGTTGAGGTCCGCGAGCGACCACGCGGCTGCGTAGCCGCCCTCGGCGACATAGGTGTTGCCCAGGGCATAGACCCCGAAGGTCTTGCCGTGGCGACTGGGACCGGCGAGCAGCAGGTTCAGCGCCTTCGGGTCCTCGCCGACGGCGAGCGCGAGCCAGTCGCGCAGCAGAGCGGGTCGTTGCTGCGGCCGTAGCGCGTCCAGGCTGGCGTTCACGTACCGGCGTGGCAACCGGCCCCGCCAGACCCATTCGCGCGCTTCCTGCTGGCGGCGCTGGCGCTCAGCCGCGTCCTCGGCGGGCTCGACGGTCTCGGCCGGAGCGGGCTCGACGTCACCGAACCGGTCCCGCACCTCCGCCATGATCTTGCCGAACGGCATCGGACCGGCATCTTCGAGCGCGGCACGCACCGGCTCGGGTGCGTGGCGGTGCATTCTCACCCGGTCTCCTCGAACATCGCCCGCTGCTCCTGGCGCAACGTGTCCTGTCCAGTGTCGACGTGCTTGGTCGCAACCTGCCGCGTCACCCCGCCCAACGACGACTTGCCTTCACGCATCGCCCGGCAGGCGCGATCGAGTTGGGCAGTCGACGGCCAGACCGTGTCGTCGCGGGTCTTTATCGCCCGCAATGCGTCAGCGATTTCTCGCTGAGTGAACCCTGAGCGTCGGGCCCCACGGATGAGGTTGCGGAAGCCCGGGAACCCTGAGCCCCTCCCGGCAGTCACCGGCTTCGGATCGAGGCCCTCCCACCACCACGTCGCGACCTCGTCAGCCTCTTGCTCGGGCGTCTTCTCCCCGGCCGCCTGCGTCGCAGGCGGATCTTTGGTTCCCTCGGTAGTTGCTACCTCGGTAGTGGTTCCTTCTGTACTTACTCCACCCGGGTTTCCCGCATCCGGGTCGCCCGCATCCGGGTCGCCCGGTTCCTGAGAATCCGTGTCTGGAACGCTCGAAGGGCTCGGATTCTCCGGTTCCTGAGAATCCGTGTCTGGCGATGACCTGGGCGTTTGCTTGTCCTCGGCGCCCTCCTGTTTGTTGTCCGCGCCACCCTTGCCGTCAGCGTTGAGTGCGTAGCGGGTGCGGCGCAGGTTGCCCTCGTAGTAAGGCTCGCGCTCCATGAGGTCGGCGACGGCTAACTCCCTCAGCGCGGTATAGATGGCATCACGACCCTCTTTGAACACCGTCGCGAGGTGGTTCGCGCGGCACGTCCAGCCATCAGGGCGCCCGATCAAGTAGACGAAGATGCCCCAGGCGCGGGCGCTGAGTTTGCCGTCGGCGGGGAGCAGGTCGTTGTAGACCACGGTGTAGCCGCGCCGCCGTCGCACGACGATGCCGGGACCACCCTGTTCGACTTCCTCCGTCATGCGGCTCGCCATTCTTCGAGTAGGCGTCGGCCCTTCGAGGAGTTGCAGGGTTGGCACGCCAGCACGAGGTTGTCTGCTCCATTGCCGCCGCCTCGGCTGCGCGGCACGACGTGATCGACGGTGTGCGCCCAGATCGGTAGCGGGGCGGCACAGTAAGCGCATCCAAAGCCGTCCCGCAAGCCAAGAGTCACGTACCGGCGCACCTTGACCGGGAGGTTCTTCGGTCCCGGCCACTCCGAGCCCTTGGCGATCTGCTTCAACGTGAAGGTGAGGCCGACACCCTCAGCAAGCGCCAGCATCTCCCGCACGTACTCCACGTCCAGTGCGGCGGAGCAGTACCCACACGACCGACAACAGCCATGTGGATCAGCCTCGCTCCGAGGCCGCGTCAAGTCGACGGCGACCCACTCATCGGGCGGGGCTGACAGCGCGATGCTCACCGGGGCTCCGCCTCCTCCTGGGCCGCCTTGGCGATGCGGTGCAGTAGATCGCGGGCGGCGCGCAGTTCGTCGGCCTGCTGGGCGACACGGAACCCCGGTCCGTCCCCGAGCCGCTTGGTGGCAGCAGTGAACGCGACGTCGACATCGGTCGGCGAACTGAGCAGCGATCGCCAGCCTTCCGTGACCTGGGTGTAGCGCGGATGGTCAGACTGCTCCGCGAGCCACTGGGCGGTCTGCTCGGCCGACTCCTCCTGCTTGACGTGCTGGTCGCGGGTGAGCGCTCGGGCCTGGTCGACGGCCGCGACGAGGGCGACGTCGGCCCGCGCCAGAGCAACGTCGTACTCCCCGCCGAGTTCCCCGCCGAGCACATCGACCACGAGCCCCTTCGGGCAACCGGTCACCGCCTCGATCACCGCCTCGGTGATGCCGATGCAGCCAAGCAGCCGGACGACCCGGGCAACATCGGCAGAGACCGGGCCGTCGTTCACAACGCGACGCCGACGTCACCGGCTTCGACGGCGCGTTCGAGATCCCCTCGCATCTTGCGGCGCTGCCGCGCGGACGCGGCCCCCCACACGCCTTCCGGGGTGCGGGTCGTCTGCGAGTAGGCGAGACACTCGTCGGCGACCGAGCAGCGCTGGCACAGCCGTTTGGCGGCAGTGGCCTTGCGGTGCTTCGGCGGGAAGAACGCGTCTGGGTCGATGCCATCGACACACAGGGCGTCGTCCATCCAGTCGGTGTTTCCGGCGTCGGCTGGGAACAGTAGCGACCAGTCGAAATCGTCCGGCAACTGTAGTGGCGTGCTCGCCACCTCCGGTACGAACTCGGTCTCGGCTTCGATCGTCACGCGGTCACCGCCTGCTGGTCGTCGGGGGTTGCTAGCGGCACCACGGCGTCAGGGGCGCTGGCGAGCACTTCCTCGGGGGTCGGGGGCTTGGGCTTGCCGGGCCGCTTCGCGGCGCGGACCGGCTTGACCGAGGTCCACTTGTCTCGGCGCTTCGGCGGGTCCGGCAAGGCGGCAAGTCGTGGCCGCGCGTCGTCGGGCTCGTCGAACAAGCCCTCCAATTGGGCAACGCGTTTCTTCGGGTCCGGCATCCACCGTCCGCTCTCGCCGACCTCGAACGCGCCGTAGGTGTCCGGCGGCACGCCATCGAGCAGCGCGAGCCCCTCTTTCTCCTGCCTCTCGGCGGCGGACTTGCGCTGCTTGGCGTCGTACGTCGCGGCGGCGAAGTATTCGACCTCGACCGGGTCGACGTCTTCACCGAGCACCGTCAACGACTCCGGTGAGCGGCCGAGCGCCTTCGCTTTCGGAATGTTCCAGCAGTGACTACGAGCAAAACAGCCCCGGCAGATGCCGTCGGTGCTCGGCCCGGAGCGGGTGCGCGGCAGGTGACCACCGGCGTCGAGTGTCGCGGCATAGCCGAGCAGCCGATCGAGGGCCTGCTGTGCACGCTCCTCGTCGTAGGGCCGGGCGAAGACCTCGTCGTGGCCGTTCTCGCGCTTGATGTAGACGAGCCGCACGGTGTGCACCGGGAAGCCCATGCGGATCATCGCCAGCGCGTAGATGTAGACCTGCTCCCACGTCTCCTCGTCGGGCCCCTCGTCGCCGAGATGGTCCCACTTCCAGTTGCCTGCCGTCTTCCCGTCATCGAGGGTCATCGTGACCGGGTCGTAGCGGTCGAGCCGGGTGTTCTTCGAGTCCAGTCCCGGCACTTGCACGACGTACTCGTGCAGACGCCACGGGTAGAGCACCTCGGAGACGTTCACCCAGTCGCGGTGGACCATCGCGCCGATGCGCGCGGGTCGCTTGTCTTCCGGGTCCGGCTTGAAACCCTCCGGTGGTCGCTCGCGGTACTCGATCGCCTTGGGGCAGTTCGCTGTGTCCGACGGCCCGATGCCGAGAGTGCCTTCGGCGCGCGGGGTGCGCTTGGCGCGCTCGCGCCGCTCGAACTCCCGCAGTTCGTCGCCGAAGGTCATCTCCGATGCGTTGAGGGCTTTCTCGACGAGCACGTCGACGACGTCGCGCCGGTAGCGAGCACAGCCGGTGCGGGGGCACTTGCCGGATCGACTGGTACCGGTGTGCTCCCAGCGTGGCGCACTACAGACACACGGTTCGGGCGCCGGGCCCATCGGAGTGTCCGAGTCGGTGAGCCGGGCGAGCACGCGCTCGCGCGCCTGCTCGATCGGTAGTCGGCGTAGCCTTGGTGGCAACACCGGTTGCTCGACAATGGTGGTCACGTCGATCCTCCTGACTTGCCGGGGTTCGCTCTCCCCGGCGGGGGTGGCGGCTGAGGTCGAGACGCGGGACGCTACGCCTCGGCCTCACTAACGTCGCGTCGAGCGGCGCTAAGTGGGTGTGCTTTCACAGTAGGGGAACCTAGCGCACCCCGCCGACAGAAACCGACAACCCGTTACGGGTTGTCGGTTCGGCGTGTCGGGTGTACGGTCTCAGCACCTTGTCGGGCACCGGCCCGGCCACCACGAGCAAGAGGAGTGTCGTCATGCACACCGTCAAGGCACGCCCGATCACCGTCGCCGACGTCGAGGTCGGCCGCAAGATCCTCCACGCACACGGCGTCGGCTACGTCGACGCGGAGGTTGTCAACGTCCGTACCAAAGAGCGCGTCCGCCGTGAGGGTGGCGACCGGGGCCCTGTCGTCGAGACCGGAACCGAGACCCACTTCGGCATCCGCAGCGCCACCGGCTACGAGACGGGCGGTGCGTTCTATCCGGCGTTCCTGCCGCCGCAGTCCCGTGGCTCGGACCCTGGTCTGTCCTTCCTTGTTCCCGACGAGGACGGCGAGATCGAGGCGCCGGTGCTCGACTACATCGGCTGCGTCACCCGAGGCATCGGACTCAACGTGTTCATCCGTGACGAGACCGACCCGGAGGTCGCCGCTAAGCGGGTGCGCGAAGCGCTCGGCGATGCCGGACTGGAAGTCATCGGCGACGCCGTGACCTGCGTACCCGTCACCGAGCAACGTGTCGTTATCTACGACATCGGCAACGACAGCCCTCGGGGCGTCTGCTTCGAGCACGAGTCGTCGACGATCTCCAAGCGCAGTGCGTACCGCACCGACTACCTGCCCGTCGGGGCTCAGTGACCGAGGGCGAACGCGAGGGCTGGCCGAAAGGCTGGCCCTCGCCGGTGCTGGACCCGACGATGCACCCCCGAGTCATGGAGATCTGCGACCCGGACACCTCGGAGGTGCTCGGCGGCGCGGTTTTCGGTGAGGACGACGAGTACGTCATCGTGAACCCGGCGACGCTTGCGACGCTGCGTGACTTCCCCACCTGCCATGTCGCCAGCGGGCCGCCACAGATGCCGCCCTGGCGGGTCGAAACGCCGGTCTACGCGGCGCTGGTCGACACGCTCGGCATCGAGCCCGTCGGCGTAGCCGCACGGCAGTGGACCGACGTGATCGCGAACGCGGTCTGGCACGACACCGGCGTGTCCTGGGATCGGCTTGCACTCTCACGCTAAGCGGGTGTACGATGAGCCGACGCGGGAGAGCGACCCGCCGGACAGGAGACAGGGCAATGATCGAGAACCTCGCCACCGCAACACCTTCCGAGATCGACACCGTGCTTGCCGACCTCTACGACAAGGCGTGGGCGCTGGGCATGGAGTGCTCGCGCCGTGTCGACGCCGTGTTCTACGAGGCCGGTGCAAAGCGGGTCAGCCGCAGCGCCCGCCACCGCGACTGGAACATGACGCTCGACGAGGCGACGGCCGTCGTCGAGGCCAGGGCCAGCGAGGGCAACGAGAAGTCCTGGGAGCGCGCAGGCGCACAGCACGTGCTCGACGCTCTCGCCGACGCCCGCAAGGCCTCCGCTGCCAACCGTGACGAGCAGGCCCCCCTGCACGCCGAGTTCACCCGGCGTGGCGGCTGGACCCGCGCGTTCCTCGTCGTCACTCAGGGCACCGGCCATGTTCATTCGTCGATGCACTGCTCGACCTGCTTCGACACGACCCAGTTCGCCTGGCTCCCCGAGTTGTCCGGCAGCGACGAGACCGCCATCGTGGCCGCCGCCGGTCAGGACGCCTGCACCGTCTGCTACCCGAGTGCGCCGGTCGACACCGCAGGCCCGCGCAGCATCTACTCGAAGGGCGAGCGCAAGACGGCCGAGGAGCGCGCGACCTGGCAGGCCGAACTCGCCGAGAAGCGCGCCGTGCGGGAAGCCAAGGCGATCTATGACGTGGACGGCTCGACGCTCCGCGACGGCCACGGCTTCGAGATCAAGACCGAGCGCACCGCGCAGACCGTCTATGTCAACGCCGCCGCCGATGCCATCCGCTACGCAGCCGAGGCCGAGGGGCCGATCGCCTCGTGGGTTACCCGGGGCCACGACGAGTACCGGGCGCACCTGCGCACGCTGGCAGTCGAGTACGCCGCACAGGCCGAGCGCGTCCTGGCCGCCCTTGCCGCCAAGCGGGCCACGACGGTCGAGGAGCAGCGCGAGGCGCTGGCCCGCAAGGTTTCCGCCAAGGTCAAGCAGAACGCCTGAGCGCAAACCACTAAGGGCCCTGGGCAAGTCGCCCGGGGCCCTTTCTTACTGTCCGGGCTCGTTGAGAGCCTCGATGTGCGCCTTGAACTCGGCGTCACTGCGTTTCTTGATCGCGGCAGGACCCTTGCTCTTGTTCTTGACGTCGATGAAATTCCGGCCCATCTGCATCGGGGTGTCGGCGTCGATAAGCATGACGGGGTCCCCCTTACCTGCCCGAGCGCTGACCTGCCCGATGGCGTCCTGCTCGGTCTCGCCGTACACCTCGCAGATGTGGATGATCTCGCCGCTGCCCGGGTCGTACTCGATGTACTTCATACGTACTCCACCACTTCGTAGGAGATGGCGACGCCGCCCGAGTTGTTGACGTTGTTGAACCACGACAACGTGTTAGCGCTCGCGAGTTGCAGGTATCCCGCCACGGCGCCGCTCGCGCTGCTGTTGATCGCCGCGATGTTGATGAACGCCGACAGTAGGTTCACCTCCGCCTTTGCGGGGTTCACACTGGTCGGCAGGATGATCGTGGAGGTCAGGCCCGCCGACGTGGACTGGGGCTGGGCGACGCCCCGGATAACCTGCCTGATGACGGAGGTGCCCGCCGCGCTCGCGGCGCTACCGGCCGACAGTTTCGTGCTGCCAATCGTTTGCAGCGGCATCAGGTCGTCACCACTCCCGATGCGTTCAGCGTGCAGCCCGGTCCGTTCGCCGACGCGGCGAGCACCTCGTTTGCGGCCATCGGCTGGCGCAGTTGGTACTGGCTGGTCGACTTGGCCGGAACGACCAGTCCGGGCACGAGGATCGAGCCGCCGTCCTTGACGCGGAACGTGTGCTCGTACAGGTCGTCGTTGACCATCTCGATCTCGGTGATGGTGGTCGACACTCCGGCGCCACCGGAGGTATAGAGCGCCGTCGGCGGCGCCGCTTGCGGCGCCGCCGGGACAAGGAAGTTGGCGTACACGTAACCGGTGCCGACGTTGTTGTAGACCTGTGACGCGAGGCTCTGTGTTCCCGCCGTCACCATGCTCCGATAGAAGAGGTACAGGTAGGCGCCAGCCGCCGCCGGGCCGCCGCCGACAAGGGTCCAGCCCGTCGGCGTGGTCACGGTGGCGGAGTTGCTGACGTGCACCTGCACGGCGGTGCCGAAACTCTTGGCGAACAGGTTGGGCGAGGAGGCAACACTCGTGCCTCCTGTCACCGTAACCCGGCTGAGCGCATACCAGCCGAGCACCGGGTCGCCGCCGGAGTAGACGGCGTAGACGAGTTGCGCTGAGTTGGTATTCGCGAAGCCGGGGGTCCACACGAACATCGTCGCCTCGTTGCCGTCGGCGACTTTGTAGTAGATCCACACGCTGCCGACAGCGGCGCTCTGTCCCCCGGGATAGAGCGGCCCAATGCGGGTGTAACTCGCGAGCGCGCTGTCATCCTGTGTCGCCCCGGGGATAGATGATGACGAAGCGACGGTGAAGGCCAGGATGACGAAGTCGCCCGGCAGGATCGTCCCGAGTGTCACACCGTAGGACTGCGCGGAGCCGAGATTGCTGAGCCCGCTGGTACGTAGCGCGGGAGCGACCGGGGCGCTGTCGACGACGGCAGCGGCGCACAGCCGGGTCGGCGCAGCGGAGGCGACCATCTACCACGCTCCCATGAACGTCATGGTCGCCTCGGCGTAGTACTCGACGTCGGTGACGAAGCGCTGCCACACACCGCCAGGCACCCCCGCGTCAGTACCGTCGCCACCCTCGAAGTGCCGGTACCACAGGGTGCCGGGGTTGGTGCCGGTCATGTGCTCGGCGATTTGGAACCCGTAGTTGTTGTTCTTGTTCTGATGACGCACTTGAAGCACGAGCCACCAGTCCGGCTGGTTATCGCCGAGCGGCGTGTGCTGCACGTTGCCCGACCCGTTGTAGAACCCGCTCATCCGATTCTGCAACGTGTTCATGTCGGGGTTGCCGCCAGCGTTCGACGGAAGCGAGGCGGTCAGGTTTGGCTGATTGATGAAGTCCAGCGGGCCGAAGTACTTGTCGTTGGCTCCCCCGACCCGCGACGACATGTCAAGGGCTCCGGCGAGACTGAGCCCGGCACGGGCGAGGCCGCCCGCGACGCGCGTCTGGCCGGGCGTGAGCGCATCGCCGTTGCAGGTGAACACCGGGGAGTTCGCGATGTCGCCGTTGCGGACCGCGAGGAGCAGCCAGTTGGACGGCGGCGGCTCCCACGTGCCGGTGTAGGCCGCGATGTAGAAGTTACCGGGGACCGAGTTCTGGACGTCGCCGACGGGCAGCGCGTAGTAGAGCGCCTCCCACAAGTTGAGTACCACACCCTGCGCGGTCCAGTTCCGGGCGGGGGCGCCGCCGACCACGTTCAGAGGTGTCCCGGCGGCGGGCACCGTGATGTCGAAGTAGCCGCTCGTAGCCGCGTCGGTGGCGTGCCCGGCGGAGATGACGATGAAGCGCTGCGTCCAACTGAGGCTGTAGTTGACGTCGAGGGAGACGACGCCACCGCCGGTCACGTTGAACCCGGCCCGCAGTCCGTAGAGCGCGGACGGCGGGGGGGTGCCGAGGACCACCGGGGTGCCGCCAGGCGCGAGGGTGTAGACCTGGCCGCCTTTGACGTAGAGCAGGGTGCCCTGACCTGCGGCCGGGGCGGCCGGGTCGGCGGCGTTCTCACCGAGGAGCAGGGCTCCCGAGACGGGTAGGGCCACCCTGACTAGACCTTGCCGCTCACGACGACGTGGTAGGCGTTGAGCGCCGGAGGCGTACCGAAACGCAGCGTGATGGTGTTCGCGTCGGTGACGTCCCACTCGGTCAACGTGTTCTTGCCGTCGGAGTTGCGCCGCACCGACACGGCGGCGACCTGCGTGCTGCCGAGGTTGTGCGGGATCGCGTACACAGTCGCAGCCCCGTCGCCGACATCCTGCTCGTAGGCGCGGACCGCCCCGGAGATCTTCGAGACGGCGATCGCGGCGGCGGCCGCAACGTCCGCATTGACGATGGTTCCGTCGGCGATCTTCGCTGACGTGACGGCACCGTCGGCGATGTTGGTCGTGCCGATCGCCAGTGCTGCGATGTCAGTGCCGACGATGGTTCCGTCGGCGATCTTCGCTGACGTGACGGCACCGTCGGCGATCTTCGCGTTGGTGATCGCAAGGTCGGCGACGTTGGTAGTGGCGATCGTCAGGTTGGCGATCTTCGCGCCAGTGATCGTCGCGTCCTGCATGTCACCGGCGACGATCGTCCCGTCGGCGATGTGTGCGCTCGTCACACCACCGGCGGCGAGACCGATCTGCGGGTTGACGCCGCCGGTCGAGGTGATCGGCCCAGCGCCGGTGACGGATTGCACGCCGTCGACGGGGCTCTGAAGTTCCTGCCAGTTGGCGAGGACCGTCGGGTCGGCGCCTTGCAGGATGAACGAGTCGTGGATGTCGGTTCGGATCGCGACGTCGCCGGGCTCGGCAGCGAGCGCGAGCATCGCGGCCTGGCTGGCGACGACAAACGTGTTGGTGATCGCGAGCGCCGGAAGCAGGCCGGTCGGCAGTAGTCCGTTCGCGTCGAGCCCGGCGAAGCCGTTGGCGACGTTGCGGCCACCGACGATGTTGGTGACGCGTGCATCGGTGGCGAAAGCGAAGTCGGAGATCGTCGCGGCGGTCTGCGTGCCCGTGTGGTTGGCGCGGGCGAGCGGGTCGACCGCCAGTTTGCTCAGCAGGATCGCGGCACCGGCCGCAATGTCGGCGTCGACGATGTTGAGCGCGGCCAGTTTCGCTTTCGCGATTGCGGCACCGGCCGCAATGTCGGCGTCGACGATGGTTCCGTCGGCGATCTTCGCTGACGTGACGGCACCGTCGGCGATCTTGCCGGTGGTCACGGCGAGCGGAGCGACCGTCGGGTTCGGGTAGTTGCCCGCCAGGTCGCCTCCGGCCGGGCCGGACGGAGCGGTCGAGCCGAACACGACGGACTGTACCTGCGCGCCGTCCCAGTAGCGGATCTGGTCGGTCGAGGTGTTGTACCAGACCCGGCCCTCGTCGGCGGCTATCAGCCCGGACGGGTCGGCGGCGAGCGCCTGCAACTTGAGGTTGAAGATCTGGAACCCCGCCATGTCGAGGTTGTTGGTTGCCGGGATAGCCACCGTTGCTCCTAGATCTCGACGCTGCCGGACATCGGTGCACCGAAACGGACCTGCACAGTGTCCGCGTCGACGTATTCCAGGTCGACCATTCGCAGTTCGCGGCCGGTCGAGTCGCGGACGGTCACCGGGAGGATCGCGTGCTTGTTGTGCTGGATCGTCCAGACTGCGCTCGGCATCGGCACGTCGTAGTGGTCGCGCTGGTAGGCGCCGAACGGACCGGGCTCGCCCTGGATGCCCTGCTCTCCCCGCTCTCCCTGGTCGCCTTTGGAGGACCACAGCCGCCAGTACACCGAGTCGAAGGCGGCCATCGGCGGCAGGTCGATCGGCGTGCCCCACGTCGCGCCGTCGAAGTGCACGAGGGACTGCGCCACGTACGCCGTGCCGGGCTGCCACTCGCCGGTGTCGACCCACGGGGGACCCGGCGGGCCCGTGCGACCCGGCGGGCCCGGCTGGCCGGTATCGAGCACAGTGACGTCGGTTTCGACGTCGGCGCTGCCGTCAACAGGGATCGTCGAGCCCGCTGGCTGGTCGCCGACCACGACAAGGCTCGGGGCGCCCGGCGCAGGCTCCTCGGTGACGACGCCGGGCTCTGGGTCGGCGTCCTCGACGACGACAGTCGTCGGCGGCGGCTCCGGGTCGCCGACGACGACGATCGAGCCGTCGGAACCGGCCGTCACACCGTCACCCTCGGGCGAGTGACGCTCGTGTCGATGGACTGCGCCCCGGCGGCGAACTTCACCGGCACGCCGCCGTCCGGCGGATAGAGGAACAGGTCGTAGACACCGGCACGCCGCACGGTCCAGCCCTGCTCCTCGGCGAGCGTGAGCGTGATCGTCCCGGCCGGGCCACCCAGTTCGATCAGGCCCTCGCCGTCACCCGGAGCCGTGTCGAAGGCGACGATCAGGTGACTGTCACCGGCCGCCGGGCGAGACTCGGCCCGGGCGGTGTAATCGGAGATGTCGACCGGGCTACCGTCGGCGTGCTCCCAGGTGAACGGCAGCCGGAACGGCAGGCCCCACGTGATCGTGAAGTCGTGCACGACGATCGGCTTGGTCACGAGAGCAGGCTCCCCGATCGAGGGGGTTAGTGTCGCCCCGACCCCGCTTGCGCTCTCACGCTAAGCGGGTGTACGGTCTTGGTTGTGCGGGAGAGCGACCCGCCGGACAGGAGACGATCATGGCGAAAGGCAACTGGCGCCGCCGGGACTTCGGCTGGCTGCGCGCCGACGGCGAGGCGTTCCTAGAGCGAGGCGCCCCAATGAGCGACACCGGCAAGCCCGCGTGGCTGGTCTGGATTCGCGCGCTCGACAGCGAGATCGAGATCGGCGAGGGCGGCACCGTGCTTACCCGCGATGGCTGCGACCCGGTCCGCGCGCTCGGCGAACTGTGCGGCAACGAGCCGTCGCAGGTCCGCCCCGACGGCCCGTGGTTCATTCACCGTGGCGACGAGGGCTGGCTGGCCGACGCGAAGGCCGCCGCCGAATACCACCTCGCGCGTCGTGACGAGAAGGCCGACGCGGTGACGCGCTAGACCAGCGCCGACGTGACCTACGGTGGCCGGGAGATCTCGACGAGAGGACGCCATGACCACCGACGCCGCACCGCTCACCCGGGCCAAGGCCGTCATTCGCAAGCAGCCCGCAGCAGACGGCAGGGGCCAGCCGTGGGAAGCGCACGGCTGGCAGTGCCCGTGCGGCAGCGACAACGGCAAGACCGTGATAGCGACGAAGCAGGACGCGGAGAACGCCGCCGACCAGCACACTCGCGAGTACCACCTGTCGACGGTGCTTGCCGACCTCGGGTCGCTGCACAGCCGCGACCAACTCAAGGTGGGCGCCACGTTCGTCGGCGACATCGTGCGCTTCGTCAAGGAAACCGAGAAGGGCACCTACGTCGAGACTGCCGCGCACGGCCGCTACGTCATCGACGATTCGAGTCAGGCGAAGCCGTACACCGATGGCCCAGCGCGGCCGGAGTAGCCGCCGGGCCGAGGAACTGCAACGCGAGGCGCTCGACGAGAAGGCGAAGCCTGTCCGGCTCGAATGCGTGCCGTGCGGGCACCGGTGGCGGATGCAGCGGCACGACACGTGGAACGAGACCTGCCACGCGGCCGTGAGGTTCCTCGACCAGCACCAACAGACTTGCGAGGCGTATCAGCGTCTCGCCGAACGGATGGCAGCGGAGGCCGCAGGTGATCCCAGCACTGGGCAAGGCGACGTACCCGGACGAGAGCAAGGCGACGCCAGTGCCGATCCTGTTCCTCGACACCGAAACTACGTCCCTGCGCCCGCCGTGGCGTAGCGCACCTCGGCGGCCGTGGGAGATCGGCGCGATCCGACGCGAGACGAACGGCTCCGAGCAGGAGTGGCAGTGCTTCGTCGAGGACGTCGACCTGACCGACGCTGACCCGATGTCACTGTCGTTCGGCCGGTTCTATGACCGACACCCGCAGTACGCGGGTCATATTGTCCACGACCCGGACGCGCGAGTGCGTCGTGACGGCGCGGGCTGGCGGATGGACTCAGAGGCCGAAGTCGCGCTGCTCGTCGAGTGGCTCGCGCGCGGCGCCCATATCGTGGGCACCGTGCCCGACTTCGACGTGACGACGGGCGACCAGATGCTTGAGCGTTGGGGGCTCGCGTGGCCCGCGCACTACCACCTGATCTGCGCCGAAGTGTACGCAGCCGGAGCGATCGGCTGGGTGCCGCCGTACGATTCGAAGGAACTCTCGCTGGCGTTGGGCGTCGACCCGTCGGCGTACACCGCACACGAAGCGCTGGAAGACGCTCGCTGGGCGAGGGATCTTTTCGACGCCACCCGGACGCATACCGGCACTCGCGTCGCTCAGCCGTCGACGCGACACTAACCAGCCCCTCGGGGGACGCTACGCGCGGCACAGTAGTCGCGCCGCGACGCCTTCCGCCATGCACCGAGGAGCGCACCCGTGGCAGTCACCACCCACAACGGCCGTACCTTCGACCGGCGCGTGCACTTCGACGAGAAGTCGCGCGCGTTCCCGATCCGCACCGTCATCGGGCCGGTCGCACGAGTGCCGAAGCAGTGGCGTCCCGGCATGACCCTGGACCAAGGCGAGGAAGGCACTTGCGTAGGCCACGGCTGGGAGGCTGAACTACTCGCCAGCCCGGTGCGAGTGAAGGTTGCCGATGCGGCGGCCGGTCACCAACAAGCCGTCGGGATCTACGAGCGCGCAAAGCAACTCGACGACGAGCCGGGCGAGGCGTACGAGGGCACCTCGGTGATCGCCGGTGCGAAAGTGCTCGTGGAGCGCGGCTACATGGCGGAGTACCGGTGGGCGTTCGGCATCGACGACCTGATCGACGCCGTCGTCGCGCACGGCCCGGTGGTCGTCGGCACCGACTGGCACGACGGCATGTATCAAACGCGGCCCAGCGGGTTGATAGAGGTCGGTGGGCCGGTCGTCGGCGGCCATTGCTGGTTGATCTACGGCTACCACCCCGCCATGCGCATCCGGGGCGAGGACTGGAAAGCGCGATACGAGGTCCTGCGTATGAGGAATTCATGGGGGCCGACCTATGGACTCGGAGGTTCCGGGCTCATCAAGGTCGAGGACATGGACGCCCTGCTGAAAGCGCAGGGTGAATGCTGCGTCCCCACTCGCCGAGCCTACGGACCAGCCGCCGCTTAAGGGCCGCGCCGCCCGCCCTGCACAGCCAGTCCGATCAGCCAGATCACGAGCATGACCAGCGCGACCCACCACAGGACGTGCACGGCAAAGCCGACGCCGCCGAGGATCAGCGCGAGCAGTAAGACCAGCAGGAGAGCGCCCATACTCGGCACGTTACCCGGCTGGGCCCTCGCCAACGCCTGCTTCGAGGTCCGCCACGGTGTGGATGGGGTCGTCGCGGTAGAACCCGCAGCCGGGAGCCTGGCACTCCGGGTTCGACTTACGCCGCTTGTCCTGCATGAACTCGTGTGGGCCGTCGACCTCCTGCTCGGCCTCCGGGGTGTGTGCCACCTCGGGCGCCTGGGCGTCAGGAGCGGGCTCCGCCGTTGTCGGCTCGGCGGCGGCCACGGCTTCGCTGTCAGCGGCACCGTCGACAATCTCCGCGTCCTCGACGTCGCCGGGCTCGCCCGCGTCCTCGCCGCCGGTGCCGGACAGTACGGCGTCCAGGTCGGCGATCACCGGCGCGGACTCGTCGCTCGCCCACACGGCGTAACGTTCCGCCTCGGCCCGGCGGGATTCGTCGCCGCGCAGTTTCTCGACGATCATCGAACGAAAGCCGTGCACCATCGGCGCAAGCGCGTTCAAGGGGAAGTCCTCGATGTTCTGTCGCCGGGCACGCACGAAGCGGCTGGCGAGTCCCGCCGGGGTGTTGCCCATCTGCTCGGCCTGCCACCCAAGTTCTACGAGCCAGGCGGCCCGGGCGGCTTTCTCGTCGAGTACCTCGCCCGTCGTCCCGTCGACGGGCTCCTGCTGCTCAGCGGTGGCGTCGGCGGGCTTCCCTGGCTCCGTCGGCGGTTCCGGGGCCGCAGCGGGTTCCTGAGGGGCACCGGGGGCCGTCTGCGCCGCCTTGGCACGAGCGAACGCTTCCTTGCGCTGCGCGGCCCGCTCTCGCTCCTCCCGGGCCTTCTCCTCCATGTCGGCGCGGTGCATCTCCTCAAAGGTGACAGTCCCAGCGAACTCGTCGGGGAACACCTTGCGCAGCACCAGTGCTTCACTGCATTTCGCAAGCATGTGGTGGAAGCCCTTCTGCCACATCTCGCCGAGTTCCATGATCTGCGTGCCGTCCTCGCCGACGACCGGCACCTTGCGACGACTACCCTGTGCGCCCTGCCACTCGAACTTCGGGTAGAGCGGCGCGTACATGCCCCAGTGGGCGACGGCGTCGGAGACGACCATCTGGCCGAAAGCATCGTAGTGACGGATGACGGCCTTGGCTGCGCCCGGGTAGCCCCGCGATTCGGGCCACTCGTCGTACCACACGCGCTGCATGACGCCGGTGGCCTCGTTGTAGCGCCAGCAAGCGGGGTCGTCGTCGTCGCCGGTCCACAGCCAGGTGGCGGAGCCGACGAGGAGTCTGGTGCGGGCAGCGATCGTGCGATACCCATCAATCCCGACCTGAATGGTGAACTTTGCCTTGTCGCCCTCGCCACGCTGAATGAGGTACGCCTGCCTGCGCCACGGATCTACGTTCATCCGCTGGCAGACGTGCAGGAAGACTCTGAGGTGCGGGCGGGCGCGCTCATCGTCCGGGTTGGCGTTGGTGATTGCCGACAGCGCGGCTTTCTGCTCCGGGGTGAGCCGGGTCTGGTTCGGTTCGAGGGTCAGCGAGCCAAGGGTGACTACACCTTCCGGCTCAGGAATCTCGTCGGTGGTCGGGATCTGCTGTTCCTGCGGTGGCGCCTCGGCCGTAGTGCTGGTCACGTGCTCCTCCTGGTTGCCGGGTCGCTCTCCGGCGATCGGTCTGTCCTCGATGATGGGGTACGGGTACGACAGTTTGGCGCGACATAGTCATTCGCAAGTTGCAGCACGACGTTGCACGCGATGGCCCACAGGTCGGGCCGGGCCTGCCGCAACCGGAGGGCGCGCGCGACCTCGCGGCGCTTGTCCTCGGGAATGCGCTGCCAGCACATCGCGCACACGACGTTGCCGTAGCGCACGGACAGGCCGCAGCCATGTGTCGGACAGTGGTGACGGCCACGGGTCTCGACGAACGGCTGGGTATAGACGCCGGGCGCCCGCCACTCGCGTGGCTGGGTCTCCGGCGGCAGTTCTTCGAGGTAGGCGATCTCGGCGGCGGTCATGTCGGGGCGCCGGACCCGTAACGGCCTATGCGGAAGGGCGCCGCTCACCGCGAGCAGGCGCCGGTGTGCCCGGGCGGCTTGCGCGGCCCCGGTTCACCGGCGGGGTCGCCGATGCCGCAGAAGGGGCACAGCGCACGCTCGCGCTCGGAAGAGGCGAGCATCTCGACGACGATGCGGCGGGTCAGGTCGTGCGGCAACCGAACCCCGGCAGCCTCAGCGGCGCCGGACCACTCCTCCTCGGTGAAGTGCGCAGCCTTGTCGGCGGTGATGTCCATGCCGGACAGCCGCAGGTACAGACTGAACGCCTTGTTGCGGCGCGCGACCGTCTCGCGCTCCTCGGCGACGGTGGTGATCACGGATCTCTCCTCCTGGCGGGCCGGTTCGCTCGCCAGCCCTCACCACGGAGTGTACCCGCTTAGCGTGACAGTCCGCAACAAGGGATTGCAGCAGGGCCCGCCCTGGCGAGTACGTGTGCCGGGTCATCGGGGGAGCGACCCCTCGCCGACACTCGGCCACTGTCCCGGCCAGGAGGGGGACCGAAGTCCCACACTTTTCACCGGGGAGCGCCTCGTGACGTGACCGCCAGGACGAGCCATCTGTGCAGCGATCAGGATAGGGCCGTTACACGCCTCCGCTCAATGATGCGCTCCGGCGTTTCGCCGTTGGTGACGCCGTGGCACCTTCGATCTTCTGTGTCACCTTCACCTTCGACCAGAACTCACGGTAGGTGGTCTGGCTGGCGACGAGCACGGTACCGATGGTGGCGATGAGGGTCTGTCCGTGCCCGATGGTGCCGTCGACTACGCAGGTGATGACCGCGACGGCGACCGCGACGGCAGCGCCGACGAGAGTTCGGGTGGTCGTCGACCAGTGCGGTTGCTGAATGATCGCGACGATCGGCGGGGAAATTACGCCCACCACGAGCCCCCACAGTGCCGTGGTCGTGACGATCGAGCCTGCGCTGTCCGCTGGGGGAGCCTTGCCGGTGGTGGCATACGCGGTGTGCTGCGCAGTGACGAGCAACAGGAGGCACGTAGCGAGCAGGACGAGGAACCTGATCACCCACGAACGCTGCCATAGTCGGACGAACATGCTGGACCTCCTCAGTAGCCGAAGCCGTAGAAGTAGAACCCGATTGGGTCGATGGCGAGGGTGTGGGGCGGCAGACGTACCAAGCATCTGCCGTCCAGGGGGCTGTAGGCCGTGCACGAAGACTGGCTGGGAGTGGGGGACGGGCTGTGCGGATGGTGGCTAGGGTGCGGCTTGGGTGAGCGATGGCTCGGGCTCGGTGACGGTGGCGGTTCAGACTGAGGTTGCGGCGTCGAAGGTCGCTGGGCCTGCTGCTCGATCTGCCGGATCATCTGCGGGCTGACCCCAGCGTTCTTGAGTGCATGACGGAACGCAGCCAACTGCCGATTCGCGCTTCCTATCCGGCCACTGAGCGCCTCGACCTGGCGGTTGGAGTGGCGCAGCGCGTCGAGCGCCCGGTCGAGACGCCGCCCATTCTGCTGGCTGCTCTCGTACGCCGAGTAGATGCCGTAGATAGCGACCGCGACGATGGCGAGTGCCGCAACTCGTCTCCATAAGGGCCCACTGCCCCGGGCGCGGGCATAGGTGGCTCGCGCTCGGTCACGTGTGGTCACGAGTGACCTCCGTTCTTGCGTTTCTCGTCGGCCCCGAACACAAGCGGCAAGCCCGTGAGGGAGACGCCGACGGCAACCGCAGCCGGGTCGACTTTCTTGGACAGGAACACCTCGTGGACGATGATCGCCATACCCGCGAGGAAGGCGATCACGTCGCGGACGGTGGCGAATCCTGTCGGCAGCCGGATGGTGATGCTCCGGCCGCGCCGAGGCGGTTCCGGTTCCGGTTCCGGAGGTGCCGTGACCTTGCGTGGCGCACGCTTAGCCGGTGTGCGCTTCACGGGCTGCTTACGCTCGGTCACGCACCGAAGGTTAGGCGCGGAGTCTGGTTAGCGTCGCCCCGTCGCCTTGCGCGGCGAGGCTTTCTTGACGGCCGGTTTCTGTCCGTCCGCCGTCGGCGTAGGCCGGGGTTCGACCGGCGGTAGTTGCTCTCGCTGCCGTGTCTTGCGCGAGCCGTGCTGGCCGTCCTGCAACCGGGCGATCTGCGCGAGCAGGCGCTCCCGCTCCTCGTCCCACTGGGCCTTCTCGCTGACGTAGCGCTGGGCCAAGGTGTTCAGTGACGCCCGCGCCTGCGCCTCGCGGTCGAGCCCTTGGAGCATCTGGTCGCGGACGACTTCGATCGACGCGTCCTTGACGGCATCGGCGCTGACGTCGAGATTCAGCGCGCCCCCTGGCGCTGGCGGCGCAGGAGCCGGTTGTTGCGCGGTCCGGTCGGCGACGCGCTCGACGGCTGTCTTCGCTGCCGCGACTGCGGCCTCGACGTCCGGGTCGGGTTCAGGCATGCACGGCATGCTTGCACACGCTGTCCCGAGCCTGGCGCATCACGCGGCGGCGAGAGCGTCGACCTGCTTGCGTAGCGTTGCGATCTCCGCCTTGAGCGCAGCGAGGTCGGCGTCGTGCTCCTTGACGATCGGGAGCAGCGGAACCCAGCCCCGGGCGTAGTCGACGCTGTCGACGCTGTCGAGGTAGTGGATGACGAGTTCGTCGAGACCGGCCGCCCACACCTCCTCGGCGATCAGCCCCCACTGCAACTGCTCGTTGGGCTCCTCGTCGTCGAACAGGTCAGTGCGCCAGTTGTACTCGACGGCACGGGCCTTGAAGATGCGGCGCGGGTCGGACAGGTCGGCGATGTTCTGCTTGAACCGTTCAGAGGATGAGATCTTGCCGAGCCTGAATGGCGAGCCAGACCCCCAGATCGTCGACGCATTGTTGGTCGTATATCCGTTGATCGTGTCGGCGCCGTAGAACGCCACGCCGGTCAACTCGAAGTTGGCGTTACAGGAGATGGTGCCACCACCGTTGTTGATCTGGCCGACGGCGTTGATCGCGTAGCCGCCCATGCCCAGCCCGCCGGTGATCGACGGGCTGGCGAGCGTGACACCGGAGATGGTGTGGCCGTTGCCGACGACGTCGGTGCCGAGGTAGATCCCCGTACCGATGCTGCCAAGGCTGACCGACCCGTTTATGGACACCGATTGGTTGGCTGCGCCGATACTGATCAGGCCGTTGCTTTGCATGATGATCAGCGAGCCTGCGTTGACCAGCGTCAATGACGTGCCGCCGCTGTAGCCGATACCAGCCGAGCCGCCGGAAGAGTTGTAGAAGTAGATGGTGTCGGCACCACTGCTGCTGATCTCGACGCGCGCACCTGACGCGGCGGTGCGGATCAGGCCGCCGGTGATCGTCCCGCCGGTGACCGAGATGAACGGCGCACCGCCGCTGATCGCCATAGTGGCGACTTCGATGCCACCGGAGTCGAAAACATGAAAGCCGGAGCCGTTCATCTCGGTGCGTGCGCCGGAGTCGGCGGTCTTGATGCGCGCGGACACCGTGACGTCCGCCGTCAGGAGACCGGCGATGAGCGAGCCGACGCTGACCGTCGCGATCTTCGCCGCCTGAATGGTCGCGTCGACGATCTTGGCGTTGGTGATCGTCGCGTCACCGATCTTGGCGTTGATGATCGTGCCGTCGGCGATCTGCGCGGTGCCGATAGCGGCGTTGGCGATCTGCGCGGTGCCGACAGCGGCGTTGGCGATCTTGGCTGTGACGATCGACGCGTCAGCGATGTTCGCCGTCCCGACGGCAAGGGCGCCGATCTTCGCGTTGGTGATCGCCGCGTCCGCGATCTTCGCCGTGGTGATCGCCGCGTCCGCGATCTGTGCCGATCCGACCACTCGCCGCAACTGGATGTCGTCCACCCAGATCGAGGACCCGGCGGGGGAGGTGTTGAGCGCCCAAACCGACAGCAGCATCTCTTGCATACCGGCAGGCACCACGAACAAGCCCTCGTACTTCGCTGTCGCGACGCCGACAGCCGTCGGGGCGATCGGCGTCGCGCTCAGTGTGGCCGCCGCGTTGAACATGGTCACTTGCAGCATCGCCCCGGCCACTGAACCGCGAGCCTGTATCGAGATGTACCACACGTCACCGGGCGTGGTGCCTATCGTCCCTTGGGGCGCAGCGGTGACCAGGATCGCGCTGTTGCTGGTGGCGGCCGTTCCCGAAGGTGTCAGTTTCATCGACTTCGAGCCGTTGATCGGCGCGGCTACATCCAATGCGACGGCGCCCGAGTATCCCGATGCAACCCCGGACTTCCAGCCTGCCGCCATCGTCGGTGCGGCGGACGATACTTCCTCGAAGCCGGGGTTGAGCAGCACGTTGTCGGACAGTGCGCCGACGGTCAACTTCTCGGTGCTGACGGCACCGGAGGCGATCTGTGTCGCCGTAATGGCGCCCGCAGCGATCAAGCCGGTGGTGATCGCGCCGGTGATGATCTTCGGCGTGGTGATCGCACCGTCGGCGATCTGCGCCGTCACCGTGACCTTGCGCATCTCCACGGCATCGACGCATAGGTAGTTCCCGGTATTCGGGTGCGAGTTATAGACGACGACCTGGGCGTAACTGGCTCCGGCGGGCGCTGTCCGCTGACCCTCGTAGACTTGGTCGTTCTTCGTGCCACCGGGGCCGCCGACATTGCTCAGGTAATCGACTGAACCGATCAGGCTCTTGTTGCCGTCGTACCAATTGACGCGCAGATAGATGCCGTTGGTCACGGCAGTGGTGTTGCCGTAGAGCATGCGCAGAAAGTAAGCCGCGCCGCCTTGGACAGGAATGAAGTCCGACCAGATGGAGGTCCAACTCGCCGGATCGGCGAACAACACGGCATATTGCTGCCCCGACGTCGCCCGTGCGGCGCTGAGTTCCAAGTAGGAGTTCGCCTGATTGGAGGTGTCCGCGTTGTTGTACCAGCGCGCAATATTCAACGTGTTACCGGTCGGTGCGTTTAGTGCGACGCCGATGTCCTCGAAAGAGGAGTTCGGCAGGAGGTTGTCGCCGATGGCCCCGATGGTCAGTTTCTCGGCAGTCACCGCCCCGGCGGCGATCTGAGTAGCCGTGACCGCCCCGGCGGCAAGGACTGCTGTGGTAACGCTGCCTGCGATGAGTTTGGGGGTGGAGATCGAGCCGTCGGCGATCTGCGTCGACGTGACTGCGTTCGCCGCAATGATTGCAGAGGTGACCGAGTTGACCGCGAGCACAGCAGTCGTGACGCTGCCAGCAGCGAGTTGGGTGGTGCCGACCGTGCCGGGCAGGATCTCATCGGGCATCGGCGAATAGGCTGTGGCGACATTACCTCGCTCGATCTGTAGCCCGTCGAAGTAAACGCCCGCGCCAGTTGTGCCGTAGAGACGCAGGTCGACAGACGTTGTCGTCGGTCCGGAGGTGAGCGGGATCTCGATGATCTGCCACTGGTCTGTCTTGGACCAGTCCACCGAGACGGTTGGCAACGCGACGTAGACGCCCGGGTGGGACCAGTCGATAACCCATACGGGAGAGGAGATTCCGCTCGCCGGTGCCGCTACGTTCGGCGGCGCCATCGCTGCGGTCACACCGGCCGGTATCCAGACGGCCATGCTGAACGTGTACTCGGTGCTCGGCTTTACTGCGTACGTCTTCGCGGCGTAATGGTCATGGGCTGTGTCCGGGTTCACCACGTGTAGGACGCGTACGCCGTGGAATGGACTCGGATGGTCGGTTGGGTCCGTCAGGACCGCTGAGAAACTGGTACCCCATCCAGTCAGCGAACCGGATTCGAACGACGAGTCGGGAGCGATGTTGCCGCCGCCGATCGTCACGTCCAGCGCGACGGGTGTCACGGCCTTGGCGGCGATCTGCGCGGCAGTGACGGCGCCAGCGGCGATCTCGGCGGTGGCGACCGCATTCGCTTGAATGACGCGGGCGTCGATCGCGTCGGTGGCAATCTTCGCGTTGGTTATCGCCGCGTCATTGATGTCGGCGGCGACCAGTGGCGGAACGACGCCCCCGGCGATGTCGGACGGCGTGCTCATGTTGCCGGACCGGTCGACCGCGACGAAGCGGACGTAGACGGTGTCGCCCGCACCACCGACGGCGATCGAGGTGCTGGGTCCGATGAGGCTGTCGATGATCTGCACGCCCGGGTCGGTGATGGCGAAGTTGTTGGACGCGGACGCATACACGTCGGTGTGGGAGAAGTCGGCGGACATTGGGTTGCCGCCGGAGTCCAGTCCATCCCAGGTGACGCGGAGCACGCCGAGGTAAGGCTCAGTGACGGGCGTGCTCGGCTTGTTGGGCGGCGTCGTATCTTCGGCGAGCAGGATCGCTTCGCTCTCGGTCCAGGCGCCTTCGTTGCCGCCGAAGTCGACTGCGCGCACGCGGGCGGTGAACAGATGTCCGACCGGCAGGCTCGACAGGAACATGACGGTGCCGTCGTTGAACTGCTCGGCGCCGGTCCAGCCGTTCGAGTCGATGCGGTAGGCGACGTCGTAGTGCCCGAAATCGTCGAAGGCGGAGCCGTCCGTGTTCTCGGTGACGTCGGTCCACGAGATCGTCGCCTGCGCTTCGGTCTGACCGGCGGCGTCGACGTACGCAGCGGAGGAGACGTCGACGGCGAGCGGCGCGGCCGGGAAGGTGACGTCCGGCCCCTCTTTCTTCGGCTGCGGCGCGCGTGTGTTCGACGTCGAGCCGTTGAGAATGCCGTCGATCTTGCGTTGCAGCCGCATCGAGATCTCGACGATGAGGTCGTTGAGTTCGATCGACGTGCTCTGTAATCCGTCCTGGCTGAACACGCGCGCGATGGTGCGCACGCGCTGCGGTGCCCAGCCAGTGTCGTCGTCGGTGCGCCGCTGGTCGTAGCGGACGTAGTCGCCGAGGTAGTAGTCGACGGAGGGCGTCGGTGCGCCTTCGCCGCCAGGAATGTAGACGAGGGTGATCGCTTCACTCGTCGCCTGATAACTCGCCGCCTCGACTTCGCCTATAGCCTGCAAGGTGCCGAGGTCGGTGACGCCGCCACGACCGTCGTACGCTTCGCGGCGACGACCGGACCAGTTCGGCGTGGCTTCCTCGGCGAGCGCGCCTTCATCGCCGACGAGCAGCACCGTCGAGCGCTTGGTACGCCGCGACCGCACGCGCGGGCCCTGGGTGACGGACTGACCGAGCCGGAAGATGACGTCGGGGCGGTCGGTGCCGCCGGGCCCGGTGTCCGGTACGAACATCTGCAACGTCATGCCGTTCATGCGGAAGTCGGCCCAGGCGTTGTCCGCGAACCCTTGCAGCACCTTGAGGTAGTCGCTGCCCGTGTCGTAGGTGATCGTGTACTGCTTCGGCCACGGCTGCCCGGCGGAGTCGTTGACGGCGTCGAAGTCGTAGGAGACGTCCTGCAACGCGCCGCGCGCCTTCGCCTTCGAGATCAGGTCGTGCATGATCTGACCGGGGGTGGCGTCGGCGAACCCTTGATGCGGGTCGAGGTTGATGACCGGACCGCCCGGGACGTGATCGGCCGGGAAGACGATCGGGTCTTCGAGCAGCGCAAGGACGCCACGTCCGCCGAACGTCGTCGTCATCGTCGGCTTCGGCTGCTTCGCCGGATCGTCGCTGTCGTCTTCGAGCAGGTACCAGTCGGGCTGGATTACCCCGTCGACGACGGGGACGAGGACCGCTTCGTCGAGGTCGATCAGCGCCGAGCCGACGCCGAGCAGCGGGTACTCGGCAGACAGCGCACCGGTTCCGTTGAACTCTTCCTGGATGCTCGCGGAGGTGAACTCGGACAGGCGGCCGATGTAGGTGGTGCCGTCTATCTCGTAGATGTCGAAGTACACGCCCATCTACACGAGCCAAGCAGGAGTGCCGGTGACGGTCAGTTTCGTGGTGGCACCGCCGCCGGTGCCGCGCAGTTGAAGCGACGGGGTGTTGCCCGGCCGGGCGGGTGGCACGTTGTGATAGCGGGCGCCGCTGTAGCGCAGGTGCCCGAGGTTGGGCACGAAGCCGCCGAGCCCGGTTGCACCCCATCCGTCGCTGCCACCGCCGACGACGATCGACTCACCGGCCGGGATCGCTCCGTCATAGGTCCACCAGTCGCCGTCGCCATCGGTGGTGGCGATAACGAGAGGGTTGTTGATCGGGCCGTCGACCTGAGTGGTGAGACGTTCCTGCGGTGCGGTGACGGCAGCGAACGAGGTGAGCGCGAGCGCCTGCGGCAGACCGGGACCTGCGACGGTTGCGTCGGTGACGGGACCTGCGTCGTCCCACCACACGCCATCCGGCACCTGCACCTCGATGGCGGCGCGGATGCCAAGGTTGCCGATCGGCGTCGGCTCGATCGCGGCAATGACCTCGCCGTAGCAGTAGCGCGCGCCGCCTCCGGCGAGTGTGCGCCTGTAGCGCTGCAACCTATGTCCGGGCGTGACGGCGCGCAGAAAGAGGTCCCACCACTGCTCGACGAGAGAGCGCGTGTCATCGCCGAGCCAGATATTGAGGGTGAAGGTGCCCTGGTCGAACTGCTTGGGTGCCCACAGTTGGCCGGTGCGATTGGCGACCTGGCCGTTTTGCCCGCGCTTGGCCGGGCTGCGGTACAAGCCGCTGCGCATCTCGACGTCGCGCAACCAGCCGTCGGTCAACAGCCAGTCATCCACCCACCAGTCTTCACGTTGATCGGTCATGGGCCGAAGACCCCGATGTCCGCCATCGCTCGCAGCCGCCGGTTGATCGAGTCGCTCGCGGGCTCGGCGACCGGATTGTTGGTGACGATCGCCCCTTCCTCGAAGACCACGCCACGATCCTGCACGACTATCGGCCTCGGTTGTGTCTCACCACGCGCCGCACCGACGAGCGTGTCCAGTGAACTCGGTGCGGCCACCGCGAGTACATCGCCACCGAGTCCGTTGAGCCGGTCGATGAGGTCATCGCCGAGGAACGCGCGGGCTTTCTCTGTGAGGACGGCTTCTCCACCGAGTGCACGGATGACCCGCTCACCCCTACCCGGGATGACACCGCCGGTGTGGTAACCGACGTAGGAGCCGCCGGACATCATCGCGGCGATGCCGGCGATGCCGGGGATGGCGCCGATGCCGCCGTAGCGGCTGACGCCATAGTTGAGACCGGCGAAGACGTTGGCGTACGGGTCGGTCGACACGCCGTAGGAGAACGGGCCGGTGCGCGCGTACTTGCCTGCGTACTTCGCGAACGTCGAGTCGATGACCTGCGCGAGCCCGACGGAGGGGTGCCCGGCCTGCCAGTTCGAGTCCCACTTGTTGACACTCTCCGGGTCGCCGGAGGACTCGCCGCTGATGAGCCGCAGCACGTACGGCGTCCACTTCGTCGACTGGCCGAGTTCGGTAAGTACCGAGTCGACCAACGACGACCAGCGCGTGACGTCGCCGGTGAGGCCTGACGTCGAAGGCGAGGGACCGGTCGGGTCGCCGGTGCCCTTGGCGGCAGCGTCTTTCTTGCCGAGCAGGTCGAGCACGCCGTCGATGAGTTGGTTCATCATGCCGCCGAGGGCCCCGGTGTATACCGGCGGCGCGTGCAAGTTCGCGTTGATGAGGTGCCGGACGGGGACGAATGCCGCCGTCAGCGCTTTCCTGAGCCCCCCAACGGCCAGGTTCTTCAAGGCGCCGACCGCGTCGCCGAACACGTCCTTGACGGCGCCGGTGACGCCGGTGACGCCGTGCCACACCGAGCCAGCGGCGCCCTTGATGTCGTGCCAGATGCCACCGATGCCGAACGCCGGGGAACCGTCCGCCCCGACCGTCGGGCCCGGCGCGGGCGCGGCGGCGACGCGGGCGGAGAAGGTGGAGTTGATCGCGTGGATGGCGGGCGCTCCACCGAGCCCGCGCACCGCTTCCGGCACGAGGATGCCCTCGCCGGGAGACACAAGTGCGCGGACGGTGTCGCGGCCGGGTGCGTAGCCGGGGATGACGCCGCCGTGCGCGAACTTGCCCTCGGGTAAGGGCGGCAGGTTGACGAGGTCGGCGACCTTGTTCCAGGCCCAGCGGATGCCGTTGTTGTAGACGGTGTTGACGACGAACCGGACCGGCGCCTCGGCGACAGACTTGAGTCGCCCCCAAATCTGGCCGATCGCGCTGACCGTCGTACGGAAGGCGCCCTTGATGTCATTGAGCACATTGGAGATCGCCGTCTTCGCCGCCCCGAACATGCTGTCGGCGGCGTTCTTGAGGCCGGTCCAGAACGTCGACCAGCCGGACGACAGTGTGTTCCAGGCGCCCGTGAACAGGCCCTTGATCCCGCCCCATATCGTGTCGATCACCGTCTTCACGGCGCCCCACAGGTCGCGCGCGACGGTCTTGAGGCCGGTCCAGAACGCCTGCCACCCGGCGGAGATGACCTTCCACTCGGTCAGGTACAGCGCCTTGATCCCGTCCCACACTGCCGCGATGGCGTCCCGCACGCCATGCCAGATCGCGAGACCGACGGTCTTGAGGCCGGTCCAGAACGCCTGCCACCCGGCGGAGATGACCTTGAAGGCGTCGGCGAAGACGGCCTTCGTCTGCTCCCAGTGCTTCGCGATGAACACGAACGCAAGACCGAGCGGGCCGGTGAGGATCGCGAACAGGTACGGCCAGTTGTCCTTGACCCAGTTCCAGACGAATTCCGCTGCTTCCTTCACTGCGTCGAAGGCACCGGTCACGATCTTGCGGAAGGTGTCGCTGCGCTGCCACAGCACGACAAAGGCGGCTCCGAGCGCGACGACGAGCCCGATGATGAGGACGATCGGGTTCGCGTCCATCGCCGCATTCAGGAGCCATTGCGCGGCGGCTACGGCCTTCGCGGCGGCAGCCTGGGCGAGTTCGGCGGCGGTAGCAGCGATCGTGCGTGCGCGGACGATGAGGAACTGCGCAGCCGTCTTCGCCAACGCACCGGCGGACAGGGCCATGTTCTTGAGGAACGTCCCGGTCCGCTTGCCCGCGTTGAGCAGCGCGTCGCCCGCCAACTTCGCTCCGCGCGCGAGTTTGCCGCCGAGCGTCGACGCCGCATTGCTGCCGGAGGTTTCGACGTCATCGAGGGCCTTTTTCTTCGCCTGGTCCTTCGGCAGTTCCTTGTCGATCTCTTTGGTGGACAAGCCGAGCGCGCCACGGAACTTGTCCCACAACTTCGACGCGCCCGGCACCTTCGACATGATGCCGCCGAGTTTCGAACCGAGTTTGCCGATGGCGCCGACGGTCAGCCCGATGCCGGTCGCTGCACCACCGATGGCGAGCAGGCCGAGCACGAACTGATGAATGCCGGGCACCTTCACGATCGCGTTGACCGCGCGCAGGATCAGGTCGAGGGAACGGGCGGCGGCGGTCAGCGCACCCGACCCGCCGCCGAGGTCGCCGAACAACTGGGCGACGGTCGTGAGCAGTTGCACGAAGGCCGGGCCGAACGAGGTGCTCATCGACTGCAACGCGGTGACGAGCGCGGGCACGAACTTGGTCGTCACTTGGTCGATCAACGTCGCGGTCGACTTGTCGGCGCCGATCTTGCCGATACCAGCGACAAGGCCGTCGAACAACCGGCCGAGCGCCTTCACGCCGGGGACCGCGTTATCGAAGTAGGTCTTGAGGGCGTTGCCCCCAGTCGTGCCGGGCTCGGTGATCGCCTTGAGTTTCTCGACGGACTTGTCGAGCGCGGTGAACAACTGGCGTCCTGCGGGTGCCGCCGCCTGGCCGATGTTGTGCAGTGCACCGAACAGGTCCTTGAACAGATCCCACAGCATCGAGCCCGCGTCATACGCGCGCTGGAAGAACCCGGTCAGTCCGGCGCCGGGGCCTTGCATCTCGCGCTGCACGTGCACGAGGTCGGAGAGGTTCTGTGCGCCGATTGCGATGTTCTTCGCGAACTTCTCGACGAACGGGCCTGCGGCGACGGTCAGGTCGCGGATGATCCGCAGGATCGGGTCGAGCGCGCCACCGAGGCTTTGCAGCACGCGCACGTTCGAGTCGGTGATGGTTGCGAAGTCGCGCCGCCACGGACCAGAGGAGACCATCGTGAGCGCGCGATCGGCGACGCCGCCCATTACGCCACCGGTCTTCGATAGCAACGCGTCGAAGTTCGGCAGCAGGCGCATCGCAGCGGTGAGGCCGTCCTGCAACGGCGGCAGAAACGCCTCCTGCGCACTTGAGCGCAGGCTCTTGAGTTTCGGTTCGAGGGTGTTGGTGAGGAACTTCGCGAACGACTGACCGGCGGGGCCGAGGCCCTTGAGCGCCGCCGTCGCGGCGGCGGCGGTCGTCGACTGCTTCGCCTCGGCATCGGTCTGCGCCTTCACCGCCTGCGTCAGCGCATCCTGGGCTTCCTGGATGCGCTGGGCTGCGTCTCGGTTGGCGATCGCCTGCTCGCGCTGCGCGTCGGCGACGGCACGCTCGGCGTTGGCGATGTTCTCGGATCGTTGCAGCCGCTCGCGTTCGAGTTGACGTTCCTGATCGGCGACGGAGCGGTTCGCGTCCTGCACCTTGCGCTTTGCGTCGACGACGTTCTTCGCGCCGTTGACGCCCGCCTTCTCGGCATCAGCCGCCTCTTTCTTCAAGGCGGCGTTCTGCTCTTGGGCTTCCTTGTAGCGCTGGACCGCCTCGTCGTACTGCAACTGCGCCTCTTTGCGGTCCAGGTCGGTCGATGTCGCTGACCGGTTGACCGCGTCGAGGTTCTGCTGCGCCTGTTCCAGTGCCAACTCGGCGGAACGTTCGCTCAGGGCCGCGTCGGCGAGTTTGTCGGCGTACGCCTCAAGGTCGGCCTTCGCCTGCACCCGGGCCGCGTTGAGGTCCTCCTGTGCGTAGGTCGCGCTGCGTTGCGCGTCAGCCAGGGACCGCTCCGCGTCGGCGACCTGCTGGTTACCGGTACGGATCGCGTCGTCGCGGCTCTGCTCGGCTTGCTGAACCCGCTCCGCACCGGTGATCGTCGCCTGGTCGGCCTGCTCATGGGCGTCCCGCAGGGCTCGCTGCGCGGCGACGATGCGCTGCGCGGCTGCCTCCTGCGCGGCGGCGCTCGACGTCGCCGTACTGCCCGACTTGGCCTGCTCGGCGTTCATTGCCTTGACGGCCTTGCCGATGCCGAGGAACGACGCGACGACCGGCGCGAGACCCTGCACGATCGCGCCGCCGATCGCGGGCAGGGTGGCGAGCAGGTTCACCGCCGGTGCGGCGGCGGACACGAGCGAGATCAGCCCGGCGCCGAGTTGCGCGACGGCCGCGACGGCGACCTCGATCCCGGCGGCGATCGCCGGGAACTTCATCAGCGACAGGATCGCGGACGAGCCGGAGAGCAGTGCCGAGTAGTCGAAGTCGACGCTGATCTTCGAGCGGCGGTTGCGTGCCGCCCGGTCGATCTCCGCGTCGGCCTTCTCGGCGTCCGCGTCGACCTCAAGGGTCATCTTGCGGTCGCGTGCGATCCGGTCGATCTCGGCTTCGGCGGCGCTCGTGTCCGCGTCGACGTCGACTGTGATGGTGCCCGCGCTGCGCTGCGCTTGCAGGACAGCGGCTTTGAGGTCGGCGACGAGGCGACCCTTGTCGATCGTGACCGGGATCGAGAGCGACGCGCGGGTCTCCTTGGCGGCCCGGTTGAGGTCGGCTTGCAGTCGCCGTGCGTCGATCTCCGCCTGCACTCGCGCGCGTACGCCGCGCACCTCGGCGTCGATCTTGCGTTGCAGGTCCCGGCCGAACCCGGTCGTGTCGCTGCCGACCTCGACGTAGAGCCCGCCAGCGCGGACGTCCTGCTCGGTCATGCCACCACCCGCACCGAGCGCTGGGTGGCCTTGAGGACGCTCACGACCCGCTTCACGCCACTACTGCCGTCACCGGTGAGGTGTGCGGGGCGCGGCACCTTGCGAGGCTTCTTACGCCGCATATCCGCCGCCAGCACCGACACCTCCTCGATCAGTTGCGCCAGCAGTTCCGTGTTCAGCGTCCAGCGGTCGAGGCTGCGGTCTTCGGGCTTGGTGCGGACCAAGGCATCCGCAGGCAGCCCTCGGACGTAGACGATCAGCCGTCGGACGCCGATGAAGCCTTCCTGGTCCGGGTCTTTCCAGACGCCCCGGAGGTCGACCCCGGGGTAGTGGTGAGCGAAGTCTGCTTCGAGGTCCCCTCCCCGCTCGTCGACGAGTCGGAGGACTGCAAGGCTTCCCCCAGGCCCACCCCGTACTGGCGGAACACGCCCTTCGCGAATTCGGCAACGTCTTCTCGCGTCGGTCGCGCGGCGACGAACTTGTTGTAGCCCTCCGGGTACTCCTCGGAGTTGAGCAGCCGACGGCCCGACTCGACGATGGCGTCGATCAACTCCGACGGCAGCGTCGGGCGAGCCACGAGCAGGTCGATGAGCAGCGACGTCGCGGCCATCGCCTGGTCGCGGTCGCTGGCCTGCTGCATGTCCACGGCCTTACGGATGAGCAGTGCGATGTCGAGATCGAGCAACTTGACGGGCTCGAACACGTCGAGCGGCAACTCGACCGGCAGCGCCGCGATGGTCTCGCCGCCGAGGCGGATCGGAGTCGGCGCGCCTTTCGCTTCGCGGCGTGTGGCGCGGGCGCGGTCGAGGTCGATGACGTTCTCGTCGAACGGCGCCGGAGCGTTTGGTGCGGTCATCTTGTGGCGTCCTTTCGTCTACCGGGGTCAGCACGGAGATTACGGATGGACGGGGGTAGCGTCGCGTCGAGCGCGCTCCAAGTAGGGGCGTGATCCTGCCGCAAAGGTCTGACGCTCGTCGCGTCGAGCCCGTCGGGGGCGACGGCTGCGGACCCCAGCCGCGCTGCACAGCCGCCGCCACCCAGTGGATGCGCCCCGAGGCCGCCACAGCCGGGGACGCTGCTCGACCGTAAGGGGCCGCACGACACAACGTCGTGCTGGGCGCGCTGACCTCTAGTTCGAGGCGGCGGCGCCATAGCCCCGCACCCGGGACTTGCCGGTGAACGGATGACACGCTGTTGGCCCGCCAGAGCGGTCGATCAACCGCTCTAGACGGGCCAGCAGGTCAGCGCGTTGCGCCTCAGTCAGATTGCATCCTTATGCAGCGAGTGGGTCAAACGCAGGATCGTCCGTTACGTCATACCACGGGTCACCGACGTCGCTGCCCAAAATTGACAGCCGCAGCGGGAGGGTGGACTCCGCCGTCTTGTGCCACTGCTGGGTGACACCTTCGGACTGCATGCACTTCGGCACGATCCGGCGGTAGTGCTTGGTGCCGTCGGTGACCTCGATGATCGCGGCGACGTTGGTCCGGCCGCCGATGGCGGGTGGGCTGAACTTGTAGTACGGGGCGCCGCCGCCGCTGGGCGTCACCGAGGTGACCGTGCCGCCACCGTAGACGGACTTGAAGTTGTCTCCCGACCACTCCTGCAAGTCGACCTGCACCGTCGCGGCGTCGGTCGTCTGGAACCGGCGGGTCGGGTAATTCGACTGATGAGAGTTGACCTCCTGGAAGCCAGGGTTGGTCGCCCATTCCAGCGAGTCCGGCGTGAACAGACCGACGTCCTTCCATGCCGGATCGAGAGTGGCGACGGGGCCGTCCGGTGCGATGGTGCCGACGGGGGCCAGGTAGACCCGCGCCATCTGCGCGACTGTGATGCGAGTGGCGTCACCGGCCACGGTGTACCTCCTGCGGAGATCGACGACGGGTCATCTGTGGGGAGATTAGGTGGCGGCTGGCTTAGTGTCGCGTCGAGCGAAAGCACTACGCCGGTCCGCCTTCGGCGCCGTCTCCATCGCGCGAACAGCACTCGCTCCCATCTGCTCGGTCGGCAGCGGGGGGTGCAGGAACACCTGCACGCTGGACAGGTAACGGGGCTGCCCGTTGGGCAGCGGCACCCATCCGAGCGAGCCGTCCGCGCCGATGTTCGTCACGACCGGCTCCCCTGGCATGCTCGGTGTCTCCGGCACCCCGGCGACCTCCTGCAACGCGACGAGCAGCAGGCGGCGCAGCGCGGCGGCGCCAGGACGGCCGTCGAGGTCGCCAACCGCCTCGACCTGCACGATCGGGGACATGAGCCAGCGCAGACCCCGCAGCGACCCGCCGGGGGGGTCGGAAACGATCAGTCGCGGGTAGGGGACGACGTTACGCAGCCCGATGTGATCGTCGACGTCGTCGTCGGCTGTGAATCCGAGTTCCGTTTTGACCTTGTCGCTACCGCGCAGTCTCGCGACGACCACTGCGACGGGGTCGGCCGCCGCGAGGTCGATGTCGGGCATGCTCAGGCAGTCGGCTCCGGTACGGGCACGGCGTCACCGGCCATCTCGGAGACGACCTTCTCGGCCGCTTCCCGGTCGATGCCGAGTGCACCGGCAACAGCGTCCGGGTCCTCCGGGTCGACCTGTGCGTAGCCCGCGTTGATGATCGCGCGCGCCACGTGCGGGTACACGTCGATCTCGTCGCCGACCGGATAGTCCTCGTCCCTGGCGTCGAGCCCGAGCCCGGCCTGGTACGTCGGGCCGATCGGGTGCGCCAACGTCAGTCGGACCTTGCCCTCCTGGGGCTCGGCAGCCGACCGGCGACGACTTGTTGTCTTCGTAGGTGCCACGGGTCCTCCTGATCACAGTGCGGTCGAGGGGCAGCGTAGGGCGGTCAGGGCACTAGCGTCACGTCGACAGTGCTTACGCGGCGGCCGTCCCGGCAAACAGGTCAACGACATCACGGACGTTGACCCCGTCGAAGACCGAGGAGTGGTCTCTGCCCGCGATGACACGCAGTGCCATGTGCGGGTCGTTGACCGCGTTCACGAATGCCTGCGACTGCGCCAGCGGCACGGTCGTGTCCGCGTCGCCGTGGTAGATGCGGACCGGCGGCAATCCCCGGTAGTTGGCAGGCTCGCCGATCGGGGCGTGACCGACGATCCCCGCCGCCCAACCAGCCGATCCGCCGTAGTCGGCCTCGATCTCGGGAGCATACGTCGCCTTGCCCACCGACGTGTCGTGGAAGTAGGCGAGATCGGTCGCGGGTGCGAACACACATGCCGCCTTGACCAGTGTCGGGTTGCGCTTCACCCAGTTCAGCGCCGCCAAGCCGCCCATCGACCAGCCGAGCACGCACACCTTCGGGCTCGCGACGTGGATCGTGTTGAGCAGGTAGTTGTAGGCGGCCGTCAGATCGGTCATCTCTGCGTCGTCAGCCCACGGCGTCGGCCCGCCAGCGTCGATCGACAGCACCGTGAATCCCGCGAGCGCCAGCGCCAGCGTGAATCCCCCGGACCCGCTACCCGCCGACTGGAACTGCAACGAGGTGCCGCCGTGGCCGTGGACGGCAATCACGCCGACGCTGCTCCCGTCCCGCTTGGCGCGTTTCGGTTCGGTCAGCACACTCGACTCGCCCGCGCTGTACGCACCGACCGCGTAGGCCGCGACGGTCATCGCTCGACCGCCTCGATCATGCTCTCGACGCCCGGCACATCCCGACCGTAACAGCCCATCGCCAGACCAACCTTGTTGGTGAGCATCTGCGCTCTGAAGGTGTAGTTCTGGCCTTGCACCGGCTGGAACCGCCAGGTCAGGAAGAACGAGCCGTAGTATTGCTGGCCCGACGCGATCGCCGATGCGTTGGTCTTGGTGTCACGGCTGGTGATAGATGCGTCGGCGTTGACCTCGGCCAACACCGCCGAGAATCGGCTGACCGTACCTGCTACGACCGTACCGAGGCTGATCGCCAGCACCACGCTCAACTGGATCTTGATGGGACGGACCCCACCGACGACACCGATCTGCAACCCGGGGATGTCGTGCGCGTTCCCATCCGCCGCATTCGCCTGCGACAGCGAAGTAGCAAGGAACGCGTAGGCCAGTTCCCGTCCACCGGTGTTGTTAACCGCAGTCGTGTTCGCCGCGATTGCTGCCGCGTTCGCCTGCTCCGCCGCTGTTGCCCGTGCGACTTCGGCTGTCAAGTCCGTGATCAGCGCGCGCAGGTTGATGGCGGCGGTGTTGGCAGCCTCCGCCGCCTGTGCCCGGTTCGTCTCGGCGGTCAGGTCGGTGATCAGCGCGCGCAGGTTGATGGCGGCCTGCATCGCCGCCGCGCCGGACTCGTCGCCGCGCAGTTGGGCGTCGATCTCGGCGAGCGTGTCAAGCGCGACGTCCAGGGTTCCGCCGGTCAGCGCCGAAAGTTGCGCGTTGACGTACGCCCGGTCGCCGTGCACGTCCGGTGCACTGACGTGCGCGGCGAGCACGCTGTCCCCGTGAGCCCGGTCGCCGTGTGGGTCGGCAGCGGTCTCGTGCGCGGTGATACGCGGTCCTGCGACCGGGTCGGTCTCCGCCGTGATGCCACCGCCCGGGCCACTACCGCCGAGTGTCGCGGGGTCGACGCCTTCGGCGAGCATTGTGTCGGCGTTCCAGGTCAGCACTTCGCGGTCTTGCAGCGTCGCGTAGTCGGCGAAGATGTTGCGCGGTCCGGTGACCAGCGGCGTGTCCGCGTCGGCGTACTGCGCGTAGCCAGCGTTGACCAGCCGCCGCGCGTCCTCATCGGCGACGTCGATGACGTCGCCGACATGATGACCCTGCCACGGACTTGAGAACTTGACCCTCACTGGCTTACCTCCCGCTGACGTGTCTCGACGGCAACAACTTCGAGCGCGTGGTGCATGAAGTGGGTGCCGACGTCCTCGTCGGTCCCGTACTCACTCTCGGCGGCGCGTGGGAACGTGCAGCGCACGCTGGCCTTCACCGACGTGCCCGCGACTGTCGTCGGGCTACGCTCAATGTGTCGGGCGAGTTCGTTGGGCAGCACGACGCTCTCACAGCGACAGTGAATCCGGTTTCCGATCGGCAGGTCCGGGTCGCCGGGACGGCGGGCGAGGTCGAAGCCAGCACGGATGTCGTTGGCGTCGTTGCCGGTGTTGACCTTTGGGATCTTGTAGCGAAGATTCGACGGGACTTCCTGGCCGTCGGCGTAGACATGGCTGGGCCGCACCTTCTCGTCCCGGCGGGTGAGCCACGTCTTCGCGTCCGGGGCACCGCGCTTGGCTTCGGTCTCGACGCGGACCGTGAGATGGTCGACATAGGGCCGCACGATCTTGGCGGCGACGAGAGTGTCTAGTCCGGCGGTCATCTCGAAGCGACTCATGGCGTCGTGCTCACCCCGACCCGGATCTGCCCTTGGATGCGCACGTAGTTGACGCTGGCGTCCTCGCTGTGCCGGATGTTGTCGGCAGTGCGGATGAACCACTCGCGGCCAGTGGCGACGTCGACGGGGTTGCCGTCGTCGTCGAGTTGGTACTCGACGACGAGGTCCTTCGGCTTCATCGGCCACAACGCCGGATCGACAGAGATGTTGTAGATGCTCTCGCCGCCTTGCAGGTTCGCGCCGCCGCCGGTGACCCGCCCTGGGTAGGCGGGCGTTGGGTCGGCCCAGCCGCCGGGCACGAGGTCACCGTGACTGTCCGGCGTCAAGTCTTCCTGACGACGTAGCGCGAGCGCTGTGTTCGGCAGCAAAACGCTCATAGCCGAATGACCCTGCTGCGGCCGGGGCGGATGAACACTCGCCGCCCGGCGAGGCGCCACCGGTCGAGGCTCTTGAGCGTGGGGGCGCCGTTGGTCGCCTGTGGGCCTGCTTGTGCGCGGCTACTGGCGAGGCTCTCGACACCGCCTGGGGTCAGGTACTCGTAGGAGATCGACTGGCCCTCGACGGAGACGCTGCGCACCCGCTGCGCTTTCTTGCCCTGCATCGACTGCCACAGCCGCACCACGTCCCCACTGCGCAGCACCGTGTTCTCGATGTAACGCCGGACCGGCAGGTAGATCGGCTGGGTGGCGTCGATGCCCGCGATGTAGGTGATGGTGTAGCGCCCAGTGGGCTGGCCTGAGATCGGGTCGGCCTCCGGTTCGGCGGAGGTGATCGAGATGACCTTCGACTCGCGCAGGCGCCAACCATCGGGATAGGCGATACGGCCGGTCTCGATGAACGTCGTCGGCGTGATCGGGCGCCCCAAGTAGCCCTCGACCTCAGCCTGTGCGTCGTAGATGGCGCCGGTGATGATTTCGGTGGAAGTGTCGTCAAGCGGCTGGCTAAGGCCGAGTCGGATGGCGATCTTCTCGACCGGGACGACGAGCGGGCACGGTTCCTCGAAGTCGGCAGCGGGCTGGGTCATCGCTACCCCCAACCTCCTCCGTTGATGCTTCTGGTGCTTACACCCGGGCCACTACGACGAACAGGCGGGCAGACGAGGCATCGTGTGCGTCGTCGACCCGCCTGTCGCGTAGCGGTCAGTCCTTGCCGTCCGCGCCGTCGTCCGCCCCGCTGTCGCCCGCGCCGTCGTTCGCCCCGCTGCCGTCGGCGGCGAGGACAGGTGCCGCGTTGCCACCGGCGCCCATCCGCTCGCGCCCTGCCGCCTCGGTCAGCGGGCTCTGCGCCTCGGCCGTAGCGGCGTGCACGAATAGGTCGGCCTTGTCGCGCGGCACCCGCGCGTTCGCCGGGAACAGCAGTTGGGTCATCGGCGTGCGTGACCCCTGCTGGACGAACTTCTGGTAGACGCGGACCTTCGTCGTGGCGTACGTCGTGGTGCCGTCGCCGAAGTCGAAGACCTCTTCCGGATCGAGGTCGCTGCCTTCCTCGTCAACGAGTCCGAGCACGCCCGAACCCGGCAGCGAGCGCTGCCCCGCCGCCGCCGCCACTGGCGAGGTCGACAGGTGCCGCTGCACCGTAACGGGCGGGCGCTTGTCCGAGGTGGGCGCCGCGAGCGGACTCGCTGGGCTCGGCGCGCGCTTGGTGGCCGCGTCGGTGCGTGGTCCGGTCTCGACGTCGGGACCGTCCGGATGCGCGTACCCGGCATCGACGGCGGACGTGCCCTCCGGGGCGTCCGACACGGCGCTCGGCTTGTCGGGCGTCTCGGTCGGCGTCTCGGTCTCGTCTTTCTTCGGCTCCTCGGCCGCCGCACGCGACGAGCCCTTCGCCTGAGTCTGCTTGCTGGCTGGCGGCACGGTGTCCCTCCATCGGATCGCGCACGAATGCGGTCACCGAGAGGTTAGAGAGCCGCCAGGCTTAGTGTCGCGTCGAGGAAACCGCGAGCATGTGCTGCGCGTGCCAGGCGAGGATCTCCGCCCGGCTGATCTGCCACGGATCGTTCATCGGCCACGCGGCGACGACCTCGAACTTGAAGGTCTGGTAGCAGCGCTCGACCTCGGGTCCGAAGCCAGCGTCGCAGTCGATGCACGAGCCGACGGCGTCCGGGTCGTCGCCGTCACGAGCGGGCCGGAAGCCGTCGCTGGCCTCGTCGGGGAACACCTTGCGGGTGCCCGTGCAGGTCGGGCAGATGGCCCGGTCGCCGAGTGCGTCGATGAGCAGGCAGCGGGCGAGTTCGCTCGGGCCGGAACCGGCGTAACCCCAGGAAAACCCGGTGGGGCTGTGCTTGACGTGATGGGCGAGCAGGCCAACCCGGGTCGGCTCGGTGGCCGAGCCGGACCGCACGATCTGCACACGCTCGTGCTCGCCGGGCTCGCCGCGATAGATGGGCTCGTCCATGACTCCTCCTGCTGCGCCCCAGTCGCTCGCCGAGGCTGCGGTACGACGCGCCGCCGGTTGTCCGCCAGATCAACGGGTGATTTGTGAGGCGGTGGAGCCCAGGTATCCCGGGGCCCGGCGGTCACGTCGTCCGTAACGCAGCGTACGACGCTGCGCCGACACTGCGGCGCGTCATCGTGAAGTCGGGTCAGACGTAGGTGTAGCCACCCGCCAGCGGTGCGCTTGCGCCCGCGTCGGTCGTGACGACGACGGCAACGGCCCCTGCCGCGTGCGCCCCCGTGACGGCCGTGATCTCCGTGTCGGAGACGACCTTCACGTTGGTGCAGGCGACGCCGCCGATCGTCACACCGGTCGTGCCGCCGCCGGTGACCGGACCCTGGTCCGACTCCGTGTGGATGCCGGACTGGAAGCCGGTGCCGGTGATCGTCACCTGCGTGCCACCGGCGGCCGGGCCCGTGTCGGGCGCGAGCGCGGTGACCGTCGGCGCGGCGTACGCAGCGTCGACCTCGGACGTGCGAATCACCTGACCGGCGCGCCATTTGAGTTGCTGGCCGCGCTCCCCGGCGCCCCGGAAGGCGACGTCTTCGTAGACGTCCTGGCCGACGGTGAGCGGCGGGTCGGGGTCGACTGCGGGCGCGAGCAGAGCGTCGACCTGTGCACGGGTCAGGACCGCGCCGGTCTCATCGCGAAGTGCCATCACTGTCCTCCTGTGGGTGGGACGCCAGCGTCGCACCGTAACGTGCCTAACGTCGACCTGAGGACGCAAGGACCCCGCCAGTTGTCGCCTGACGGGGTCCTGCGGTCGGTGCCCATGCCCGGCCGACGAGCGGCCGTGCGTCCGAGGTGGCCGGTCCCCGGGATACTGCGCTAGTCCCACTCACCGCGATCGTTCGGCGCCGACCAACCGGGTGCGCTCTCCCGGTGGGCTATGCAGGAGTCACTCTACGGCCGCGAGAGTCACTCTTGGCGCGTCACGTCACACGCAGTTGCACAGCAGGTCCGGCCGGTACAGCCGGAGCATCTCCATGGCGAAGGCGACCTTGTCCTCGACGCGCTGCCCGTAGGGCTGGGCTCGGCTCCACAGTTCGAGGTTCTCCGCGCGGTTGTCGCTCCGGGCACCGTTGCGATGGTGCACGCTTTCCTCTGGCAGCAACGGGCGGCCGAGGGTCTCCTCCATCGCGAGCCGGTGCTGGGCGACGAGGCGGCCGTCTCGATAGACCCGCACGTAACCGTGAGAGCGAGAGCCGTCACCGTCTGGCCGCTTCGCTCGCAGTGGCCGCTCCCAGTCAGGGTCGCCGTCGACCTTGCGCTGGTAGTGGCGATTGCACAGGCCCAGGTGGGCGGCGGGCGGCTTGTCGCAGCAATCGAGCGAGCACACCGCGCCCGGCACGCGGGCTACTCGTCGCAGCGCCGTCAGTGGGCGGCCATTCGACTGCTGCCAGTAGTGCCCGCCGCATAGACCCCTTGCCTTGTGCGGCTGGTTGCAGTCGTCGACCTCGCAGGCCCTCGCGTCTGTCACTAGATCAACACGACGAGAGCCCCCGACCCGAAGGTCGGGGGCTCTCGTTCAGGCCGGGAGAACTACGCCGCGAGGAAGGAACCGTAGACGAACGATTCCGGGCGGGGGACCTCAAGGCCCACCCGCTCCTCACCACGAAGCGTGACAACATTTCGCTCAATGTTATCACGGTTTTCCGTGCTCACGATTACGTTGACTTCCTCGCGGTCGTAGACCTTGGCGCCCTGGCCGAAGGCGCCGAGGAGGAAGCGGTCCTGCACGATCGCGGGGGTGTCGATGACCTGCATCCGCCAGACCCGCTTCTCGCCACCGATGGCGACCGACGTGGCGACGATGTAGTTGCCGTTGAGGTCGGTCTCCAGTTCGATGTCTTCCCAGTCGAACGGGTGCAGCACGACGCCGGTCGGCACGAACCATGCGAGCATCGCCCGGGTGGCGGCGCGGCGGATGGCGGCGGACTTCTTGTCGGCGGCGACCTGGGCGTAGGTCTGGATGCCCGGGGTGTTGACGATGCCGGTCATGTTCTCGCCGACGCCGTCGCCGTAGAGGATCTGGTCGTCCTCGGACATCTTGACGCCGTCGATCATGTCCCGGTCGAGCAGGCCGCGCAGCCGGGGCTCGTCGTCGAGAACGTTCTTGTGCACGTCCATCGTGTGCGCGATGGTGCTGATCGGGTAGGTGACCGTGGTCAGGGTCACGCTGGACTTCGGCTTGAGGCCGAAGACCGTCACGCCGCCGTCGACCTCGCGCTCCGGCACCGGCCGCGCAGCGTTGATGAAGCCGGTCTCGCGGATGCCGTAGAGCATCGCGGCGGTGGTCTGCTCGCTCGGGAACAGGTCACGGACGCGGCTCGGGCGAAGCACGCGCTCCTGCAAGTCGAGTTGCTGGGCGGTGCCGAACGCCTGGATCGTGACGGTGCCCGCCGACAGCGAGTACACGTCCTTGCGGTCGAGGCCGCCGTAGAGCGAGACGCCCGACGACTTGAACTCCGCGTTGAGCGGCAGCCGGAAGTTCGCCTGCTTCATCTCCGCGTAGACGTCCGAGTCGAGGAAGCGCTGGCCGAGGCCCTTGAAGCCACCACCGAGTCGCTCGCGCTCGGCGTCGGCCGCGTCGCCGCCGCCGACCGGAGTGCCCGGCTCGCGGCCAAGGAAGTCGCGGATACCCGCCGACTTCTCCAAGGCGACGATCGTGCCCTGGATCTTCTCGCCTTCGGTGACGAGGTCCTGGAACGCCTTGGCCTCATCGTTGCTGAGGACGAACTTGCCGTCCTCGGTCTTCCATGAGTTGCTCGCCGCGTCCTGGTCCTCGGCATTGCCCTGCAACGCCTTCGTCAGTTCCGCGATGCGGTCCTTCGTCTCCGTCATGCCCATGTGATGCTGCCTCCGTCGTCGGCGCGCATGTGTGCGCGGTCGGTGTGCGGTGAAATTGCCCCGCCCGGTCAGCACCGGGACGAACGGACTACCAGCAGACGTTAGGTCGACAGGCGCTTAGTGTCGCGCCGAGCGACGGCGATTCGTGACGAACCGAAGTTCGACTACTACGACCGTTACTCGCTAGCCCTTGACGCGAGGAACGACTTGGTCTCCGCCGCCCGGCCGCGCAACGCCTCGATGTCGATGGTCTCGCCGTCGCCTGCACCCTTCGTGACGACCGCGCTCGGCGCGTCCGTTGGGGGCGTCGTCAACGCATCCGGGTTGGAGTCGCCCGAAGCGTCAATCGAGACACCGGCCGCCTTGAGTACCGCGACGAGATGCTCGACGGCCGCACGCAGCCGCTCCTCGTTCGCGCCGGACAGCACGCGACCAGCCTTAACCTCGGCTGCGAAGTCGTTGGCGATCTGCACCGACAGCGCAACCTGCTCGATGCTCTTGAGCGCGCCGAGCACGAGGTACTGCGGGCCCGGTGACGTTTCGTCCTCGCCGTCGTCCGGTTCGTAGTCGTCGTTCTCGTCGCCGGTGCTGGTCGAGAGCACCTCGGCGGTCACCTCGATGACGACGGGCAGCGGTGGCCCGAGAGTGACCGAGCCGTCGCCGTTGACGTTGTAGGTCAACTCGTAGGTCTCGCTCTTGCCGTCGTTCGGTCCGCTGTACGCGCACCGGCGTGCGATGACGCGGTCGTCGTAGGTGCCGACAACCTCGACGTAGTTCCATTCGCGGCGCGGCGGCCCTGCGTCCTCGCCATCACCGGACGGGATCTCGTCGCCGCGCAGTTGGTCGTTGAGCGTCCGGCGTAGCGCGTCCTGAGTAGCCTCGAACGACCCGGCGAGGAATGGATACTGCTTCGCGTCGACCGCCATGTCCGCACCTACCGCCTTCGTCGAGGCGTACTCGCCGATCTCCGCCTCGGGCATCCATGTGTCGAGCACGTCACTCGACTGCGGATGCTCAATCGGCGCCGGTCCGGCCGCGCCGCGCTGGCGCAGTGCGGCGAACGCCTTGGCCTGCTCGCCGTCCATGTGCTTGCCTGCGATCTCGACGGCGCGGTCGTAGGCGCCGTCCTCGTTCCAGCGGATCAGCGCTGCGCCGCCGCCGCGTTCGTACCACTGCACGAGTTGCTTGGCGCGGCGCTGATCTTCGACAGGGAATGCCTTGAACTCCTCGATCGCGTCAAGGTCGTCCTTGGTGACGTTCCACTCCTCCGGCAGCATGTCGACGGCGTCGATGGCGCGCGCGCGGCGGACGATCCAGCGCTTTACCTTCGGCTTCTCCTCGTCCTTCGCGCGCCCATACGCCTGGATCGCGTTCTTGAGGTCGTCGCGGTTGCCGATCGGATAGGGCTCGCGGTTGTCGCCAGCAGACACCGGCATCGTCGGCTTGCGGTGACGGCTAGCGGCGGACATCTTCGCGGCGATCAGACCGCCGGTGCCTTCGAGGTCGGGGATCTCGATGGTTCCGGCTTCGGCCTCGGCGAGCAGGGCCTTACCGGCGTGCGACTCGGCCTTTTTCTTGTCCCACTCAGCAACGGCGGCACATGCGGCGGCCTGGGCTTCCTTGCTGACCTTGACCTTGCCGCCGAACGCGCGCCCGGTGGCGCACATCTTTTTGCACCAGTTGACGGCGGTGGCGACGGCGACCGACTCGGGGCGACCCTTGTCGATGAGGTGGTGCGCGACCCGGCGCATGAGCATCGGCAGGCCGCCGACTTTCTTCACCCAGTTGTTGCCCTCGCCCAGCGGCGCGCGGGTGGACGCCGTGCCGGTCGGGTCGAACTTGGCCTCGGTGAGCACGATTGCGACCCAGTCATCGACGTCGGCCAGGATCGGCACGCGCCACTCGTGGCTATCGAGTGCCTTGACCTCGTCGTCGTCGGCCCACTCCTCGACGCCGACCTCACCGAACGCCTCGGCAAGTGCTTCGGGGGTGATCGAGGGCGCCATCTCGGCCAGTTCCTTGCGGACGATCTCCGCGACGCGCAGTCCGGCGACGGCATCCTCAACCTCGTCGAGATCGAGACCCTTGAGACCCTCCTCATGCAAGAACCGCTCGAACGCGGCTTCGACGTCTTCGTGCTCGTCGGCCATCGCGGCGAGCCGTGACTTGACGGCAAGCGTCCCAGATAGCGGCGCCGCGCCGAACAGCACCGGGCTGTACTCGAACAGTTCGAGTTCCTTGATGTGGCGGATGCCTTCCTTGTCGCGCACGCCCTTGCCGTCGGGCACGTGGTAACCGATCGACCACTCACACTCGCCGGTCTCGGAGAAGAACTTGACGTTCTCGTACGCGTCGCGGCCCTCGCGACTCTTGAGGTTGAACCGCATGCGCACGTAGAGCGCGCCCGCCGCCTTCGGCCACGGCTGGCCGTCCTTGGTCTGGTCCGGCAGCCGGGGGTCGCCCGGCATCCACTCTTCGACGGCCTCGGTGCGCGCTACCCAGCGCCCCCAGTCATGAGAGTTGCCGGTGAAGTAGACCGACCCGTTGCGCCGGGCCAGCCACGTACCGGACGGAGTGGTCGGGCACCAGACGACGCCGTCGTGCGTCGTGAACACGTCCTGTCGGGCGACACGCGGCGGCTTGCCCGTCCGCTTCGCCTCCGCGATTGCGGCCAGTGGCTCGCAGGTGTTCCGGCGCAGCATCGTGACCGTGTTGCACGGGTTGTCCGGGTAGTGGCGGTTGGTCGAGGTGCGACACGTGTTCGTCGGGATACCGGCAAGGGCGCACGCCATCTCGAAGGCGCGCAGGCCGTGCTCGCTGCGCTGCGCCCAGCGGGCCGTGCCGCTGGCCTCGACGTGGCCGTCCCCGTCCATGCAGGTGTCGATGAGCAGGTGGAGTTGTGCGGCGGTCAGGGAGCACAGGAACTCCGGCAACGGGGCATTGCCCTCGCCGAGCACGGCCGCCACGGCCTCCGTCGGTCCCTTGTTGAGCCGGAACTCCATGCCGCGACCGTTGTTGCAGCGGTGCTCGTGGAAGCCGCCGGGGAACGCGGCGGTCAGCGCGCGGCGGATCGAGGCGCACTTGAGCGGGTTGACCGCGATCGACTGCGCGATTGTCAGGCGCGGTGTCGATACCGCGTTGCTCTGCGGGCCGAGGTGTCCCTCGTTCCACGCCCAGGCGACGACCTCGACGAACGCGTCCGACCACTTCGCTTCAACCGGCGCTTCGGTATTGGCGAGGCTGCGGATGATCCCGTCGTCGGCGTCCAGTTCGCGGGTGGTCCGCCAGGTGATCGCGTAACCGCCATCCGCGCTTTTGACGCGACGGCGTACCGGCCAGCGGTGGTCGAGCGTGGTTAGCGAGGAGAACCCGCTCGTCTCGATCAGCCGGACCTCGCGCGGTTCGGCGTCGAACACATTGACGGCCAGCACCGGCTCGAACCGGGCCGTGAGCGTCTCAGGGTTGAGGGCGTAGGCGCGATCGGCGGCGGTCACCTCGTCGTAGCGGAGCCATCCGCGCTCGGTGAGGATCTCGGTCGCCTCGTCGGCACAGAAGACGCCCTTGGGCTTGCGCTTCGCCAGCGTCGCCTTGTAGGCGCCTGGAATGATGATGTCGTTGACTTCGTCCTTGATGCCGGTGACCGACACGAGCGCCTCGACGACGCCCGTCGAGTCGTTAGCAGCAACGAGGTCGGTGGTTGTCGCGTGGCTGGACGCTTTCTTCTCAAGGCCGGGGGGCGTGGTCGCCTCAGGTGCGTCGAGCACGCTGGTCCCCTGTCCCACGATGCCTCCCGAGTCGTCGACGGTCTCCCGCGCAGGCTAGAAGTGACAGGGGGTTAGTGTCGCGTTGTCACACCTTGGCGGCGCTGCGCAGACCGGCGATACGGGCCGCCACCTCGGCGGGGTCGAGGTAGACCTTGGTCTCGTCGGGCCGCCCGTCACCACTGGGCGGTTCGACGGCGGTGATGCGCTTGGTCTCCGGGTGCCCGGCTGGCAGCAGGTCGTCGTCGCGGCTGTAGCCGTCCGGCCGGTCACCGGCGGCTGTGGACAGGAACGCCTTGACGCGGGCCACGCCCCACTGCTCAGCACTCAGGCTCGTCACCGTGTCGCCGGGCCACGCCGACACGCCGCGCTCGAAGACGCTCTTGATCGAGTCGCCGTCCGGACGGGCGTGCTCCGGCCAACCTTCGGTGTCGGCGCGGGCCTCGTGGTCGGATTGCAGGCCGACGAGCGCGGACACGTCGAGGTCTTTCTTGCTCGCCGGGCGGTTCGCCAGCGGTGCGATCGTGCTCGCCGAATTGGCCCGGGCCGCGATGCGCTTGCCCGTCGCCTTCCATGAGCCTCCCGACTCGGCGTAGACGACGACGCGGATGGCCGGGTTGTCGGCGCTGCCCTCGACATCGGAGTCGACGCCCGGCACCTTGCCGTTGGTGACGACGAGATCGACACGACCCTGCTGACTGCCGACCTTCACGTACGAGCCCCGGTGAATGCCGGGCGGCTTGCGCACCTTGGTGGCGCCGTCGAGCGGGTTGGCGGCCGGGGCGGTCGAGTCCGGCGGGATGACACTCGTCGGGTCCGACGCGTTCGCGGTGCGGTCCGGGTTCAGCGTCGGCGAGCCGATCGGGACCTCGACGAACGTCGAGTCCTGCACGAGCGTGACGACGCCGAACGACGCCGCCACGGGTGCGATGCGCTGGACCGGCAGGTCGGCACCGGCCGATAGCGTGCCGAGCGGGATCTTCGGCAGGTAGAGGTCCGACGGGACCATCGGTGTTACCGGGTTGCCGTCAGTCGGGGCGGTGACCTCCGGCGCGGCCTGGCCGGAGTTGACGCCGTCCATGATCGCAGCGCGTAGGGGCTCGATGTCGGGAGACTCGACGAGTGCGTAGAACTCATCGGAGTCACCGTCGGCAGAGGTCCGACCGAGCCCGTTGATCTGGCCGGTGATCGGCTGTCCGTTGGCGGCGGCATCCTTGACGGCGGTGAGCACCGCGATGAGGAATGTCGCCGAGTCCAGCGTGTTCGGCTTCGCAAGGAAGGCGAGGGTCAGGAACAGCGGCACGCCGTTCTCGCTGTCCTGCTGCGGGAGCGCCTGCGTGGCGTCGTCGGGCACCATGCAGACGATCGCGATGTCACCGACGCCTTCCGTGCCGCCGGACGCGGCATCTGCCGGTGCATTTGGGTCGGTGCCTGCGGGCGGTTGACTCGACGCGGGAGCCGGTGGCGCGGGTGGAACGGGCGTGGTCACGTCGGTGCCTCCTGGCGTCGTCCGGGCGGGTCCAGACGACATGATGCCCGCCAGCGGCGCTTAGGTCGCGCCGGGCGGGCATCACGGGAAGATCTCAGCCGTACAGACGGGCCTCCTCGCGCTCCAAGTGGGCCCGCTCGGCCTCGGTGAGCGCCATGTAGGCGCGACGCTCGGCGGCGTGGCCCTCGCACTGGTACGCCTCGCGATCGGTGGCGAGCAGCCCGCAGCGGCCGTCACTGAGCCCGTCTTCCGTGCGGATCTCGATGAGATCGCCGCAGGTGACCGGGTAGGCGACGCCACCGGCGGCGTCATCGACTACATAGGCGGCCAGAACGCCCTCGACGAGACGTGTGCCGGGCAGTTCGAGTGCTGTGCGCATGTGGTCGCTACACACGCCTTGACGGTGGTCGCGGCCCGGAGCCTCGAACTCGCCGTACTCGTAGTCGGCCCACACGGTCGGCTGGCCGTAGGTGCGGACGAAGCCGCTGCGCTCTAGGGCGGTCATCTCGATCATGTCTGTTTCTCCTGTCGGTCTGGCCGGGTCGCTCTCCCGGCTCGCAAGCGAGCGTACACCCGCTTAGCGACGTGGCGCAACCGGATCGGGCGGTTGGCCTCCGCTCATTTCCCGATAGGACTGGATGGTGCGAAGGCCACGCTCGACCTCCTCGCGAGCCCGCCGACGCTTGCGAGCACGAAGCCAGCGACACGCCCTCACGTAAGCGACTCCCACTCAACGATCTCGTAGCGGCCAAAGCCCTGCGACCGGGAGGCGCCGACGCCTTGCTGCTCGCCGGTCAGCCAGAGCATGCCCCACCTGTCGCGGGTGAGTTCCTCGGAGTCGGTGACGACGGTGAACGACACCTTGGCGTCGGTGACGTACTCCTCGTACTGGATGCCGGTGCCGCGCCAGGTGTGCACGAAGCGCTGGTTGATGCCAGACGCCTCGACGACACCGAGCGGGATCGTGTCTTCGACGACGAACACGTGCTCGGCGAAGTAGGACAGCGTGCCCTTACGACTCGGCCCCCAGCGGTCCTTAGGCCACCGGACGTTCGCGGCTTCCTTGATCGCGGCCTTCACCTGACGACCTTCGATGTAGAGCCCGTCGGCGTTGCGCTTGAACCCGTTGAGGTGCTTGAGACTGTCGACCTCGGCGATCGCTTCCTCGGCGGGGATGCCGCGCTCGGCCATCGTCGTCGCGACCATCTCGCGGATCAGGTCGTCCTTGTCGGCCATCTTCGTGCGTAGCCAACCCTCGGCGACCTTCGGGTCAGTTGGCACGCCACCGGCGAGCGTCGCGACGAGCAACGTCGCCCGGAAGCGATGCGGGTAAGCCTGCTCGCGCAGGTCATCGAACAGGGACATCGTGGCGGCTCCTGTGGCTAGTCGGATGGGATGGGGAGGGCGGCCGAGGCGTGGGTGGGGGAGTCGGGCCGAGGCGGGCTGGGGTCGGCGGGGCAGGGGTGGGTCGGGAAGTCGGGCTGGGGCTGGGGAGACACGGGAAGTCGGGCTGGGTGGGGTCGGGAAGACGTGCGGTGCAGCGGGCAGGCATGGGTGGTCGGAGCGGGAGAGGGACGGGCTGGCGAGGAACGGGTAGGCGCGGGCAGACCTGGGTGGTCGGACGCGGAGAGGGCCGAATAGGGCGGGGTCGGGAAGGCATGTCGGAGTGGGAAGGGCGGGGAAGCCTAGCCTTGGGAAGTCAGGCGGCCTTGCCGACGATGCTGCGGTACATCGCGTCGTACTCCTCCTCGGTAAACACCTCCTCGGTGCGTCGGTCTCCGACGCGCTTGGCGACTGCCTTGTGGAACGCCTCGCGCATCTTCGCGACCGCTGCCGTCTCGTGATAGCGGCTGGCGACGTACATGTGGTCCGCACCGGTCATGTCGCCGACGCGGCGCCTCGTTCCGCCGTCGTCGATGGCGTAGACGACAGCGAAGTGGCTGAGCGCAGCGAGGTCACCACTGCCGACCGCGTCCGCGAAGGCACGTGGCTGCCGCCGGGCGAGAGCGGTCGAGCGGTCGTGGCGTAGCGCCAGCGAGAGATCCGACGTCAGGTAGCGGGCGGCATTGTCGGTCAGCCACGCCGTCAGTACCTCCGGGTTGCTGGCGCGGAGATCTCGGATGGCCTAGTCAGCCACGACGGCAGGCACGAAGTCGCCATCCGGGCGGGCGGCGTCGATTGCTGCCTGGATCGCGGGTGGGAACATGCCGTCTCCGTTCGGGGCGTTCATGCGACGACACTAAGCGCGTGTGCGCCACGCCTAGCGCTTCACGTGCGGGCGTGTCGACCGGACAGGTGGTCGGGCACGCCCGCGCGTGATGGGCTCACACGGCTCGGAGGTTGCCCCGACGGCCCGTTGCCGGGCGTGAGGCGCTCTCCTGCCAGTCCTCGGCGAGCGGGCCGGGGTCCAGCACCTTGCGAGCACGAGTAACGGCGACGTAGCGCAGCCGCAGTTCTTCCGGTGACGGTTCCTTGACCTCGCCGTCCTTGCCGGGCTTGGCCTCGAAGTCGTCGCCGATGCGGACGTTCTCCCACTCCCTGCCCTTCGCTTTGTGCGCGGTGGAGACGATCAGCGTGGCCGACGCCTCGGTGACGGCGCCGTCGAGCACGCCGAGCAGAGTCGGGCAGGAGAACTCGTTGATGAGCCGGACGAGGACCGCGAGGTCACTGCCGTCCGGGTCGCTGTCGACGTACTCCTCGACCATCGACCACGAGGTGAACAGGCTCAACTCGGGGAACGTCGTCGAGCCGTTGTCGATCAACTCCTGCGCGCCACGGATGAAGGCGCTCATCTGCTTGCCGCCGCCGACGAGGTGCACCGACGTGCCGTCGCGCTGCGCGTCGAGCGCGACCTTGAGGGCGCCCGCGTTGGTCCGGCACAGCACCGCGTCCGGCTTGTCGAGCGCGGCGACGGTGGAGAGGATCTGCGTGGTGCCCTTGATTCGCAGCGGGGTGTCCAACTGCGACAGGAAGCGGTTGGCCTCGGTGGCGATCGCCGGGCCGAAGCGGAACGACTGCGAGAGGTAGAGCACCTCGACGCCGGGCTCGCGGGAGAAGATCCCCATCGCGTCGATCGCGCCGCGCCACTCGTAGATGGCCTGGGCGCGGTCGCCGACGAAGACGCGCTGGCAGTGGGTCTGGCGGGCGACAACGCTCGCGATGACCGGGTCGGCGTCCTGCGCCTCGTCGAACAGGATGAAGTCGACGTCGAGGCGCGGGTTGCTCAACTGCCACATCTCCCTGCGACTCGGCGCGGCGACGGATGCCGAGCGTGTTGCCCTGCGTGCGCGTACGCCAGGTGGTCCGTCCGATCCGGTAGTCGTCCCCCCGTCGGGCGAGGTACACGACGTGGTTGCCGTCGGTCAGGTCGGCGTCGAGGCGCACCACGCACCGGTGTTCGGCCGTGTATGCGCTCGTGCGCCCGCGAGAGGTCGTCGCCCGCACGAGATCGCCGTCGTAGTGGCGCTGGCCGACCGCTGTGACCTTGCGGCCCTGACGGCGGATGGAACCGAGCCTGCTCGCAGCCGGGGTCCACGACATCACGTAGTCGCCTTCGCGGAGCGTCTCGATGGGCACCTCCTCGAACGACGAGCCGAGGTGGCCGCCACGGCTCACCACGCGGCGTACGAGCGTCCCGGTGGGCTGGCAGTCGTGTTGGAAGCGCAGTTGACCGTCGGTGTCGTTCAGGTCGGCCCACGCCTTGCGGGCGAACGGGACAAGGTGGCGGGCGAGTTCGCGGTGGTTGGCGCCACGACGTTTGGTGACCTCGCCTTCGAGGCCCTCGATGAATGGCATGTGCGTGACGTCGATCTCGCGGTCGGCGGAGGAGCAGAACCGGGCGACCATCTGCATCGTGTAACGGGCGAGCACGTCCTTGGTGACGGTCTTCTCGCCGACCCGGATGCCCTCGTTGATGCCGATGATCTTCGCGGCTTGCCAGGCAGGGACGCGGGCGTTGGAGCGCAGCCGATGGGCGTAGGTGCGGCCGACTGCCTTCATCGCGTAGGAGTGGGCCGTCCCGCAGACCATGTTCGAGGGGAAGGTCTGCTTCGCCTCACCGGCGATCGCGGCGTTGTAGGCGATGTACATGCCTCGGCGGCTCGGGGTAGCGCTCGCCATCAGTTTCAGTGTCGAGGTCTTTCCGGTGCCTGCACCGGCCTCCACGACGATGTTCTTGCGAGCGCGGAAGGCATCAACGATGGCCTGCTGCTCGGTGGTCGGGTTCATTGCCCTGTCTCCTGTCCGGCGGGTCGCTCTCCCGCACAACCAAGACCGTACACCCGCTTAGCGTGAGAGCGCAAGCGGAACGGCTTGAATCCGCCAGGGCCGAGTTTTACTCGGGACGGAGGACAGTTTTATTGCGCTCGACTCAGGCGAAGTCGATTGTGTCCAGCGTTGAGGTGGGCACTTCCTGACCGTTCGCGTACTTGAGCCGCCTACCGGTACCCGCACTGGCCTCGCCAGGCGCAAGCGAGGTGTCGGTCGACTTCGGATAGTCGAAGTCCTCGTAGACCGCCTCGGTGAACTTCACTGGCTGGTCGACCGGAACGGCCTCCGTGAGCGCATCGAGCGCAGCCCGGTCGGCGATCTCAGTGCCGTCTTCTCGGTACAGCGCCACGGCGCCGCTCCTTTCGGTCGGGGTGCTACGACCTAGCATGCTACGGAGCGTCGGCCCTACGGTCGCGCCGTCAGTATTCGGCGCCGACGATCGACGGCGGAACCACCTCAGGCGCGTCCCCGTCGACGGCGGTGACCGTGGTGAGCCCGTGCAGTGCGGCGAGCACGCTCTCGCCGTCGGAGCAGTCGAGGTCGTAGAACGGGCCCGTCGGCGTGGCGGCCACCCGGGAGCCGTCATGCGCACGCAGCAAGGTGACCACCGGCACGGAGCCGTACACAGCACCGACGCTGCTCGGGTCGGTGTCGCTGCTGGCGAGGTCAGCCGGGTCGACGACAACGGTGTAGGGCACGTCGTCGAGCACACCCTGGACACTGAACACGTCGACCTCCTGACCCGGGGTTACGCAGTTACGCCGTCGGTTACGCCGTAACCCGGACCATACCCGCACTCGGCGGCGCATCACGCCCCCCGGAGACGCCGCGCCTCTGCAAGCAGCGCGGGTGGAGCGGCGGAGCCGAACGGGAGGTCGAGGACGCGCGCAGCAGCGGTGGCCTGGTCTACGCCGAGTGCGCGGGCCAGGTCGTCGAGGGTGGCTACTGGGCCACCGCCGGGCAGTCGCACGTCCCAGGACAGTGTCTTGATCCAGTCCTCGTTGCCCGTGGATTGCGTCATGCCGCCACCCGCAAGCGGGGGGTGCGTTCGTCGCCCGACTGGTTCCACGCGCTGACCCGCCATTCACCCGGTCCGGCAAGCACGACGAACTCGCTCGCCGTCAGGTCACCCATGCCTGAGCGCGGCATCGACAGGATGCGCGTGGCGGGCACTGTTCCCGCCAGCACCACGCCGACCCCCTCCGAGGTGTCTGCGAACTGCTGGGCGGCGCCACGATCCGCCGAGAACGACGACAACGGACGCATGTCGATGCTTGTCGTGGTCCCGTGTGTTGCCCACACCGGGGCGGGGGGAAAGTCTTCCTCGGGCACGTCGGCTGGGTCCGAGAAGTGCATCCCGCGATACAGGGTCACCTGTGTGATGCCCGCTGCCGCCAAGCGAGCCTGCGTCTCCTCGTACTGCGCGCGGAGGAAGGTGCGCAGAACCGCCTCACGCTCTGCCTTGATTGCGTCGACCCTGGTTCGCACATCGGCACCTAGTGTCCACGGCGCCGCTCCCGGTAGGCCGAACTCGTCGACCGCAATCTCCTGCAACGCGAGGGCGTCCGCGTCGCTGTCGTTGGAGGTCATCGACCAGCGCTGGACCAGCCTCGACACGGCATCGCGCCGTAGGGCGGTGCGGACGGTTTCATCGCCCGGCTCGAACTCGCCTGCGGCGTCGGAAAAGAACTCGACTGTGCCGTCGTCAGCGGTCTCGCTGGACCAGCGCGAGCCGCTAAGGCTGGCGACCGTGTCCTGGCCCAGCAGGGACGCGTCCGGCACGGTCACCATCCGGGCGGCGATGGCCGCATACACCTCCGTCTTGGCCTGGGTGCGCGCTTGCTCGCCATCCGGGCTGAGGTTCAGGTCGGCCGGATGCGCCGCTGTTCCGAGACCGGACGATAGAAGTGCCTGCACCGAGGGATCGAGCGGTGCGCCCATACCGATGTAGTCGACCGGAACGGCGACTGCCGGTTCGACCGATCCCGGCGTTGCCCCCGGCCGGTTAGGGCCGGGGGCCGCTGCTAAAGGGGTTGCAGCACCGCCTCCGGTGACTGCGAACGAACCGCCGAGGTCGCTCGTGATGCGGACCTCGCCGTACTGGCCGGTGACGGTGCGCGCTCCGGCGACCCCCCGGCTCTTGCTTGGCGGGTTCGAGTCGCGGCCAAGGCTCGCGAGGGTGCCGAACATGAAGTTGCGCATGTCCTCGTCGAGATAATCGCTTCCGCCGAACAGCGATTCGATGCCAGTAGTGAACACCTCGTGCGCGTCGCCCCGGCCGTAGTCCTTGCCGGTGTAGTGGCTCTTGAACTTGTCCTTGCGGCCGACTTCCTTCGGGCCCGAGTAGATCCGCGATACGGTCTCGCGGCTGCGGGCCCCGACCGCCCCGGTGGAGGTCCGCGACCACAGGAACGCATCCTCGGCAGCGACGAGGCCGGGCACGACCCGCTCCATGTGGTGCCCGAGTTCGTGCACCGCGACCTTATTCTTCTCGTCCGGACTGCCGCCGGAAATGGCGATCTCACGCGTGGCGACGGCGTAATGGCCGCGCGCGGTACCACGTACCTTGAACGCGCCGAGAGACCGCGCTCGCTCGGCGGTCAACCAGTCGCTCGGGTACCACTGCTCGGCCCACCGCAGTGCTTTCACGCTCTGCGCACGCTCGCCGGTCGAGTAGGCCATGCCGCCGCCGGGCGGCGTGCCGACCGGCCGGATCTCGCGCAGCACGTCACGCGCCGCGTTGGCGCGTGCCTCACGGATGCGGACCTTAGCCTCCTCGCGCTGGCCGCGTGTCGTCATCCACATCTCGCGCTGAGCCTCACGGCGGCGGTTCAAGCCTTCGAGCGCGCCGCCGGGCTCCTCGGCGGCGACAAGCGCGTCGCGCATCTCGTTGCTGATCGCGGTGAGCCGCTGATATTCGGCAACGTCGTCACGTGAATCGGCGCCGGTGCGCGAGGACTGGTCGATGAAGTGCCGCAACAGCGAGACGCGGTTGCGCAGGTTCCGTTCGTCCGGCGCACCGGAGATCTCGGATCCACGTCCCTCGTCCCAGGCACGGTCGAGGAACGGCTGGGCGACCTGCTTGCGGACATCGCGTGCGTCGCGGTCGAGTTGCGTCATCGACTTGTACGCCGCGTCGCTCTGCTGGTCGAGGCCCTCGATGTAGCGCTCCGGGTTTCCGCCCATATCCGGCAGTGCTTCGGCGAGACGGCGACCGTACTCCTCCTGCATCGCGGCGCCGACCTGGCGCAGTGCATGCAAGTGACGCATCGCCGTCTCGCCCGGGCCGTCATCGGCGGCGCGGTCGGCTACATGCTGGTTCTCGGTGATGATCTCCGGAGTCTTGCCCGCTTCGAGGTCGGCGAGGGTGAAGTCACCGAGGGTCGAGACCTGCATCTCGCGCTGGCCGAACTTGTCCGGGTCGGACGGCAGCATCGCCTGCCATGCGGCGACGCGATCCTTCCAGTCCCCGCCGGGTTCCGGAAGTGCCTCGTCCGGCTTGTTCGCGTCGATGCGGTCACCACCACCTGCGAGATGATCCGCCGCCTCGTTCGTCAACTGCTGCGCGCGCCCGTCGATGATGTCCTGCGCGCGCGAGTCGGGCCCGGTCGCCATCCGGTCGAACAGTGCGCCGAGGCTCTCGGAGTACAGCGGCGAGTTCGTGCCCGCGACCGTCGTCTTCGAGCGCATCTCGGCAAGGGAGTCGGTGAGCGCGTTGCGGTACGCCTCGCGCACCATCGTGTCGGCGTTCTTGCGTAGCGACGCGGTGCGGCCCGCGTCCTGGCCGAAGGACTGCCCGGCGATGACGGCCGCCGCCCAGCGCGGCGACGGCTGGAAGTCGCCCTGCTGGACGAGCCGCGCGAGCGGGACGCCGTCCCACTTGTTCGCGAGAGTCGGCAGCGCGCCGCCGGACTTACCGAGATCGCTGTCGAGATGCGTCTTGAACTTCTCTAGTGCTTCCCGCCGGGCACTGAGTAGCGCATTGCGTACGCGCTGCTCGGCGGCCGCTCGCTCCTCGTCGGTTGGCACGTAGGTGAAGGTGCCGACATTCGCGCTCTTGAGTGCCGTCTTCGCGCGTGCAAGCGGCAGCATCGCCTCGGTGTAGTCGACCGTCGGCGGATTGCTCCGGATCTGCTCCATGACGCGGCCGACCATCTGGTGGTCGGCTTCGCCATCTAGCGGCTTCGCATCGGCGAGCGCGTTGCGGATCACGTCGTACTGGCGCGTCAACGCTTCGGAGACTATCGACTTGCTGCGGTCACCGAGCGAGTTGGCGATCGCGCGTCGCGTCGCGGAGTCGAGGTTGATGCTGCGTGGGGTCAGTTCGGAGTTCAGGTCATTGACGGCGTAGCCGTATCCGTTGACGGCAGTGCGGCGGTCACGGTGCTGTGCATCAAAGACGGCATCGAGAATCCAGCCACGGCCGTTGCCTTGCGCGAGGCTGATGTCGGTGAGCATCGCGGCACGCTGGTCGTTGAGCGCGCGGGCGATCGCCATTGCCATGATGTTTGCGGAGCGGTGCGTCTCGCCGTCCTGGCGTTGCTGTTCCAACGCCTCAGCGGCACCGGGTTCGCGCGAGAGTAGTACCGGCTTGACGTCGCCGTCGTAGACCGTGTGGGTGTACCACGCTCGCTGGCCGTCCTCTTGTAGACCGATCTCGGTGCCCGCGATGCTCTTGCCGGTGCCCTCGTCGAAGCCCTCCGTCGGTGAGACGTTGTGCACGGTGCCGACGAACTCCTGGCCGGTCGTCGAGTTGGTGATGCGGATGCGGTCGCCGACCTGGATCTCGTTGTGGTTGATCGCCTTCTCGCCCTGGCTCTTGTCGGGCTTCTCATCGACGATCGGCTTGGGGTCCGGCGGCTGCGGGTGAATCCATACCGACCGGCCGCCCACGTAGTTGTCGGCGCGTATACCGTCGGCGGTCTCGACGTGCACCTCGATGGCGCCCCTGATGGCACCGACATTGCGGCTGCGCCGGACACGCACCACCTTGCCTGTGACGTCAAGGCTAGACGGGTCGACACCGAGCGCCTTCGCGGTCGCCTCACTGCCCGGGATGGTGACGTACATGCCCGCGCTTATCTGCGAGATCGTGCCGAGTTGCGACTTCGAGTCATCGGCCGTCGGATCGCCCTCGACCGGGTCGGGCTGGACCGTGGGGTCCTCGGCCGGGCCTGCGTCGACGGCGAGGTTAGTGCCGCGCATCACCGACACGTTGTGCGCGCGCCCGGCCGCGTCCGTGACGGCGAAGTTGACGATACGTCCGCCCTGAGAGCGCGTGGTCTCGGTTACCTTGCCGTAGACGTCACCGAAGCGAGCCCACTGCCCGGCCTGCACATCGTGTGCGCGAGTGCCTTGCCCGCCGCCGTGCAGCAGGTGGTTGTCGAGCGCGTCGAAGGACAGTGCGGCGCGGTTGAGCGCACCGGCGCGACGCGTGCCGGACCGTTGCGCCTCGTCGCGCAACGCGGCAGCCATTGCCTGTGCCTCGTTGCGGTTGAGCGACTGGTAGTTCAGCAACTTGTGTGCCGCGTTCCGCACCTGCGGGTCGGCGTGCGTCTTGTGCAGTTCGTAGCCGTGGATCATTCGGCGCTGGTAGGTGCGCAGCGCGACGCGCCCGGTCGGCTGCGGCCCGGGCGGGGCGGGCGTGAACGGCTGTACCTCGATGGCAGTGCCGAATGGCATCGTCTCCTCTTCGGCCGCGCCCTGGCGGCGGTAGGTGAGGTTGACGATGTCGCCGTTCTCGCCGTACGGCTCGGCGTTGGCGATCGTGACCGGCGTCGGCTGGCCGAGCGGCAGCATGACGGTGTCGCCCGCCTGCAACTCCCCTACCGTTCCGGGCTGGCGCGGCCCGGGCGACGGCTGCGGGTTCGGTCGCCGGTCGATCTCCGCCGGGGTGACCAGCATCGTTGGGTCGGCGTACAGCGAGTCCTTCGTGCCATCCGGGTGTGTGTAGTCGACGCGGATCATGTCGGGCTCGTCATCGTCGCGGCCGACCGCGTCGACGTGCGCAGCGACGTCGCCCTGCGGGCCGGGTAGCATGACGTGGTCCCCCGCCTTGAGGTCGCGAATCGCGACGTCAGCCGGGGGTGCCGACATGACGGGTGCGTCGTCGCCAGGCTCGGAGACGACCGACAGGCCACTCGCGTCGAGGGTGTGCCAGTTGTCGCCGCCGTCAGGCGAGTAGTAGAGAGTTTGCAGGCTCAGCGTCGTGCCGTCCTGCAAGACCCCGTAGTCGTCGAAGATGTGCTGCGGCTCGACGTGGTTGTCCGGCGCGACCTCGTCGGCGACGAGGATGAGACCCGCCTGCGACCCAAGTTCGTCGAGTCGCGAGTCTTCCCCGAGTGAGTCTTCGTGCGCCAGGTTCTCGTCGGTGTAGGCGAACGAGTCGGCGGAGTCCTCGGGGTTGTGGGTGTCCGCATCGGCCCAGTAGCGCCCGGCCTGGCCGCCGAGGATGCCGTGAACGATCTCGTCGGCGGTGATGTCACCGTTGAGCATCCGGCGTGCGTACTCCGGCGGGACGTTGATGACCATGCCCCGGTTGAGGGTGCCCGGTGGGTAGCGGTCGGGCAGCACGTTCGTCGGCGTTCCTGGCACGTCAGTCTGTGGGGCCGGAGTGCTGGCCGGAACGGACTGCGGGCCACCGAAGCCGAACTCGTTGATGTCATTGCCGTCCCAGCGGATGTCACCGGCCCGCACTCGCGTGCTGTAGACCGGCCAATCGTTCGCTGGGTTGTCGTCGTTGATGGCGTGCTGCTGGGCATAGGTCTGAGACAGTGTGACCCAGTCGCCCGGGTTGATGTGCGTGACGCCCGGAGGCGCAGCGCGGTAGATGGTGACCAGCGCTTCCGGATTGCCGCGTGCGGCGCGAATCGCGGCCTCGGACTCGTCGTCGTAACCCATCTCCGGGTCGCCGTACTTGTGGAAGTGCATGTTGTCGTAGAAGTCGGCACTCGTGACCATGCCTCCGCCGGAGTCGGTGGCGAGCAGGTTGTCCAGCGACGGCCCGTCGAGCGACGGCAGGTGGCTGCCCTGGTAGTCGGCGGCGTCCTGCGGCGAACCGGGGGCGACGGGCACGGCGCGCGTCGCGTCGCGCGCGTTCGCAACGAGGCGCTGCGTCACAGCATCATCCGGGTTCTGCTCGTCGAGCGAGTCGAGTGAGCCGGTGAGAGCGCCCTCGGCCTGAGCCTTGTCGTCCTCGTTGCCGTATGTCTGCGCGTCGGCGAAATCGCGCAGTGCGTCGGCAACCGCGACCCGGTAGGAGTCGTTCCCGTCACCCTCGAACTGCGCAGCAAGATCGTAGAGTCCGGCGGCGTCTTGCTCGGTCTGCGGCGGGGCGCCGCCGGGCGTTCCGCTATCGGTCGCCGGGACGACGCGAGTGTGGCGGGAGATAGCGCCCTGGTCGGTATTGACCGTGCCACCGCCGCCAGAGCCGCCGGTCGCACCGGTCGCACCGGTGATAGTGACGGTCTGGCCGTCTCGCGGGTGTCCGTCGTGCTGGATGGTGACACGCGCACCGACCGGATGGATACCCGCAATGGTCGGCGTGACCGCCTGGGGACCTCGTGCCACGTGCTCGGCCGCGAGCATGCGGGTGCGCTCATCCGGGGTCTTGTCGGGCTTGCGGGCGAGTCGCTGCGCCTCCGCCGTAGCCTCCCCGGGCGTCATGTCCGTGACGGCCTTGGGCTCGTGGCTATCCGTGACCCGTGGCCGGTCCTTCGCGGCCTTGAGAACGTCGATTGCCTGGCCGACTGTCGCGTCGTTCCACGCGCCCCGGTGGGCGTGCAGTTCGGCGGCGAGGTCCGGGTGGTTCGGCTTGACGACGTCGTCGACGAGGCCGGACAGATGGCCGGTCTGCTTCGACGTCGCCTGGCGGGTGCCAGCATGACGTGGGCCGTTGCGGATCGAGCGGTTGGCGTTGACGACGCGATGCGTCGCGTACTCGTGCGGATCATGGGTGATGCGTTGGTGCATGAGTGCGGCGCGCAGGTTCGCCTCGTTCGTGCCGATGAGGTCACGGCCCGCCTTGAGGACGGCGGCGCGGTTCGGGTGGTCGGCGGGTAACTGTCGATCGGTCATGGCGTGCGCGTCGTGCGCGGCGGCGAGCCGTCGCTCACGGACACCGACGTCGCTCGCAGCCCGGGCGATGTCGGCAGCGTGTTGGGCGTCGAGGGGCTGTGGAGCCTGTCCCACCGTCTGCCGCAGGTGCGCAATGTGGTCGGCGTGCGCCGCGCTCTCGGGCGGTGCGCCGACCGCGTGCGGGTGATGGCTGTCCGGCGCGGCTGGGTCGGTGTGTGACGGCATCAGTGGGTGGTCGGGACGGCTTGCGACCCGCTTGCCAACCTTGCTGACGTCACCGTGCGGGGCGCCGCCGCCGCCTGCCTTCGTGACCGTGACGTCAGTGCGGCTGACCGTCTCGGTCTTGCCGTTGGCGTGCTCGATCTGCACGTGGTTGCGGTCGACGACGTTGAGGACCTTCGCGACGTCACCGGCCAGGGTGCGAACCTCGCCCCCTTTGGAGATGAACTTGCCGTGCCGGTCGCGGGGATGCTCGTCAGGCTTCCACTCGTACGACGCGGTGCCTACGCGCACCGTCGTGTAGCCGGTGTGCGTCAACTTCATCTCGATCGTCTTGCCTTCCCGCGACTGAGGCAGGAACTGGCCGGTGCGCTTCGAGCGCCAGTCCACTCGACAGCGGCAGTTGGCAGTTTCCCGGTACGGCGCACGCGGGTCTCCGGGGAAGCGCAGCAGGGCGCCGCCAACAGTGAACGGGGTACCGAGCGGCTGCTCCTGGCCGTCGGCTTTTGCGTGCGACGGCCGCACCTTCTCGTCGCGCCGCGAGCGCCAGCGGCGCAACACGTCGACCGACTGGTCGGCTTCCGCGATGTGGTCGGCGGCGGCCTGCCGGGCGCCTTCGACGGTCGCGGTAGCCGCCTGCACCGCGAGCCCCTTCGCCCACTCCTGCATCGCCGGATAGTGCGCGAGAACCGCCTCGCGGATGGCGGGCATGTCGGCGCCGGACTGATCGAGAGAGTTGATGAGGTCGCCGAGCAACTGGATCTGCCGGGCGGCCGACTCGGCGATCAGCGCGAGAACCGTCTCGACGATCCCGGCGGTGATGAGCGCGAGCATCGAGGAGTCCGGCTCCTGGTCCTCGCCGGACAGCGCAACGTAGAGTGCGGCGGCGGCGGCGATCGCAGCCGGGGAGATCACCGGCTCGCTCGCCGACTGGGCGTCGTCAGGCGCGGCTTCCTCGTCGGTCGCCTTCGCGGCGTCCAGCGCCTTGGTGCCAACACGGGTGTCGTGCTCGTACTCGGGCACCCAGTGGCGGGTGCCCTTACGTTGCTGCGGGCTCTCGACGCGGGTTATGGTCCGGTCCACCCAGCGCGAGGCGAGATGGCTCAGCGCAGCAGCCAGTGCGGCTTCGAGGCGGTCGCGGTCCTTGTCGTCGGGAGTGTAGGTCTGCCAGGACTCGACGGCTTTGGTGCGGATGGGAACGACGCGTAGTCCGATCGGTTGTGCGGTCACGCGCCGCCTCCGCGCAGGATCTTGAATCGGAAGCCGCCGACACGCGGCGGCGGGGTCGTGTCGCCGCCGCCGTCGGTGCCGGTCGCGGCCAAGGCGCCGCTTTCGTGCGCGGCTCGTACGACATCAACCGCTCCGCGACGGCCAGCCGGAGCGCCGGGACGCGGCGCCGGGGAAGGTGCGTCGCCTCCCGGCGCTGCGGCCGGGTCTTGGTGACCGGCGGGAACGGCGCCAGCCGGTTGTGTCGGTAGGTCTTTCTTGAGCGCCTCGACATCTTCCTGCTTCGCGGCGATCGGTGTCGACCCGGCCGGGCGCCACAACGCCCGGGTCTCGGCGGTCTCCTCCATCTCGTCGGCGTGACCCGCTATCTTCGCGTAGGAGTAGATGGAGCGCAGTCCGGCCGCGACTTCGCCGCGAGCCTCTTCGCGACGTGACCGTTCGGGGATCTGCAACGCCTGGACTTCGCTCGTGTCCAGGAAGCCGACGAGGTCGTCGTCGCTGTCTTCGTCCCAGCCAGATACGACGATGCGGTTGTGTCGCGACACCGGACCGGTCCAGGCGTTGTACTCCTCCTGTTCTGCGTTGGCGAAGGTGCGCTCGCTGGCGTTGAACAGTGACTCGCCGAGCATGAAGCCCGCGAGGATCTCCAACTTCGCATTCTTCGATGTCGCGCCGTACTGCATGTCGCGCGGAGTTGCCGCCAAGTCGATGTACTTCAACTCACCCTGGATGACCGACAACTTCCCCGCTTCGACCGGGCCCCGACCGAACCGGGCCTCGATCCGGTCCATCTCCTCGTCTTCGATGTCACCGTTGACACCGAGGACGCCGCCGGGGCGTCCGTCGTTGCGCATGAACGACACGTTGTAGAGGCGGGAGAAGTAGTCGAGTTCGATCGACATGCCGATCGACTCAAGCGGGGTGACACCCGCGTACGGGTCGATCGGGTGTGGCTCACGGAACCACCGGACGTTCTCCGGCGGGATCTCGCGCGGCTTGCCGCCCGAGCGCGGCCACACAGCGAAGCACTTGACGAGGTCCTTGCCGCTGCCGGGGATCGGGCGGGTGCGTCCGGGTGGCAGCAGGTCGGCGCGGATGACGGCGCCGCTGCGCGCCTTGGTCACCTCGACGAACGCGCCGCGCTTGGACAGGAGGATCTGCGCGGACAGCCGCTTGCGGAACTGGTAGCCCGTCTCCAACGGATTCGCCCGCTTGTTGAGCACGTGGTAGAGCGGATGGTCCTCGACGACACCGGTCTTGTTGCGTAGCCTGAAGTCCAGCCGCGCCGAGTTGCCTGCGATCCACTCGACGGAGTTGAAGACCCACACGACGCGCTCGTAGCCTTCGGCCATCGCGCGCTCGATCGGCCACGGCCGCGACCGGCCCTGGTAGTCAATACCCGCAGCGGCCAGGGTGGCGTAATAGTCGCCGAGCACCACTTTGCGCTCACTGCGCGAGTCGACGAGCGCCGGGTGCGGCTTGGTCTCTCCGCTGCGGAGGCTGGGCAGGAACCGGGCCACTAGGCGGCGCTCCTCAGCGGTCGGTGCCGAGGTAGACGCCGAGCGCGGCGCCGAGCGCTGCGATCGCGCCGTACCCGGCGAGCGGCGCTGCGATGAACAGCACCGTCAGGACACCGCCGACACCTGCGACGATCAGCACGCTCGCGAGCAGGTCGCGGACCTGGCGCGCAGTCAGCAAGGGTGCGCGCGTCTCGCGCCGATCCGCAGAGGGGGCCACGCAGGCAGGCTAGGTGCTCGAAGGGGTTTGCGTCGCGTGCTAGCCGGACGCCGCCCCGACGAGGGTCTCTTCCTCCTCCGCCTCGCCTCGTTTCTTGCGTTCCCCGACGGGCCCACCGTGGAGGCATTGAGTCTGGACACACGGCTCGTCCACCACCTCCGGGTACGGGCGCCGACAGCGTTGACACATGACTTCGAGCACCTCCACCTTGGCGGTCTCGACCATGCGCACAGAGCCGCGCCGTTCAGCGTGTTTGGCTTGCCGGGCATCGAGAGGAAGATAGGCCGCGCCGACCCACAAGTGCGTCTCGTGGACGATCGGAGCCTCGGGCACGCGGCGGGTCCTCTCTGGATGCTGCTCTGCACGACCCGAGGAAGGTGTGGCGCGCCCCGTGTCCCGTGTAGCGTTGCGCCGGGTTTGACCGGACACGTGTATCCGACAAACCGTGTCGTCCTCAAGTCCGGCATGTCGACCTGTGGTTCGACTGGCCTACACGATGAGCCGCGCTTTCTTCCGCTTCGGCTTGATGATCGGCTCGTACAGCGACAGCAGGAGAGCCTCTGCGCGGTCCGGCGAGGGCAATCCGCGCGTCCTCATCGACGACTTCGCCTCTATAACGGTCAGGCCACCGGAGTTGGTGCCCATCATGGGCGCCGACAACTGCGCCTGCGTGCGCCGGTCGATGCGCAGCCGCAGCATGCCGGGCTCACCTGGGCCGGTCGGCGTGAGCAGCGAACGCCCAGCGAGCCACAGTTCGTCGCGCTTGCGAGCCGGGCGTAGTGTCTCGGCGTCTGGCTCGCGATGGGTGCTCTCACGGACGTCAACGCCGACGATCTTTGCCGTGTGCAGACCTTCGCTCCCCCACGCGGTGAGGGTGCCGACAACACCCCAGCCGAGGCCAATGACGTCGACCTTGACGTGGATGCGCGACGTCGTGCCGAGCGCTGCGGCGAGCGCCTCCGCTTCCTTGATCTCGCGCAGCACTTCTCCGGACACGTCGAGGTGGTTGGCATTTGCCGCGCCGGAGGCGATGTGCCGGATGGTGCACAGATTGCCGACGCTGCGCGACACGACGAACTCGTCGCCGCCGTCGGCAGCAACGTCGACACCGAGGCGTATCCATGCACCGCGCTTGACGTGCCACTCCTCCTGTTCGGTGGACAGATCCAGGTCACACAGCCGCACATACTCGTCGAAGTCGTCGTCACCATCTTCAGGCTCCGGCGCTTCAATGCCGAGGTCGACCCACGTCGACGGGATCGCGCGACGCGGTCCGCCTTTCGGAAACTTTGCGTGCACCTTCGCTGTGACGTACGGCGCATCATCGCCGTGTTCGGCGATCGTCTCGTCCACCCACTCCTGATCGACAAGGTGTGCGGCGAGTGAGTGCTCTGGCACTTCCGGCGGGCACGAGCGGCAGCGCAGCACCGCTTCGCCGGACAACTGCGGACTGTCGTACGCGGAGATCGGAATGGTGCACACGTCGTCGGACAGGCACAGCCCCTCGAACCATGAGCCCTCGTCGTCGGTCGGCGGGTTACCGATCGCAAGCAGGCGTGTCTCCTCGCCGGTGAGTAGGCCGCGCATCGCGCCACCGATGACACGCCCGATACCACCGGCTTCGTCGATAACGATGAACAACTTGGGTGCGTGGATACCTTGCACGGCGGACTCGTCGTGCGGCGGTGCGGAGAAACCGTAGGCGACGTCGACCATGACACCGTCGTTGTTGGGCGCCGCCCACTGCGTCTGATCGACCTGCCCGGGCAGCCCGGCGCGCTTGTGGATAGCGCGTATGTGCGGCCACAACTGGCGCCGTACCTGCCGGAACCGTGTCGCGGTCGTAACTGTCAACGATGTGCCGACGGGGAACACGGAGCCCCGCCACACAACCCCTCGTGCCGCGATATGGGTTTTCCCCGTACCGAAAGCAGAGGGTACGGCGACACGGCGGTTGTGTGGGATCGCGTTGAGCACGTCACGCTGCTTCGACCACGTCGTCTCTTGCAACACGTCTTCCACGAAGCCCGACGGGTCGTCTTGGTACAGGCAGTACGGCGTGCCGCCTTCCTTCGCGGCGACGGTGAGCACTTCAACGAGATCGCGCGGGGTTAGCCCGCGCAGGCCGCCGCGCCGAATCTCCGGCGGTACTGCCATGAGATCGCTGAACAGTCGCTTCGCTTCGCGGCTACTGACCCGACTGGGTGTGCGCGCCGCCTCGGTGACAGCAGACGTCACCGGGCACTGCATCCTTTCGTCACGTGAATGACCATGCCCGCCTTCGCATCGGTTCGATCGCAGACCTCTTCGCCGCTCGCCAGCACTGCGATCCGTACCCGCAGTCGCACCGGCTTGCCACATCCGGGGCATACGACACTAACGGCCGTCAGCCTCACGGGAAGCACACCGAGCAGCCGGGGACCGCGTCGTCGGCTGCAACGAGCGCGCCCGCTGGGGCTCCGCAGGCAAGGCTGCCGTCGTCGAGGCGCCGGTGCGCCTGATCGTCGAGCAGGTGGGCGAGCCAGCGGGTGCGGGGATGGATGAGGCGCAGATCCTCCCGGCGCGCGAGGCGGTCCGCCCGGCGCTGGCGGGCGATGTCGAGCGGGGCGACGGCCTCCACGCGGCTAGGTTCGCCTCCGGCAGCCCTTAGTGTCGCGTCGAGCCCTTAGTCGTCGTCCTTGCCCGCGCGGTGGTCGGACCAGCCCTCGGGCACCGGCGGCGGGACGTAGGAAGGTCGCTCGTGTTCACGAGCCATGTCGACGAAGCGGCTGTAGTGCCCTTGGAAGACGACCGGCACGGTACGGGTCGGGCCGTTGCGCTGCTTCGCGACGATCAGGTCGGCTTCGCCCGCGCGGGGTGACTCTTTGTCGTAGTAGTCCTCGCGGTGTAGCAGGATCACGACGTCCGCGTCCTGCTCCAAACTGCCCGACTCACGTAGGTCACTCAACATTGGCCGCTTATCGCCGCGCGTCTCCGGATTGCGATTCAACTGTGACAGCGCCACCACCGGCACGTTCAGTTCCTTCGCGAGCAACTTGAGCGAGCGGGTTATCTCGCTGACCTCCTGCTGGCGGTTCTCGCTGCGTCGGCCGAGGGTCGTGAGTTGCACGTAGTCGATGACGACGAGGCGCAGGTCGATGCTCGCCTTGAGCCGTCGGCACTTGGTGCGCATCTCGATCGGCGTGGTCAGCGGGCTGTCGTCGATGTAGAGCGGAGACGACACGATCTCACCGAGCCTGCTCGCGAGCCGCGCCCAGTTCTCATCGCTCATCCGTCCGCCGCGAATGTTCTCCAACGGCACGCGGGCTTCCGCGCTGAACAACCGCATCACGATCTCGGTGCGGCCCATCTCCAACGAGAAGATGACCGACGCGCGCCCGTAGCGGATGGATGCCGAGCGCATGAAATCTAACGCAAGAGTTGAGTTGTGCGTGGGAATCATGCTTCGACTCGCGAGGTAGAGACCGTCGACGGCGGCCACCTGCACGCACCGGACGGGCACGCTCTCTACTGGCCGCACGTCAGTAATCATCCGGTGGGACAGACGGACAGCGGGTCGTCGACTCTGATGCGCCCGCCGTTTGCGTTCCAATCGGAATACATCTTCACCGGCTGCGAAAGTCAGCGTATGCGCCACGGACGACTCCGGCGTGCGCCCCGGCACTTGCTTGCGAAACCACCCACACCGATAGCCGAGGCTCACAATCAACTCGTACACATCGGCCGCTAAGCGCACGCTCGTGGAGGTGAATTGCACCTGCCCGGAGGGCATCACTGTTCCGTCGGTGTCGAGCAGCCCCGCGAGCAGGGCGCGTCGCTGCCGCTCGGAGCCACGCAGATAGGCGCGGGGCACATGCTTGTCGCCCAGAACTCCGAGAGCACGCAGGCGTCCCTGGACGGGCCGGTGAGTACACGGCGGCATCGGCTGTCCCTGGCGTCGGCATCGCGCCCATAACGTGTTGCACGGCTGGCAGTGCCCAGTTCGCGCATGGCCGCGTCCACACGTCGCTTCGGTCTTGGTCATCGCCACGGTCACGGCGTTCGGCTTAACGGCAGTGACGGCAGCCGGAATCCCGACGCGAGTGAACGCCTCTACGTAGTGAGGCGCGTCATCGCGATGGCAGGTGATCCGGCTGCCAGCGCTGTGCCCGTCGCCGAGCCACACGCCGAGCACGTACGGCGGCACTGGCACGTCAACGTCAGGCAGGTCTAGTGGTGCGGTTAGCCGCACGCTGTGGTTCCGGCGCCCGTCGGCGGTCGGACAGAGTACCGTCTCGGCGATCTGCCGAGTCGTGACAACGAGTGGAGCGGCTCCACGTCGCCGGACCGCGCGGGTCGCCGTCTCCCATTGATGTTCGGCGTCGGCTATGACCGTTGTGCCGTCGGAGAACACCACCTCATAGCAGGACCGACCAACCATCGTCTCGGTTGCGGCCACCACCCGGGTTGGGCATCCATCGGCGCCGAGTAGCCAGTCCCCGACGGCCACCTCGCCCATCGTGGACCAGCCGGTGGGGGTGGGCAGCGGCGTGTCTAATGCCAGGGCTTTGCCCAGACCTGGACGCCCAGCGACGATGACCAACTGGCCGGGATGCAGACCGTGGATCAACTCGTCGAGTTCGCTGAAACCGGTAGGAACACCGATCGCACCGGCACCCTGTCCGCGTGCCTCGATCGCTTCGATCTCGTTCATCGACGACTCGATGACGTCTTCGAGCCGGACGATGTCCTGTGCATGGCTGCGTTGCGCGATGCTGAACAGTTCGCCCTGCGCGGCGGTGAGCAAGGCGTCGGCGTCCATGCCGGTGAAGTCGGCATCCGCCTGGTGGCCCATCTGCACAATGCGGGTTCCGGCGGCGATCATGCGGCGAAGGACCGCTTTGTCGTGCACAATCTGCGCGTAGAACCTGCAATTTGCGGATGTCGGCACTGACGCGATGAGGGTGTGCAGGTAGGTCGCGGTGCCGATCTTCACCGTGACTTTCCGCTGATCACATTCGGCGAGCACGCTGATCGCGTCGACCGGCTGGCCGTTGCCGTACATCTCGATCAGCACGCCGTAGAGCAGTTCGTGTGCGGGTCGATAGAAGTCGTTGGGGGTGAGCACGTCGACAGCGTCGGCGATCGCTTCCTGCGACAGCATCATCGACCCGAGCACAGCCTGCTCAGCGTCGATCGCCTGCGGCGGCGTACGGCCGCCGCCGTCCTCCTGGCTCACCGCTTCGCCCTTCGGTGACTGATGTGGAGCCTCACGTTATCGGCGGACGCCGACAGGTTGGCGCGTCAGAGATCGGCATCCGTAGCGGCGACGACGAGGGCGAGAACGTTCTCCATGTCGGGCACGCCTTGTTCGAGCACGGCACGCGCGAGCACGGCATGGCTGACGGTCATGCTGTGCATATACCACTGCTCCGGCGTCGGGACGACCCGGACCTCGGGAACGTGTCCGATCGACGCACACACATCGGCGTAGGCGACCGAGTCATAGAACGGCTCGGTCCATTCGAGGCACTCATCGTGGTCGGCGTAGATGTCGAGCACGTCGGCAACGGCGGCGCCGTTGAGACCGCTGCCGGGAGGCGCGGTGAGCCCGAGGAAGCGCGCTTTGTCCTCCTCGGTCATCGCGGCTTCGACGGCAAGCGCGCTGCGAGTCATGGCGCGCTGGCGCCCGGCCTCGGCCTGCTCGATGGTCAGTTCGTCTTCGTTGGTCATCGTCGTCCTTGTCTCAACTGCGCAACGCGGGCGGTGGTAAGCCCGGTGCACTTGGCTACTTCGGAGTTGCGGTACGCACCGCCGCCGGGCTTGCGGTAGCGGCCGTTCAGCATGCCGGTGGCGGCTTCGTCGCGGACCTCACGGGCCTCGTTGGCGAGCGTCTCGTTGCGGGCGACGGTGGCCGCCGCGCGGCTCATGACCTGTTCGGCATTCGAGATCTTGCCGATCCGGCCGACGCGCTCGGCGATGTCTACGAACGCGCTACGACTGACGCCGATCGCGCGGTAGACGTCGACTGGCCCCCAGTTGTAGTGGCGATGCAAGGACATGGCGGCGGCGTCACGCTCCTGGCGTGCCTCGTCGGCCCGGGCTCGGGCCGCACGGATGATCTTCGCGGCCTGGGTCGCGCGCTTGCCTGGGTCCTTGATGGCGCGGACAGACTCGATCGTTGGCATGGTCGGTCCCTGACGGTGCTGATGGGGAAGGTGATGACGGTCTCCTCTTGGCCGGGTCGCTCAACCGGACGTTACGGACGGTACCCGCTTAGCGACTGTCATGCAACCCGCTTAGCGATCACCACCTGGCCGGGGTGGCGGCGTAGGTCATCTGGCGGCCAACGCGACGGCCCTTGGCGATCTCGTCAAGACGCCGGGCGACCGCGAGGGCATAGGCACGAGGCTTGCGACCGGCAGGTCCGTAGTTCCCGGCGACCACGGCGGCGCGAACGGTGGCGGCGGCTTTGGCGAGCCGCTTCTCGTCGAGCCACGGCGCCTTGTCGCCGATCTTCGCGGACGACAGCACCCGGGCGGCATCGAGCGCCCGGCGTCGATGGCGCGAGCCCACCGGGCCGAAGTACGGCTCGACCGGGCGGTGGTCGACGACGAGCCAGCGAATCGTCCGGGCCGCATCACGACGGGCGTGCTCGCCGGGCCCTGCCTGCGCGCGTGCACGGGCGCGGTCCCGGCGTTCGGAGGAGGAGAGGACCGGATGGCCACCAGCGGCCGGTAGGACGCGGCTGGGGGCCACCTTGACCCTGTGTTCACGGTACGCGGCACGTAACCACCGGGCGGCCTGCGCGCCCATCCGGTAGCGGACGAGGAACAGGAAGACGGCAGCAAACTCGGGGCCGTGCGGCGCGCAGTACCGGCCACCGTCACAGGTCGCGGTGAGGTTATGTGCAACCTCGTGCAAGATCACCCGCTCGTTGCGGGCCCACGGCGGTAGTGCAATCCGGTCGCCATAGAACGAGCCGGTCGCATCGCCCCGGCTTTCCAGTGCACGGTGATGGTGCGCTGACCGAACCGACTCTGAAACCACGACTGGCGGACGAGGTCATCGACATACCGCTGGCAATCCTCGATGGAGCACGCCTTGCCGCCGTCGCTCTGGCGGATGATCCGAGCGTCGACGACGAGCGTCACGCACGCTTTGGTGCTGTGGTTGACCGGCAGGGTGCGCTCGGCGTCGTAGAGCCGCTGCCGCTGCGTGTCGCGGGCCCGATCGTAGGTGGCGGTGAGCCTCATCGGGCCGCCGCCTTGCGGGCCCAGCGCACCTTGCGACCGATCGGACGATCCGGCACGAGCGCGGCGGCGACCGTGCGGTCGCAGTCCCGGTCGTGGGTGGCGGCTCTGCCTGCTTTGCTCGACGGCCGGACGTACGTCAGGTCGACGAGGTCGAAGTAGCGGACCTGGCCGGTGGCGGCGCGGCGGCACTCGATCTTCCATTCGCCGTCGCGGTCGTAGAACGACAGTACGTGCCAGACGCCGAGCCGGGTCCGGGCGGTGACCTTGACGGTGCTGGTTCCGGCGTGGAGGGCGAAGCCTCCGAGTCTTGGATGTTCCACTGCCTGCTCCTGTTTCGGGCCGTCGCTCGCGGCCGTCTGAGTCAAGTATAGCGGACGGGGTACACCCGCTTAGCGGGTTCCGAGGCCCCGACCTGCACGTTCGTCTCGCGACACGCCGTGACTTGACACGTGTTTTGCGTGTACCCGCTTAGCGGACGGCGAGGGCCAGTTCGAGGGCCAGCGGCGACTCCGGCCGCAGCCCCGAGACTGGACCGACATAGGCACGGTGCGTCGAGTCCTTGACACACCCGTCGTGCACGAGGTCGACGACGGCGCCGATCGCTTCCAGTCGGACGTCACCGCCCCCGCACTTTGGGCACGTCGATGCGAGAGGGACGGTGACCGGGGTCAGCGTCGTCATTCTCTGTCGATCTCCCGGCGCAGTGTTGCTCGATAACTGCATGGCGGTACGGAATCACCCAAACGGGTTAGCGTCGCGTCGAAGAGGACTAAGCGGGCCTACTCGCCTATCACATGCACCTCGGCATAGGCGATGTCGGTGCTCTCGGCGATCACCTCGACCTCGTCTTCGCTGATCGGCACGCCGAGCCGACGGTGCGCCCGAGGCTTGCCGCTGGCGCTGAACAACTTGACCGAGACACGCTCGCTGCCCAGCCCGTGCTTGATCGCGACGATCCCCGTCGGCTCCGGCGCAAGATTCTCGACCTTCGCGAACTTTTTGCGGAGCGGTAACAGGCCCTCGTTCGCCATCCGCTCGCGAACGACGTCGACGGCGCGCATGAACAGCGCCCAGCCCTTCGCCGGGTCACCGGCGGCACTGACGACCGGCTGGATGATGAGACCTATCGCGCTGGCAACATGCTCGACGAGCGCGACCTCGTCTACTGGCTCAGGCAAGAGTCACCTCCTCGACCGAGGCGGCGCCTGACTTCACCGAGAGCAGCCGGTGGCCGATCTCGACCAGCCTCGGGCCAGAAATACGGCTCATGTCGCCGTGAACGATCTTGATGCGCTGGCGGTGGACGCCGTCGAGGTGACGAGCCTGCGTAACGTGCATAGCGTCGGGGCCGCGCACCGGGAGCCCGTGCTCGCGACAGTAGTGCTCGTAGGAGTCGTTCCGCCCGCCGACGTAGATCATGAGCACCGGAACATTCACTGGTTCCATGCTCGGCCGATCTCGTCGTTGGCGACGACTTTCGTCGTCGTGGTGGTCACGAGGTCGTAGCCGCGCAAGGCCGACATGCCGTTGCGGTAGGTCGACTTCGAGCGGTCCACGTCGGCGAGCCGGGCTACCTCGTCATGGTCGACCCACTCCGGCCAGTGGTCAAGGATCGCGGTGAGCATCCGCTTCGGCGTCTCGCTGAGCAGGCCCATCCAGTGATCGACGAGCGCGCGGCCGGTCGGCAGAGGCTCGTAGGTGTCCCCCAGCGCGTCCACGCCGTTCTGCGTGACCGTTGGCGACGTGGTCGAGCCTTCGATGTAGCCCTTGCCGCGCAGCGTCGACATGGCGTTGCGGAACGTGGAGCGCTTGCGGCTGACACCGGAGCGGGCAGCGATCACCCGGTCGGTCAACGGGATGCCCGCCTCGACCATGACAGTGAGGATGCGCCGGGGCGCGCCGCTCAGCGACGGGTCCGGTTCGGTGTCCGGGGACGGCGCGCTATGCGTAGCGCGTTGCACCTGTGGCACAGGTGCCGGTGTGGCACGCCGAGGTGCCTCCTGTGGCACACGATGTGCCACACCGGTTGCAGGTTGTGCAACCCGTGTGGCACGTTCTGCACCCTTCGAGGCTCGATGATGCACCTCACCGGACGGCACGAGCGCCTTCGTCACAAACTCCCGCTCGACGGCGATACGCTGCTCGACCTCGGCGAAGGCGGCGTCGAGGCGCTGCACGACGGCCACGGCGTCCTCGGAGAGCCCCACGGGCTCAGCGGGCCGCGCGGCTAGTTCGGCTTGTAGCGCGTCGATCTCGGCCTGTAGGGCGGCTTTCTGCTCGCGCAGCGCCGTCTCACGGATGCCTGCGGCGCCTACCTCGTCGGCGAGGCGGGCGCGCTCGACCTCGATGCGGCGCACCTCGGCGCGTAGCACCTTCGGGTTGCTCGCGTTGGCCTCCTCAACGACCTCGGCCATCCTCGTCCGGTAGACGTCGAGGTCCACGGTCGCGCCGGTACCGACGACCCGACGGGCCCGCTCGCCGGGCTTGGGTGTGACGGAGGAGTCGAACGTCTCCCGGGCACGGATCTGCACGACGCCTTCGCGTTCAAGCCAGCCAGGAGAGACGAGCAGCGCGGTGCCGACAGCCAGTTTGCGGACCTGCTCGATCATCGCCCGCTGGTCGGCCTTCGGGACGTGCTCACCGAGCCAGTCGATGATTGCGTCGATCGAGTTGGGGCCGACGGTGCGGAAGGCGAGCATCATGTCGGCGAGTTCGGCGACGGACTTGTTGAGCCGAGCGGAGCGCTGGGTGAACAGGCCGACGCCGATGCCGACGTTGCGGCCCTCCTCGACCAACTGCTCCCACGCGGCCACCGAGGCGGCTAGATCCGGGTTGCCGTGCGGAATCTGCTGGGGAATGTAGCGAGCGGCCTCGTCGAGTGCGACGAAGATCGGGTCGCGTCGCTGGCCGTCGACGAGGGAACCCTGTCGCATATAGAGGCGCCGGATGAACGCGGTGATGAAGCGGGTCCGCTCGCCGTGCGTCCACATCTTGCCGAGGTGGTCACGGGAGCAGTCGACGATGACATTGACGTGCTCGTCGGCGACGAGGTCGGCGACGATCTCGCCGCTGCCCGGCGTGATCGGCATGTCGCCGTGGGTGCCACCGAGGATTAGGCAGGGGACGCCGTCACCTCGTCCGTCGGCCGCGTGGCGTAGGCCCCAGTGCACGCCGATCGGGTCGATCGAGCACCACCGCAGCGCGGCCTTGCTCATCTCCTCAAGCACGACCGAGAGCAGGTTGGTCTTCCCCATCCCCTTTGAGCCATAGACGAGCAGCGTCGCGGTGACGGCGTCAAGCGTCAGGTCCAGGCCAGCACCGATGTGCAGGCGGCGGGTGGGCACGAGACGACGCTAGGCCAGGTCAGTCCTCATCTGGCGCTTCATCCTCGTCGGTGTCGTCGCGGAAGACACAGGCGGCGAGGCGGTCATCGTCGAGGTGCTCTCGCTTGCGTTCGACAACTGCGGCCAGTCGGCGGTCATCGTCGAGGCCCCGAGTAGAGATCTCGATATAGGTCGGCAGCAGATCACCGACGGTGCGTCCCACGATTTCCTGACCGTCGTCGAGCAGGACATCGACGAACTTACTGATCGCCTGCTGCATGTTGTGGGCCATACCGAGCCGCAGCGTTTTGAGGTGGCCCTCCCACAGTTCCGGGTCGGCGTAGTCCTCGACGAAGCGCCGGTACGCCTCTGCGCGCTCGGCGTCGTTCCATGCCTGGATGACACTCCCGGCCAGTTCACCGCGCCGCTGGCGCTTCACCTCAGCCGCATCGTGCGCCGCGCGCCACTCCTGCTGCGCCTTGGCAATCGCGTCCTCGGCGGAGTCGTCGCGGTAGATGATCGCCGAGCGCTCATTGTCCCAGCGGCTCGTCCACGTGTCGGTACCGCGCCACGGTGTCGACCATGTGTGCTCGGACAGGTAGGGCTCGCCCTCGACGACGACAGAGCCACCCGGGCCGCGACGCCACGTCAGGGTCGCCTCGTAGGACACGAGCGAGGGCACCTCGGAGCGGTCGCCCCAGCCGTCGCGGTAGCGTAGTCTGTCGTTCGGCCACACGTGGACGGTGATCACCTTGCTCCGCTGCTTGTAGGTGACCCGTGTGATGACGCCATGCTTGGCCTTGCGGCCACGGCGTGGGCCGTCGGCGGGGATCGCGGGCATGTTGGCCTCGACCCGCTCGATGGCCTGCTGGGCGGCCTCGTACGCCTCCGGGTCGCTCAGGTGCTCAGCGGCCGTAGCGACGCGGTTCCAGCGCTTCCAGCGCTCGTCGGAGAACAGGATGCGCCAGCGGGCAGCGCGAGTACCGGAGACGAGCACCCAGCGACGCTCAGTCGTCTTGCCGCGTGGGCGGGTAACCCACTCCTGCGCGTAGACGTTGCGAGCGAACTCGCTCTCGTCGAGCAGCCGGTGCTCCGGTGCGAGGGCGATATAGGAGCCGTCGCGCTGGCGGCCGACGAGCATCACGCCGGGCAGCGCCTTGAGGCGGGCGACGATCTCGGGGTCGTCCGTGGCTGCGGCCTTGCGGCGCGAGCCGAACTCGTCCTCGATCATGCGCACTGCCTTGGCCTCGTGCTCTCCGTCGCCGACGAGTGGGCGGTGGTGCTTGTTCGTGAACTTCCACCACCGCACGAGGTCGTCGACTGCTTCGAGAGCCTCGGCTTCGTCGAGATCGTAGGCGCTCATGAGCCGCCCCGCGAGCATCTGCCGGAACGGAGCCTCCGCCTCGGCTTCCTCCCGCTTGACGGCGATGGCCGCCTTGAGCAGCGGGAACATCGCGACGTAGTGCTTGCGCTCGGTGCGCGCTTGCAGGTAGTCGAGCATCTCGTCCTCGGTCACGAGGTCGAGCGGCAGGATGAAGTCGTCGGTTGCGTAGACGACGCAGGTAGCACGTCGCTTGGGCTCGTGACCGGCACTGCGCCAGTCGGAGTAGACGACATCGCCTTCGCGCTTGTAGCGGAACACGAGCCCGCCATCGCTGGCCCGCTCCTCGATCGTGTAGATGCGCCGTGACTTCGGGTAGGCCGCGCCGCTCGGGGTGATGCGCTCGTGACCGTTGCTCCGCTCGTAGCGGTACTGTCGGAAGCCGTCGGTGTTGAACGCACCCATGACGCGCATGCCCGGCCGCAGTTCGGCGTTGTGCTCGCGCAGCCACTCCTCGAACGGCTGGCGGCCGGTCGTCAGCGCGAACTCCTCCTCATCGACGAGCCGCACGTGCCCGGCCTCGTATGACTCCTGCTTGAGCAGCGACACGGTGGGGCTCGGCAGCGGGTGAAACACGGTGGTCCGGTCGATGAGCCCTTGCAGGATGAGCGCGACCTTCATGTAGTGCCGCTCGCGCGCGCCCTGCGCCTCCTCGGCCCGCTGCCAGTCGTAGGAACCCGGCTCCACCGGCACGCGCTTGCGCTTGCCGGTGCCGAACTCGTACTCGTCCCGGTAGAACAGGCCGGTGAACTCGTCGCGCGCGGGCACGAGCCGGTAGCCGACGTTGAAATTGGTGTCCATGCGGAACACGCGCTCGCCGTTGCGGATGAGCCAGTACGAGTGCCGGTTGGCCTCGTTCATGCGCCGGGTAACCCACGGGTCGCCGTAGTCGCGGGCTCGGGTGCTCGGGACGATGACCACGACACCGCGTTGCTCGGGTAGCACTTGATTGAGGTTCGCCTCGGAGTCCATGAGCCACTCGTCGAACTCTTCGATCCGACTGGCGTCGATACCGCCACCTTCCGGGTCGATCGCGGTCTCCTCGTCCATCGCGAGCACCATCGAGCGACACACGATCGGCGTGCCCTCGGGTGCAGGCTCGCCGTCGCGCAAGGTGACGATCTCCTCGTCGCGGCCGAGGTAGAGGTTGACCGTCTCGATCGCCTCGGTGAGCCGGGCGACGAACTTCTCGACCGGCGCGAGCATGGCGCGGGCGGCACTCATCTGTGCGTCGAGTTCGGCACGCATCCGCTTGGTGGCGCTCTCCAACTCCTCCCGCTTGCGCATCACGAGAGCGCGGGTTTCGGCGAGTGACTGCTTCATGCTGGTTGCGTCGAGCGCGGAGCCACCGACGGGCATGAGCGCGTTGCCCGGCTGCTGGCGCTCCACGACCTCGGCGATCTCGGCGCTCAGTCGCTCGACGTCGGCCTTCGCCTCCTCGAAGCCGGAGCCGTCCGGCTCGTCGTCGTACTCGTCGTCGTAGTCGGTCACACCGTCACCTCATCGGGCATGGTCCGGCCGGACGCGTCGAGAATGTGGACCCAGCAGCCGGTGCCGAGGATGAGTTCGCCGTCGCGGATGGCGCCGGTCCAGCGAACCCGGTGGCCGCACGTCGCGTGCGCGACACAGGCGGCGTGCTTCCCGTTCGGGGAGTCGGGGCAGTGGTCGTAGGTGCCGCCGTCGTCGCCGGAGAGGGTGTCGACGAGGCCGACGCCGGGCTCGCGGTTGAGCAGGGCTCCGCAGTGCGCGCAAGTCATGATCGTCTCCTGTCGTGCCGGGGTCGCTCTCCCCGGTCAGGAACGACCGTACACCCGCTTAGCGTCAGGTGGCAAGCCTGACGGGCATGACGAGATAGGAGAAGCCGGGATCGTCGGGGTTGGTGAGCAGCACGGGCTTGTGCTCACCGCCGAAGCGACAGGTGACCTTCTCGCCGCCGAGCGCGGCGAGCCCGGCGGTCACGTAACGGGCGTTGAAGGCGACGCGGAGCCGGTCACCTTCCCATTCGACCTCACGAACCTTGCGCCGCACACTCGCCTCACCGGTGTCGTCGGCGTGCACACCGCCTGCGACTTCGACGACACCCTCGCCTAGCCACTCGGCGGTGACCGGGGCGCTGCGGACGACGACGGCGGCCTGCCGGATCGCCTCGGCGAGTGACGCGCTCGGGATATTCGCGCGGGCGACCTGAGGGACGTCCATGAGCGCGCGGTACCTCGGGAACTCACCGTCGTAGAGGCGGGCGTGGAACACGCGCGAGCCGCCGACAAAGGTCAGGACGTCGTCGCTGCCGCCCCGGCCGGACGGATCGCGGTTGAGATAGACCTCGACCTCCGGTTCCTTCGCGAGCGCCTTGCCCATCCGCTCCATCACCCTGCTCGGGATGTTGAGGGGGCCGAGCCGGGCCGGGAAGTGCCCGGGCACCTCGGCGACGGCCAGCCGGTAGCGGTCGGTCGACGCGGCAACGATCTTGTCGTCGACGGTCTCGACGTGCGTGCAGGTAAGGATCGGCAGGCTGTCGTCGCGTCCGGCCGCGATGGCGCCGCGCGCCAAGTAGGCGAGCCTCTCACCAGGCATGACGAACAACTGCTCGCCGATCTCCGGTGGCGCGGGCCACTCCTCGACCGGCAGTGTCGGTAGTTCCATGTCGAGGTCGTCCCCGGCCGACAGTCGCAGGCGGCTCTCGCTGTGCTTGCCGGAGGTGATCGTCAACCGCAAGTCGACGCCGCGCGGAATGACGTGCAGCATGTCGTTGAGCAACCGCGCGGGCACGAGGGCGTGACCGCTGCCACCGGCGGCGAGGATCGACTGCTGCGCCGAAGTCTCGTAGTCGAAGGTCGACGCAGTCAGCGAGCCGTTTCCCGCATTGAGTAGGACGCCTTGCAACACCGGGAGGGACAGCGCGGTAGAGCGCATGGCGCTCGCTGCCCATCGCAACGCAGCGGAGAGATCGTCACGAGCGACGGTGGCGGCAAGGTCGGGCGGAGTTTTCCTCCCCGCGTACGCGCGAGCCTCGGTGGCGGCAACACTCACGACGGGACTCCTGCGATGTGGTCGAGCACGACACCGGCGGCGCGTGCGTGGGACAGGACGTGGCCGAGGTCGCGGGCCGGACCCTCGACGGGAACGAAGTAGAGGGTGACGGCTTCGCCGACACCGGGGACGAGACGGTAGTAGCCGTCGGCCTCGACGCCGGTACGCACCACGACGTGCACGGGTGCACCGCCCGGGCCGCTGCCGCCTTCCTTCGCGCGGAGCCCGGCCTTGATGAGCATCCCCGCGAGCATCTCGCAGCGCTCGTACAGTGACGTCGCCACTTGCCGGTCCTCCTCTCGCGTCGGAGTTGGGCCATGCAGTTCCTCACGGAGCCGCTGGGCGACCGCAGTCTGCGCGTCGCGGACCTTGCGCGCCTTGTCGCGACGGGCGCGCAAGGTGTGGACGAGATCCGGCTTATGCGCCTCCGCCTCGTCCATGTCGAGGAGCCGGTTGAGCACTTGGTAATAGCGCGTCGTGGAGATCTCTGGAAACACCTCGCGGATCGCCGCCAACTTCGGTCCGCTGTTCGCGTGACCGCTACGCGGATGCGTGCGCGCCCACTCCTCCTCGAAAATGAGGACGGAGCGCTCGAAGTCGCCGAACTGCTCGCGCTGGGCCGCTATCTCGTCCATGAGGCTCTCCTGTTCGCCGGGTCGCTCGACCGGCTCGCCGCCACCGTACACTGGCTTAGCGACGGTTTCCAGGCACTTGTGCAACTGCTTCCATGACATGACGTCACCGACGGTCGCAGTACGCTCTGCGCCACAATCGACGCAGCGGCCCATGATCGCGCCGGACGGGTGACCCGTCGCCGTCACCTCGAACTGCCGGTCGTCCACTGACGACCACCTCTCGCTTGACGATCATGCCTTTGGGAAGCCGCTCGAAGATGCCGACCTGCTGTGGCTCGGCGCCCAGTGTGATCCTCGCTGCCAGCACAACACACTCGTCGTCTTCGAACACGCGGTAGCCAACGTTGGTGACGACGAAACCGTGGTCCTCGGCGAACTCGGGTACGTCGTCCAAGTCGGTCCAGTGACCGATGCTTGTCGCATCAGTCCACGTGATCTTCTCAAGGTCGTACTCGGCGAGTAGTTCCTCGTGCTTGCCCACGTTCGGCACTAGTCACGCCCCTCGACGTCGAGGTCAGGCAGCACGTGGCGCCCACAAGGTCGGCACGTCGGCATCGCGGCAGTAGAGCGGATGCTTGGGTGACCCATCTGTGTTGACCTGCAACGAATATGTCATCCATCCACCGTCACCGATCAGCGCGCCGACGTGACGCGCACGGTCGGCGACGAGAACCCGGCCGCGCTTGCTCGACGGCCCACAACCCCAGCCGACGATGACGTGCGGCCAAACGTGCTCCGGCATGCCGAGCAGGAAGTCGTCGTTGTACTTACCGACCGGGTCGGCGGCGGTGAGCAGATCCGTCGGCCAGCGCGACCGGAAGGCGAACAGGTTGACGATGAGCGCACCGCCCATGCCGTCGGCCTTCGCTCGCTTGAGGCAACGAGCGACCGTTGGATCGACGATGAACGCGTCTGCCGCGCTGGGATTCAGCATGCAGTACGCCCGCCACGCGCCGGGTCCCCAGCACCGACTGAGGGCGTAGCGATAGACACGATCAGCGTCGAAGATCGCGTATGCCTCACCGTGCTCGTCGGAGTGCGCGGTGTCGACGACACAGTCGTCCGGCAGTGACAGCCTGTCTATAAGGTCGGCGGTCACGACAGGTGTGCCTTGTGCCGGTCCTGTCCACGCCGCTTAGGGACCTCGACGGTCGCGACGATCAACCCGGCGGTCGGCGTCGCTTCGAGAAACTCGATCAGCCCGTCGCGGGCCTTACGTGCCTCATCGGTATCGTCACCGGCTTTCGCGATCAACTCCCGGCAGGTCTCCATGTCGGTCGAGACCGGGATGGTTCGCCATACGACACCGGAGGCGCCAGGATGGTTCGCGGTCGCTGCGATCACTCGGTCGTGGGTGACCTGCCGGACTTCGGCGACGCTCTCCTCGTCGGCAAGGTCGGCGACAGCACCGAACTGCATGACGATATCGAAGTCGCTGCGGGGCCGCTCGCCGAGACGGCGGGCTCGCGCCTTCGCCTTCGCCTGCGCTCCCGGCTTGACCCGGCGGCCCCTGCTCTGCGGCATCTCCTCACCCGCCGTTCTCGCGGGTGAGACCGGCGACGCGCGAGCACACGGGCCACTGGCCGGGGCCGCTGGCGGCCAGTACGACCTGGGCGATCTCGACCTGCTCGGCCGGGGTTGCGAGGTAGGCGTAGGGCGCGTACTGGCCGCCGCCGTTGTTCGTCCAGGTCGTAGGGGCGAACTGCAAGCCGCCGTCGTATTCGGCGTCGATACCCCAACGACCGCCAGACTCGCACGATGCGACCCGGTCCCATACTGCCGGGTAGCCGCCGGAAGACGCGAGCGCAACGACAGCGCGCTCACGGGCCTGCTGGGCGGCCCGCTTGCGGGCCTGCGCCAACGCCCGCCGGTGGGCCCGCTGGGCGGCCTCATGAGTCGCCTTGGTCAGCGCGCGCCGGTAGGCATCACGGGTGGCCCGCATCGGGTCGTCACGTAGCGCGTAGGAGGGCGCAGCGACCATCCTCGGCTTCGGTCGTAGGGGGGGCTTGGGCCCGGAGGCGATCGCGGCGCCGGAGGCGACGGCTATCGTCGCGACGGTCGCGAGAGCGAGAGGGCGCACGAGTCTCCTGTCACGGTTTGTCGGCATCCGTCCAGCCTGCCGGACGGCGGGCTTAGTGTCGCGTGAGGTTGCGCCGGGCTGGCGCTTCACGCAGTCGCCGGATCGCGGCCTCGGTAAGCATCCAGACGCTCGCGTCGTTGCCGGAGCGGGTCTTACGGGTCAGCGGGACCGAGGCGATCATCACCGGTTCAAGCCAGCCGTCGGCCCGCAGCCGGTTCGTCGTCGCGGACACCGACTGGTGCATCCGGCCGAGGGTCTGTTCGAGTTCGTCGTCGGTCTGCGGCCGGACCCGTATCGCTTCGACGACCTCGGCGCGCAGCGTGCCGGACTTGGGCAGGTCTCGCAGCACGGCGCGGACACCCATCTCGGTGACGATGTTCGGGGTGATCGGAGCATCGGACCGGTGGCAACGGGGCAGCCGCCGTCTCTTCGTCGACGTGCCGATCATCGACGGTCGCGACACCGCAGATCTGACATTCAGGCGGGTCCTCGTCGTAGACGATCGGCTTCGCCTTGTGGTTGTAGACGGTCATCCCGGTTCCACCTCCGCTCCACCTGAGGTGGGGTCCGCGAACGCGAACGCCCGGAGCACCTTGCCGTCCGGCATCGTGATCTCCCAGGGGCCACTGATGAGCCCGTAGGCCCGCCACTGGCAGCCGCGCCCGATCCACTCGCGCTCGCCGGACACGTCGAGCAGCGCAACACCGATGCACTCCTGCCCGGCACGAGTTCGCATCTGTGGCGGCCAGTCGCGGACCGCCGCCTCGTCGCCGCAGGACGGGCAGACGAAGGTGTAGCCGAGCGGGTCGGGACCGAACCGGCGGATCGCTTCGGCGAGCCACTCGGCGTGCGTCATGTTCCGCGACTCAAGCAGAGGCACGTTCGCCCTCCTCGATGCAGCACGGGCCAAGGTAACGGCCATCACCGACAGCCTTGATCGGCGCGCCAGCCGGGAAGCCCTCCTGGCATCGGTCGCACACGCCGCCGTAACGCGAGGCGAACACGTAACGCTGACCAAACAGGCGAGCCCAGCGGGCGGACTCCTCGGCTTGTTCCGTGCGCTCTTTGGTCTCGACGCCGCGCAGGCGGTCGCAGTCCTCTTGCAGAAATCCGTGACAATCACAGCGCGTCGGCACCGGCCACCTCCTTGTAGACGAGGCCGCGCTGGATGCGCCAGACAGTGCCTCGATTCACGCCCCACTCGGCCGCGACGACCGACGACACCCTCGGGTCCGCCCTGATTGCGTTCGCTTGCTCTTGCGTCAGGTGCCGCAGGCTGTAGCCACGGTTGAGGCGCAGCGGGATCGCGCGCAAGTGTTCGACGTTGACGCACGGCCGATGCATGCACTCCGGTCCGCCCGGGCAGTCCGGCGACTCGCGATGGCACTTGTGGTCGACGTCATGGCCCGGTGGGATCGGGCCAACGAACTCAAGGTAGAACGCGACGTGAGCAGCGATCCGCTTGCCGTTGTAGCCGACGCAGCCATAACCCGCGCCGCCACCCTGTCGCCGCCGCGCCCCCGTCCATTCGTGACAGCCGTCCGGCCGCACGACAACCCGGCTGAGCAGCCGCTCTCGGACGGGAATGTCCCGGGCTCTCACGGCATCCTCCCTCGAAGGGCGAGGTCTGCGTCGCGGGCGGCGCGGACCATCCGGTTGAGGTTGAGGCTGCCCATCATCGCCTGCACGTCCGACACGATCTCGGCGGCACTGGCGGTGAAGTCCGGGTGCAGGTCACGCAGCGAGGTCCTCGGCACGACGTGACGCTCGACGTCGGCAGCGGTGGCGCGCAGGCGCGCGGCGACCGCCTTGGCGGACTCGACGTAGCGCTCGACGAGCGCGGCCTGCACGTTCTCGGAGACCCCGGCGTCGCGCGGTTCGAGCGGTTCCGGGGTGGCCGCCGTGACCGCGCCGAGCATGTCCGGGCCGGAGGGGGTGAGGCCGAGGGCCTCCTCATGCTGGCGGTCGCGCTCGGACTCGGCCGCGTCCTGCCCGGCGACCGGTTCGCCGAGCGCACCTGCGAGCCACTCCTGCGCTTGCTGTTCCAGCACCTCGTAGTGCTCGCCGACGATCGACTTCACGTCGGCTTCGCTGGCGATCGCGGTGAGCGTCTCCTCGCCGAGCATGAGTGGCACCCAGTACCAGCCGTCGGAGAAGGACTCGTTGCGCTCCTGCCGGGCGAGGATCGACCAGCCGCCCTGGGTGACGTCGTAGACCCGGCCGTGACGTTCGAGCCGGATCAGCCCGTCGAGTTCCTCGACGCCGGTCTCGCCGACAACGAACGCCTTGTCCGCGCCTCGGTCCGGCGGCATGATCGGCCGCCAGCGCAGCATGCGGGTGGGGGTGGTCATGACGCGTCGATCTTCTGCGCGGCGTGCAGCCGGACGGACCCGTCGATCATCTGCGCGGCGAAGCGCGCCGCGAGGTCCGGGTCGGTGATTGTGAACACCAACTCGAAGCCGTCGGAGAGCCGGACGGTGGCGGAGAGCACCGACTCACCGTCGGCGTTGCTCGTGAGCATCGTGTGGCACGACTGCACGGTCGGCAGGACCGGCACGGTCCGGTTGGACGTGCCGCAGGTGGTCGACGTGCGGGTCGTGTCGAGGGTGGTCACGAGGCGGCCTCTCGTTGCTTGTCGGTCTCGTGCGCGTCGAGCAGTTCCTTGAGGGTCAGTCGCGGCGTCCGGTCATAGGACGACCGCGTCTCCCCGTATGTCTTGCGCAGGTAGGCGAGGCGCGGGCCGGTGATGCCCGCCGCGACGCCGGTGAGCACGTCGTCGACGTTGCGGGCACCGCTGTAGCGCCAGTCGTTGACGTGGCTGGGCTTCACGCCTGCTTCGTGCAGGCGCAGGATGTCGCCGAGCAGTTCTTCGCTCCACCGGTACGCGCCGGTCAGTGACGGCACGTAGTGGCTCTCGCGTCGGCTGCCCTGTGAGGTGGTGGTAACCGCACCCGACCAGCGGCCGAGATCCTGTGGGGTCAGGTCGTTCGCGGCGAGGATGCGGCACAACTCAGGAGTCAGGTAGATACGGTCGCCGCTGCGACGACCGCCGCCGAACCATATGCCCTGACCTGTCCACTGGTAGCGGCCGATCTTCCAATCCGCGTCGGCGTAGGACTTGAGGTCGGCGAGGGTGTGGCCCTTGCCGAGCGGTCCGTCCTTGATCGGGTCGCCGTCCTGCTTGCGGGAGGTGCCGAACTCTTCGGGGTCACTGCCGTACGGCACCCATTCAGCCGGAATCCCGGCGAGCCGGTCGACCCACTCGGTCATCGGGATGCCCTGGCGCTGCGCGACGATCGCTGCGCCCGGCGCCACACCGTCGGCGGCGAACCTCGCGGCCTCGGACAGCGTGCAGCCCGCGACGCGGTAGCCGCGCAGCGCCTCGATGTCGGTAACACCGGAGGACGCGAGGCTCTCCCACTCGGCCGGGGCCAGGTCGAAGCCGTACGCGAACGGGGAGATCTTGTGTTGGATCGCACTCTCGACGACCTTGCGGGCGTACGACGGGCCGTGACTGGCGGCGAGGAACCGCGTCGTCACCTTGCGCGGCTTGATGGTGCTCACCCAGTGGCTCTCGAAGTCCTTGCGAGCGCCGTCCCAGCGGCGGGCGACGGCCGCCCACTCGTCGACATTATCGCGGTCCTGCGCATAGATAGGCGCGCCGACCAGCGGCAGGATCAGGAGGTCGCGCTCGACCAGCGGCGGCTCGACGCGCTTGTCGCCGTCGGTCAACTCGAAGATGCCGCCGAGTGCGTCGTCACCGGCGCGCTTGCGATAGATGACGTCGAGATCGGAGATCCCGGCGCACTCGTATGCGAGCAGCGCGCGGGCGCCTAGCGACCGTCTGCGCAATTCGCGGCGCGCCTCGCACGCGAGCAGTTCGAGCGCAGTCATCTCGCGCAGGTCGGACATTAGATCAGCCGCCCGCCGAGCAGCGGCCGGTTGGCGTAGCGCACGACCTCATCAATCGTGAAATCAGCGCGTCGGCCGTGGTAGTCGATGGCAACCGACGTGACACCCTGCGCGCGCAGTTTGCGCAGCCACGACAGGCTTACCCGCTTACGGAAGGTGTAGCGCCGCCATCCGACCTCCGGCCGGAAGATCTGCCCGATCACCGGATGTTCAGCGGCGCCCGGCAACGTGCCGCAACCGAAGTACTCGGCAATACGCGCGGGAACCTGCGCTTGGTGGATCATCTCGGAGCCTCCTGTCGGCGCGGTCGCTCTCCGCGCGGTCCCAGCATCGTACACCCGCTTAGCGCAGGTGGGTCAAGCGGAACGGCTACTTGTGCTCTATCGTGCCGAATACGCGCTTGACGATCTCGCGGGCTGGCTCATCACCGGCGCTGGGCTCGTCGATCGGCAGTAGATCCTTCGCGTCAATATTTCCTGACGAGCCGCCGTCGAAGCGCACGTGATAGCGGCCGTCCCCGACGTCGGCGCAGACGCGCCCGGTCGCGCCGTTGCTCTTGCGCCGGACGCGGGTACCCCTGTTCACGCGTCCGGCCGGGGTGCCGTCCGTGGCGGCGCTGCCTTCTCCGCCTGCTTCTCCGCCTGCTTCAGCGCCCGTCTGTCAGCCGCGCTACGTTCCTTCACCGCCGCCTGGGCCCGCGCGGTCTCCGCCACTGCGTCACTGACGGCCTGCTCGTCGCGAGCGGCACTCCGGCGCTGTCGCTGCGGCTTCGCCGCCGTCTTGGCGGCGGCGGCGCGAGCCTTGTCGGCGTCAGCGACACGCTTGCGGTCGTCGGTGATCGCCGCGTCGACCCCAGCGTCGTCGTGGTAGGCGCCGAGCCCGGTGCCATCGCTGTCCCGGGTCACTCGGTAGGTGGTCTGGCCGCCGGTTGGCGGGGCCTGCTCGGTGACCGTGTAGCCGGTCCGGTCTGCCTCGGCCTCAGCCTTTGCCGCCATCGGGCGCCTCCTCGTCGTCTCGCAGTGATCGTGTCAGGTCATCGCCGCTACCGTCGCCCCGTTCCGCGTGCAAGCGCAGCGCGGCCTTGACGATGTCGCGCAGTGCGTCGCGGTTCTCGTGGCTGTCGAGCGCGCTAGACGGCTGGATGCAGCCGATGCGCAATAGGGGGTCCGGCTCGACGGTGACCTCGCCGTAGCCCACGGAGAACGTCGGCCGCGCCGGGACCTGCTCGTCTGCGCCGTGCGGCGAGCCAAGGATCACGAGGTTCGTCAACGTCTTGCCTATCGGACTGTCCGACTCAATCTCGATCTCAAGGTGCACGCCGTCGTCGTCGACGCGCGCACCGACGATCTTGCCGACCTTCGGGTCGACGATCGGGCCGCCGGGGTATTCGCGGAAGGGCATCGCCTTGCCGATGAGATCCTTCGCGACGCCCGGCCCGTAGTGGTCGAACTTGCCCGGGTGTGGCAGCAGGCCGACGTACCTCACCCACCCACCTCGAAAACCCCGGCTGGCGAGTGCGCACCGATAGCCATTACCACCCGGTACTCCGGCCAGTTCTTGTCGAAGTCCACTGTCGCCAGGTTGATGTCGCCGACAACCGCGCCGAAATGCTCAGCGATGTCGCGCGCCCGGGCGTGGTCAATGACGATCGGCCCGACGACGTCGGCTTCGAGGGAGGCGGGCATCTCAGCGTCGAAGCCTCGAAGCAGGTGGTCGAACAGGCGGCTTTCGAGGTGGGCACGCGCTGGCGCGTCGTCGAGTAGGTGGCACGACACCTGCATCTCCCAGTAGTAGCGCAAGCACCGGCCGCTGTCCGGCTCGCCGATCTCCTCGCGAATCGCAATCACACCGATCACAGCGCTGGCACCTTCTCCGCCCAGTTTGGACACTGCTCGATGAACTGGGCGAACGCCTCGGTCAGCCGCAGGGTCGGCAGGGTGTCGAGGTGCACCCACTTGACGGCGTAGTGCTTCGTCGGCTCCATCACAGCCGCCTCGGCCTGCTGCTCGTTATCGACGTAACGACAGCCAAGCCACCACATCGTGTAGTGCTTCGCGCGCTCGGCATTGAACCACTCGGTAACGCCGACGACAGGACCGACGCCGACGACGAGGCCGGTCTCCTCCTGCGTCTCACGCACAGCGGTGTAGCCGATCGGCTCGCTGTAGTTTTGCTTGCCGCCGGGTGCCCCCCAGCAGTCGTCCTCGATGCGGTGCACCATGAGCAGCAATGGGCCACGCAGTACGAGCGCAACAGCGGTGATGCCGTGCTCGCAACCGACCGGCGGCGAACCCGGCCTCGGCAACTCGTAGGACCGAACCGGCTCCTCGCTGCGATGACTGAGGACGTCGACGACGGCTCGCTTGGCGACCTTGCTCGCGCCTTCGAGCGAACGGGGAAGATCCTCAGCGTGCAGCAGGCTGATCGCGACGAACGACGGGTTCGCGTCGACGGCTTGGCGGATGCGGTCGAGAGCGTCGTCGAGATCGCTGCACTCGACGGTCGCCTCGTCGGAGTGACCGTCGGCGATACCGAGCAGGGCGTGCAGGGCGTACTGCGGCACCGCCTCCTCGTCCATCACGCCTCCGGCGGTAGTGGGAAGCCGCCGCCGGAGATCTCGGTGACCTTGTCGGCAAGCCAGGCGAGGAACCGCCGGACTGGGCCGGGATGCGCGGCGCGATAGTCCTGCCAGCGGCCCTGATTGCAGGTGACGCAGGCACGGGCATGTTCGTCGTCGTCCATCGAGCCGAAGCCGCAGGTCGTCCTCACAGCGTGTGCCCATAGTCCTTGCCACGCGGCGCGTTGTGCGCAACCCGGAACCAGTAGTCACGCTCGATGTCGCACTGGCGCAGGCGTGCGGAGAAGCGGCCCCGCCTCCACAGCGCGCGCCATGCTCGGTGACGGCGCTCGCGGTCGCGCTGGAACAGCGCCGGGAGCAGGTCCGGCCCGATGATCCGATGGCCCCACAGGTGACGCCACCACGCACGGATGCCAGCCCGATAGCACGGCTCATACGGGCCGGACAGGTCGCGGTCGGTGTCACCGGCCTTCCACGTGTACTGCAACGTCATGGCTTCTCTCCCGCTGCCAGCCGTCGGTCGATCTCAGCGGCGACGAGAGCACCGGCGATGATGAGCAGTCGAAGCGGGCTCCGGCCGGGCTTCCACCATGACTTGTCCCACGGGAACATCTGCGGCGGCTCCGGGTCGTTGGGGTCGTGGCCGGACGCGGCGCGATCCAAGAACGACCACGCCGCCCAGGCCAATTCGTTGCCCGCGTGCCGTGCGTCGTGCTCGGCGGTGAATCCTTCCTCGGCGGGCTGACGGTCGCGCTCGGCGGCAATCAACGTGGAGCCATCGAGGCGGGGGATCTCCACCGGCAAGCCCTCGCGGCGGACCGCGACGATCTGTTGTTCGTCGAGACCGTGACCACACGGACGAGCCGTGAAGCGCCTGGTGATGGTCCGAGGGTCGACATAGCCATCGGCTCCGCGTAGGCGCACGCCGCAACGAGGACAGGCGGTCATGTGATGAGCGGCTGGCGGGCCGACCGGTTGCCCGGCCAGCCGCACGGCAGGGTCCTGTCGTCGCCAGGCTCGCGCCGGACGAGCAGCCCGTGCTCGGTGAGCAATTCGCGGTAGCGGGCGCGGCACTTCTCGCCGCGCTCGAACGACGGCAGATCCTTGGTCTCCCTGTACGCCTGCACCCACAGCGTGCCGGGGCTTGCTGTAGCCATGGCAGGAGCGTACGGCGGGCCAGTGACGGTCTGGCGCTTCACGGGGCGCCGGTCGGCCAGAACGTGCCGATGAGCACGCACATGACGACGAGCACAACGATGGGCACCCGCAGCACGCCCCACGGGTAGCCCTGCCGCCGGGCGACGACGGTCGCGGACAGGAGCAGGGCCCCTGCCCCGATCAGCGCTAGCCAGATCCACATGCC